AACACCAGATGGATTTATCTCTGTAGATAACGTTAACAATTTTGATTCTTCTGTTCATGACAAGTTCCTCGGTGGACTTTTTGAAGGAGACGGACTTCCCTACTATCGCGGTGCGTTTATTGATGACAGTCGTCAGAGCGACATTACCTCTCGTGCGTTCTCTTATGATAAGGCAAAGAAAACTGCGCTAGACTCAAGCAAGCCTGCGCAAGAACGCTACGCAGCAATCTTTGACGGAGCTAAAGGCAGAGACTTCTTCAAGTACGCAGCTGACTCTGGTGTTGAGCGCAGTGAGTTAGATCCTTCTATACCTGAAGGAACAGAAGTAGTATTTGCAGATGGCGATGGGCAGAATCTAACTCTACGCTACCCTGACGGTACATACCACTACCTTGATACAGGCGCCACTAGTGATAATGGCTTAATTACTGCTGACCCAGTCAGCGCGTATGACGCTGAAGGTGTTAATGATAAGGTACTAAAAGACTTACTTGACATCAACAGTCTTATGTACGCTCGCGGTGGATTTATCGATGACGCTCGCCAAGGAGAAATAGCAAGAAGCAGCTCAGGCGGCTCCGGCCCAGACGAGCCTCCAACTCCTCCAACAGGCGGAAACACTCCAGGTTCTGGATTTACAGACTATGTTATTGATCTTGCAGAAGACAACTCAGATCTAGGTAAAGATCTAGAAGAAAAATTAGACGATGATGCTGAAGAAGCTGGTTTTGATCTTATGAATCAAATCTACGAGGATGCGTCAGACCGTTATGAACTATCACAAGATATTGCAGACAATAAGCCAGAAGGAATGTCTGACAATGAATTTGTCGATGATGCAGTTGCTAGAATGCGTAAGCAGCTTTCAGACGTTGTAGATTCAGCAATTGAAGAACGTCGTTCACTAGAAGACGACGAAGAGCTTGAAGTTGACTTTGACAAAGAAGCATTTGTCAACGCTGGTGCAAAGCGTTTTGAAGAGCTTCTCCGCGAAGAACTAGACAACATGGGTGACGGCGGAGAAGGCCTTGGTTTCGCTGAGACAGAAACTATTTTAGATTCCCTTTATGAACAAGATCTACTAAGTCTTGACGACAGAAATAGCATGATGCAGAAATTTTCTGACATTATGCAAGATGAAGAACGCCAAATTGGTTTTGACGACATCGAGTCAGCTGTTGATGATCTGTACGAGAACGACAAGATCACGCTTGAACAACGCAATAACATCATGGTTAAGGCAACAGATTTAATTCAAGATCAGATGCCCGATGAGGATGAGATGACGTCTGAGCGTAAACCAGGTAAAGCAACTGAAGGCGAAGACGATGACGGTGGCGACGAGCCACCAACTCCTCCAACAGGCGGTGGCGATAACACACCAGGCGGCGGTTTCACTGATTACGTTATTGATCTTGCAGAAGACAACTCAGATCTAGGCAAGGACCTAGAAGAGCGACTTGAAGATGATGCAGCAGACGTCGGCGCTGAGCTTATGGATCAGATCTACGATGACGCGTCAAGACGCTACGAGCTAGCAGATGACATTGCAGATAACAAGCCAGAAGGCATGTCCAATGACGAGTTTGTGCGAGACGCTGTTGCTAAAATGCGCAAACAACTTTCAGATATCGTAGACTCTGCTATTGATGAGCGTCGTTCTTTAGGAGACGATGAAGCAGACGACATTGATTTCGACAAGGACGCGTTCATTGACGCTGGTGCAAAGCGTTTTGAAGAGCTCCTTCGTGAAGAGCTAGACAATATGGGTGAAGATGAAGACGGCCCAGGCGAGCCACCAACTCCTCCAACAGGCGGAACTCCACCAAAGACTCCTACACCTTCACAACCTTCAACGCCTGGTCTATTTAATAACTTTGATGTGCCTAACGGTGCGTTTCAACTTCGTACTGTAGACTACGAGCCAGAAGGTCGCGTAGATGAAGCAAGCACAAACTTTACAGATGACCCTAAGAAGTTAGCTACTCGCTTTACACCACAAGATCTAGTTGCTGCTTTGAGTGAAGCATTGGTAGGAACATCAGACGATGCTGCAATCGCAGAGATCTTAAATGCAAACGTAGATGACGCAGGAGACATTCCTGGAGCTGAAGACATGGACAGCGTAGATATTCCTCGCGCCAACATGGGTCAGCCTTCAGGCGCTGGTCGCTTAGAGTTTAACGCAGGCGAAGAGTATGTCCCAATGGAAGCGTTGTATAACGCGGTGTGGGAAGCTGGACTAGACCCTAACCGTGTAGTTGCAAATATCTATGACTCTGTAAATGGAAATAACAATAACCTTAATCGTCTTATCGAGGCGCAGGGCGGAGTTCCTTCTCCAGAGGAAGCGCAGCTTGTTGATGACATTACAGCAGAAATTCGTCAGATTAAAAGCTCATCACCAGATAGCGTTTCATCGGTTAACAAAAAAGATAAGCCTCTACCAGAAGAAGATCCACTTCCTGGTCAACTTATTGAAAACGTACCAATTGATTTTGAGAACCCTGACTACTATATTCCAGACTCAAATGCGTACATTCCTTCTCAGCCAGAGGTTGATGAAAATGGATTTACAGATAATCCAGAGATTCTTTCCCGTGACTATGAGACTGCAGATCTTATCGATCAGATGATTACCGGTATCACTGACGGATCAGGCGCTGCTCTTCTATCCTTCGATGATATTACAGTTGAAGTCCCAGTCGAAGCTTTGCGTGATGCTATTCAACTTCAGAACATTAACACAAACGTAATTCTTGCACAGCTTAAAAAAGAATCAAATGATATGTCCGACGGTATGCCTGAGCAAATCTCTAATCAAAAAATCAAAGATAAAAATGATGGAGAGTTTGAGCTTAACTTAATAAAAATTGATGACATGTACGAAGGCGCTCTTATCAACAAGGACAATGGCCGTGTTCAGATAGTCGCTAGAGACAGAGATGAAAGAGTAGTTAAAAAAGCTCTTAAAGACGCTGGCGCGCATATCAAGCAGGCAGCTAATGGCGATGAAGCTATGGATGACGGAGTCATTCCTAACTTAGATAGCGTAGAGCAGCCAACTCTTCAAGCGCACTCTCAGATGATTAGAGATCTTATAGAGCAAACTGGCGGAACTGTCGACGATGAGACAGCTGACAAGATTCGTGATGTTATAAATGAGAAAGGACTTCTTGACTGGTCCGAAGCTGATGACGCAGAGATCATTGAAGCAATCACTGAAGTTGCAGGCCCTGACATACTTCGTCAGCAAGCACAGCAGCCAGAGCCACGCAGATTCCCTCCTACAACTGGAGATCGTCAAGCTCCAGAAGCTCCAGTAAACCCTCCTGCCCCAAGTGGTCCTTTTGACTCAGAAGGATTTAACAACATCAGTAATTTAATTAGAACCACGTTCCCTAGAGGTTTTACTGACGACAATAAGCTCGTAGCTGTCTGGGAGAGTAATTCAGGCAATGAATCTATGATGCTTATTTCTCGTGGAGAAGGCACAGAGCCAATTCTGTTTAGATGGCAAGAGCGAGCAGGACTGTTTTCTTTCACGCCTCAAAATACTGAAGATTGGTTCACTGGTGAAGGCGCACGAGTACTTGGCTGGCGCGCTCCTACTGATGAGCAGCAAGCTACACTTCGTTCTTTCGTTAGCAACGACAATCTTGTTCCTGACTCAGCGGATACTCCTAGAGACCCTAGCGCCGATGCGCCTGAGCCAGAAGCTCCTGAAACTCCAGCCTTAGTCTACCCAGGACCAGAAAATCGTGGATACCACCCAGACAATACAGTTCTCGATAGAGCTGGAAAAGTTATGGGTAAGGGCACACGTATCCGTGCGTCACGTGATGGGCGCACTGGAACAGTTATTGCGGTGCAGAACATTGACAATCGCACAGGGGACAGAATTCCTTATGTTCGCGTGCGTTTTGATGACGGAACAGTCGCTGTTCGCTCTGCGCTTAAGGTTCGTGCAATTGGAGATGCAGTTCAAGTTGTCCCAGATCGCGAACCACCAGCTACTCCGCCAATTCCAACAGACATTGGAGAGAGACTTGACGCTCCAGTACGTAATCCTGGAGTAGTTGCTGGCGACGGAAGCATTACCGGCGTATCTAATCTTGGAGAACTTCCACAAGAACTAGAAGGTCTTGGAAATCCAGATGCAAGACAGAAAGACTTTGGCGCATGGGGAGACAGAGCTGACGAAATAGCGTTTGCTGGCCGTAACAGAGTCTCTCTCGATAACATAAGAAAACTAAATGTAGAGTGGAACCTTGCGACGCTCGCTGCAACTACACTGGACGGCGACGAACGTAGATCAAAACGAGCTGAAGCTGATGAGATAAAAGCGCGCTTAGATAAGGCAATTTTTGACACCTTTGGAGTTAGAGACGGCGTAACTTTTGGAAATAACGGTTACACTCTTGATAACAGAGGTATAAGCGTTAGCTTAACTGGAAGAGATGAAGAAAGCATAACTAGAGATCATGTCCCTATGGCTTTTACAGTTGCAATGGGCATTAAAGATAAAGATGGTCGTGTACTTGGAACAGTTAACCGAACACTTTCATATGTAAGTCGTGGTGATGGCACTCCAGGATACTGGAAAGTCAAAAATGACTACCTGAATATTAACAATGCCGGAGATAAGAAATCTGGTTTTGCGACAGCGTACAACCGCTATATGGAAGACTGGTACATAGCAAACGGCGTTAAAGAAATTCACGTACGTGCTGCAGGCGGAGGATCTTTCCAAGGTGCGTTTGTTTGGGCTCTAAACGGCTTCAACTGGGAAACGCCAGGTGATGCAGAAAGTGAGCTAATGTCGCGACTTCAGCGTATGCGCCGCAGTGCAAATACAGACAAAGAGCGAGCTACTATTGATAGACTGCTGCAAAAGACAAATCAGGCAAGGATCACTGGAGGTGGCGTAGATCTAGACAAGGCGCCAACTCCTATGGAGTTGGCACTAGTTGGCTGGTACCCTGGCGCTACTAATTGGCTAGGTAAGAAGTTTATGACTGAAAATAGTTGGTCGGGAATTAAGCGTCTTGACCCTGTGGCAAAAGAGCAGATTCAAGCGATAAACTACGATCAAATTCGTAGAGCTCGTTCACGTATTAAGGACAAGGTTAATCGTCCTGGAGTATCTCGTGAGTTTGTTCTCAAAGCGAACAGTGACCAGTTCTTAGCAGAAAACCAAATGCTTACGCCTTATATAGAAGAGATTAGATTTGCGTTCCAAAATAACAGCTCTCTAGCTACACTGTCTCCTGCAGCTAAGACAGTTCTCTCCCGCTGGGTAGGAGAACAGATTATGACGGGAGATAGCAGAAGTCTACCTCTTGAAGATGCATTTAAGTTGCGTACCGCATTAGACGGAGAGGCTGCGGCAGACAATCCTCGAAATGGAATAACTGACTTTGGTGTTGGCGATTTTCTTACCTCGGCTAATTTTGAGGACATCTCAAGAAATAGACTTGCCGGCTTTGACGTTCGCAGACTCGGAACACAAGAGTCTGGATACAACGACACGTACTTGGTAAAGCATATTGACTCCGGGCAGTTATTCTACGTCAAGAAAGATGAACTTGCAAAGCAGTACAGAATTGATCCGGTTCGCGCAGAAGTTGAAGCAGGAATGCTTACTCGCGCGCTCGGCTTCCAAGGTATGTACGAGACGCGGGCAAACACTAAGGATACCTCTGGAGAAGTTCTTGTGATGCAGCAGGCAGGCTCATCCATTCCGCTCGCTAGCTCACCTTATATGTTATCAGATGTTTTTGAGAATGGAGGAATTCAAGGATCTGACGGTGCAGTCTTTGTCACCCCTGATAATTTATTAGATTCTCTTGCAACTCCTGAAGATGCTATCCGCATCGCGCTTCTCGATCTTCTTATAAACAATCAAGATCGCCATAATGGAAACGTTCTTCTTGCGGTTGACGGAACAGATCCTTCGCGACTGCGTATGCTCCCTGTAGATCATTCTCTCGCTCAAATGGAATCAAATCTCACGAACTTTAACTTTGAAGGAGTTCTGACTGCTGATGACGAGAACGTATATACAAGCACTTTACCTGTGCTTCTAGAAAGAATGGGACAAGATGCTCTTATTCAGGCATTTAGAAATGAAGCAAACAAGCTAAATGCCGCGTTAAGATCCAATACGTTTTCTCCTAGCGGAAATGAGCTTAGAATGATTATTGACAGATACGGTAGTTTGAACGCGTACCGAGATGCTATCGAGAAACGCACCGCAGCGCTTCTCACTCCCGGAACTAGAGCCTTTGAAGGATTTAAAGAAGTCCTAACACCTGGATACTGGAGATAGGTAATACACAATGATAAAAGTAATCCGCGCGTACGACATATATAGTAATAGGCACGCCTTCTCTGTAGTAGCTACAGACAAAGGCTATACCTACGTCTTCAGTGATGATAAGCGTCCGATGTTTAATACCGAAAAACGTCAAGCAATGATTATGGAAAGAATAGGTGCAGACCCTAAGAAACTTAAGGTAGATGACTACCTAGGGATATCTACTCTAGGCCTGTCAAACTTCTACTTTTCTAATGCGTTTGATGAGCCTAATGCAAAAATCGCAGTTAAGACAGAAAAGATCGCATTGACTCGTGCAGCAATTGCAGCTAACGGTAAGGCTAAAGGCGCTGCCATGGCTGTAGCGGCCGATGACACTGACCAGGTCTTTTATGACTTCCCTGAGCTGCACGACCAATTGTCTAGCGAGGATCCTGATCAAGAGATCACAGCTAGTGGTATGATTGAACTTGTCTTTGCAGCACTAGGCGGAGTAGACCCTAATGGCCCTAATGCCTGGCTCTTAGATTACATGGACGGTCAAACCGCCGATGGGTACGTTGGAGATCTTGTTTTTGATCTGCAACCTACCAACAAAGAGACAGGAAAAGAATAGCGTGAAGATTGTTGGAAAGAACGGCACTAAGGTTCTCTTTGCAGACGGCATTAACGCTGTTGTAATTGAGTCAAGAAGAAATGTTATCGTAGCTTCTGGGCTGCTGTCTTCCTTAGCTTCAGCGCGAGAGTGGAATAACGAACACATCGAGATAACTGAATCGATGACAGACCTAGCTCATGGAGCTTTGACGACACTAGATGTAAGCGTAGTTGCCGCGGCAGGTCGCATGTACACTATTCCTAAAGGCGCTCAAGAGGAAGCTAAGCGCGGTTTAGAGTGGCGTAAGGAACACGACCGTGGTGGAACGCCTGTTGGAGTAAACACCGCGCGTACACTTGCTAAAGGTGGTCAAATTGGAATTGAAAAAGTTCGTCATATTGCTAAGTATTTTCCTCGTCACGAGATTGATAAGAAGGCGACGGGCTATCAGCCGGGCGAGAAGGGCTTTCCTTCTCGTGGGCGTATTGCGTGGGCTCTCTGGGGCGGCGACACCGCATGGCGTTGGGCGCAAGCAATCGTCACTAGAGAAAATAAGAAAGCCGTAAGAGCTGACGGCTACGTTGACTCTACGTATAAAGAAGACGAGTTTGATTATGCGACTGGTAAAGAATATAGCGCAGATCTTTCTTCTTTTGAAGAGGCAATTTCAAATAGTCTAACAGACACAGAGTTTGTAGCTAGAATTCGCATGGACGGTTCAGGCATTGATCGACTCTACAAGAAAGATAGCGATCTTTCAGTTTCCGTGTGGGATGCTGGGCACTGGCACAGCCTTGCCGGCGTTGATAATGATTTTGCAAGCTACGACGTTGAGCTTGACGAAGTGTTCTCTGCTAATGACGTTAACCACGTTGAGATAGACCCAGAGTCAGCACTGTTTCTTTCAGCATGCTTCCAAGAATCACCAAATACTCCTGTTTCATTATTTGCAGTTAACGAAGAAGAAGCAAGCATGTTTTTGAATGCAGCCTCTGAGCTAGACCTAGAACTTATTGACAGAACCCTAACTGCGGCCGGTGAAACTCCTACCACTGGTAAACCAGGAGACGGAGTATACACTCCCGACGAGCGTTCTGAAAACGCTTCATCTCAGGTAAGAGATAAGACTGGACGATTTACTAAAAATGGATCACGCGTAGTAGTTGGCGGAGATTCTGCAAGAGGCGCGGGCAGTATCGTTTCTATCAACCCAGCAACTTCTTCAGTGCGTGTTAAACTAGACAGTGGCGATGAAATTGATGTGCCTGCCAATCAGACAGAGCCAGAAGGCCCCTACACAGCTCCTAAGTCTACTATTCACGTCACTCCGCTAGACACTACTGGTATCTTAGGTGAGCCTCGTGTTCCTCGTGATAGGGCAGGAGCAAAGATCCCTGGAACTCTTCCAGCGTTCTCGCCTGCTGATGTAGGAGGCATACTTTTTAACTTCCCTGGTTACGTTGACGACCAACGAAAAGGATTTACCCCTTTAGGTAATTCTCCTGCGCCTGTAGAGGTTGGAAAGATGCCAAGTTACGCGGGACCAAAACCTGTAACAGGTCCTGGTCAAACTCCAGCGTACAAGAAATCTGATTATCTGCTAGAGCTTGAAAAAATTGTAGGCGCTAAACTTATCGTAGACCCTTACGAAAATCCTCTCCTTAAAGGCTTCTTAAATAAGAAGGTTAAAGGCTCAGACGGCAAGTACTACTACCCAAACAAGCGGTACTACCAACCAATTATTCGTGGAAGTGCTGAAGCAGAGTTAGCTTCTGAAGTTAAGGAAATTAAAAAGACAAAGTCTAACGCTAAGCCTGGAAAGTCTAAAGAAGTTACTCCTGGTACAAGTGACGTTCAGCCTTTGTTCTTTGCTATTGTCTCTTCAGATGATGTCGCGGCAGTTCTTGACTTAGTCGCGTTAGTCCCCGCAAGCTCTACTTCAAATGCACCGATGACATACTCGCGTGTAGATGGCACATGGAAACGTAACGAGGCGATCTTAAATGACCTGCACTCGCCAACTCCTCCTCCTGTAGTTCCTTTAGACGGAGAATCATTAAAGTCAGTAATTCAACAAGTTGATGGAACAATTCCAGTAGTGGCATCGTTAACTTTTGATGAAGAGCTTATTACTATTCTTTGGGGACCTAGCGGAAACGTTATGGTAATGACCGCGGCCGGTGGTGCAGACCGCAATCGTGGCAACGCAGAAGGACTTCGTCGTTATTGGACAGTCGGTAAAGGTGGACTAAAGATTCGCTGGAACTCTCCTGGCGATTGGACGCGTTGCTACCGTAACTTAAAGAAGTACATGGGTCCACGCGCTAAGGGCTACTGCTCATTACGTCATAAAGAAATGACTGGAATGTGGCCTGGAGATCAAAGAAATCCAGGAATGAAAAAAGGAGAATTCTCAGTGGATGAACTACTTTCGTACGACAAGGTAATGGAAGCTTCAGTGCTTTCAGCCAAGGCCAACGACGCACGTAATCGCGTGTTGACTGCGTCGGTAGAGACCGAGCCTTCTGGAGCATGGTTCCGTATTCCTTTGGTTCTGCCAGAGGCTGCAGAATCAGGCGATGGCCGTAGCTTTAAGAAGGAAGCTATAGAAATTAGAGATCTTCCTCTTCCTCTTATGTGGCAGATTAAATCTGACGAAGGTCATAACGGTTCAGTTGTAGTAGGGCGTATTGACCATATGGAGCGTATCCCTGGCGGAATTGGAAATGCCCGCGGAGTATTTGATTCAGGCGCGTATGGCAGAGAAGCTGAGCGCCTAGTACGTGAAGGTTTTATCCGTGGAATTTCTGCGGACCTAGATCAGTTTGAAGCAAACCAGGTAGAACCTGAATTATCTGATAATGACCCAGAAGAAGATGCTGGTAAAATAGGAAAAGAAAAGCTCATGATTACTCATGCGCGAGTGATGGCAGTCACGCTTGTTCCTAAACCAGCGTTCCAAGAGTGCCAGATCTACCTCGTCACAGACGAGAGTAACAATAAGGAGGATGTAGTGGTTGAAGACGGAGTGTACGCGGACGATATGGATCCCGTAGAAGCTTCTGCGCTAGTTGCGTGCGGACTTGTCGCTGGTTCTGTACCAGTCACGCCTCCTCGCGAATGGTTCAGTAATCCAGAGTTACGAAAGGCAACGCCTTTAACTGTGGATGACGACGGTCGAGTGTTTGGTCATATCGCAGCATGGCATGTAGATCATATCGGAATGTCCTTTGGAACACGCCCACCTCGCTCTAAGAGCAAGTACGCGTATTTCCACACGGGTGTTGTTCGTTCTGACGATGGAACAGACATTCCTGTCGGTCAGTTAACATTAGCTGGAGGTCACGCATCGCTAGACGCAGACGCCTTTGCAGCAGCTCGTCACTACGACGATACAGCGTCAGCTATCGCAGACGTACACGCAGGAGAAGATGCATTTGGTATCTGGGTATCTGGAGCGCTACGCCCAGGTGCAACTCCAGAGCAAGTTCGTGCCCTTCGCGCTTCTGCGCCATCTGGCGACTGGCGTCCAATCAAGGGAAATCTTGAGCTAGTAGCTGTATGCCAGGTAAATGTCCCAGGGTTCCCTATCGCACGGGCTCGTGTAGCTTCAGGCGCGGTTATGGCGCTGGTTGCAGCAGGTGCCCAGGTACTTGCACGCATGAAGTCAGATCCTGTCGCAGAATTAAGCTCTAGAATTGAAAAGTTGGAGCAGTTAGAAAACGCGCAACTTTCAGTAAAAGTAAACGCAGCAAAGTCTCGCTTTGAAGAAGTACGCGAGGAACAGGCTGCCCAGCTTTCAGCGCAGGCTGACGACCTGTATTTCCGAATCCACGGCGAGCCTCGCTACGATGACCAGTTTGGTTACATCTCTCGTGAAAAGCGTCAGAAGCTAGCCCAGGAAGGTAAGGCTCTTCCAGACGGTTCATTCCCTATTACTAACATTGATTCTCTAAAGGATTCAATCCAAGCGTACGGCCGCTCTAAGCCTGGCAAGCGAGCAGCTGTTCGTCGCCACATTATGAAAATGGCACGCAAACTTGACAGCTCAGATTTAATTCCAGAAGAGTGGAAGAGTTTATCTAGCGCTATTGCAGAGGAAGACTTAAACGATCTTCGTATAAGAGTTACCGAATTTTCAACCAAAGTTGATGGTGACTTGGGAAAAGCATTAGCGGTTGATTCAGAAAACAAGGGTATTTATACCCCTGGGAATCAACCGCGCGATGAAAAAGGCAAATTCCGCGATGTTTTAGCGCGCATTAAGAGTAATCTAGGCACGTCTGGCTCTCAAGGAGTAATGGATAAATTAGAGGAAGCAGAGAGTCTTGACAACGCTGGAAATTATGTGGAAGCTGCTAAGGCAGGAACGGAACTTATTTCGATTATTGATCGACTTGATGCGGGATCGCTCAACAAAGACGCGCTAGAGAATATTCGCTCTTCATCAAGAGAGCTTGGCAAGGTAATTGCCAACCTGCCTTTTGATTTCGGGAGCGATACGGAGAAGGTACGCTATAGTGATCTACCTCCAGCTTTAAAGTCCCTTCTAGATAACATGCTTTCTAGAGTGGAAGATAAGATAGGCAAGAAGGACGCTCAAGAAGCGACCAGCGGTTTAAGGTCGTTTATGTCCGGGGGAGACTACTATACTCAACAAGAGATTTCTTCTGAGTTAAGTAAACTTCTTCGACTATTAACTTAATAATAATAGTAAAAATAATGTATTATTCAATTCAGGTGGAGTGCCTCTACGCAAATAGCGTCAAAGAGTCCCTCGGCCTTGGACTGATAAGCGAGATGAACTAACTAATCTTGTTCATCATGACTGGCCCGAAGGAGGGACAGAGTGGACCGTATTAAAGGAATGCTAGATACGCTTAGCGAGCTTAGCGACGAACAAGTCGTCGAGCTGCAAAGTGTCATCGTAAGCGAGTTCGAGACGGTTGAAAAGGAAGATCCTACTCCACAAACAGTAGACGCCATGACAGCCCTAGCCGATATGCTTGACACCGTTCGCGGTGAGATCAAACAACGCGAGGCAAACGCACAGGAGCTTACCGCTCGTGCTGCAGAAGCCACTATGCGCGTTAAAGGCGAGGATGTTGCAATGCCTGAAGACGGTGAAGCCCCAGCTGAAGAAGTAGTAGAAATTATTGCTGAAGAAGCTGATCCTAAGAAAGAAGCTGCTGCCGATATGGCACCAGCTGACGAAGAGCCAATGCCTCCAGCAGAAGAAGCTCCTGAAGAAGAAGCTAAAGAAATGCCTGCTGAAGACGACGAGGACAAGAAAAAGGAAAAGGCAAACCCTATGACAGAAGCGTCAAACACAGTTGAAGAAGCATCTGAGCTTTCAAACGATACTGCAGAAGCAGTAACAGAAGTAACAACAGAGGTAGTTGCAGAACCTGCAGCTGAACTTTCTGTTGAAGAAGTACCTGCAACAGAAGCAGTTGAGACAGTCGTCGCATCTGCTGAAGCTGCAGAAGAAGAAATTACAACAGAACCAACCCCAACAGATGCGCAAGAAGCGCAGGAAGATCAGGAGGCACCAGTGACCGCCGCCGCAACTCAAGACGGAGCTTTCGAAGCTCCAGCTGACCGTCGCCCAGTAACTCAGGCTGCAGCTGCTACAGTGGCAATCACTGCTGGCGCTGACATCCCTGGTTACACAGCCGGAAGCGCAATCGACGACATGAATGGCGTTGCAGAAGCAATGGCAAAGCGCATTCATACACTTCGTCGTGTAAATGGTGGAGATGGAGAACAACACATCGTTGCTTCTGTCACCACTAATTTCCCAGAGGCTCGCACTCTTACAACAGATGCAGAATCAAACTGGAACAAGATCCAAGCAGTAACCGGCCCAGAAGCACTTGTTGCATCTGGTGGCCACCAGGCTCCATTCGAAGTTAAGTACGATATCTTCGGTCTTGGCACAGCAGTACGCCCAGTCCGCGATTGCCTACCTCGCTTCCAAGCAGACCGTGGCGGTATCCGCTACATCGTTCCACCAGTTCTAGCAGACTACAGCGGCGCTGTGGGCATCTGGACTGCTGCAAACGATTCAGCAGAAACACCATCACCAGCAGCTAAGCTAAGCTTAACTGTAGCAGCAGCATCTGAGACAACAGTCTCAACTGACGCTGTAACACTACAGCTACAGTTTGGTAACCTTCTAACTCGTGCATATCCTGAATTGATCGCTCGTCACAACGAGCTTGGTCTAATCCAGCACGCACGCGAAGCTGAAGGCAACCTTCTAACAAAGATCGGCGCAGCATCAACAGCTGTTACATCAACATCTGTTGTTGGTCTTGCTCGTGACTTCCTAGTCCAGCTTGGCCGCGCTGCAACAGCTTACCGTTCACGTCACCGCCTAGAAGCAGATGCGCCACTTCGCGTTATCATGCCAGCGTGGATCAAGGACGCTATGGTTGCTGACCTAACTCTATCAATGCCTGGCGATTCAACATTGAACGCTTCTGCAGAGATCGAAGGATACATTGCTTCACGCGGTATCAACGTATGCTACTCACTCGACATCGCTGGTGGAACAGCAGCATTTGCTGCTCAAGATACTGGCGCAATGAACGAGTTCCCAGATACATTCATCTGGTACATGTTCGCTGAAGGTTCATTCTTGTTCCTTGACGGCGGTACAATGGATCTCGGAATTATCCGTGACTCAACACTTGTTGGCACAAACGATTACAAGATGTTCGTTGAAACCTTCGAGAACGTTGCCAAGGTTGGTATTGAATCACTTAAGGTGACATCAACAATCAACGTAAATGGTACAGCCTCTGCTCTACGCGACCTACTTGGTGGCGCAACAGCGGCAACAGTCGAATACTAAAATTCGATCAGTCGTAGAGGGAGCGCTCAGCAATGGGCGCTCCCGATACGAAGTAAGTAAACGTAAAACAAACTTTTAAGTTAGGAAGTAGATTAAAGATGGCCTTTACGGGAGTATTTGAAGCACCTATGGTTATGGGTGCTAATTTTGGTCTACTTGGCTGTGTTAAACCTGACACTAACTTAGACGAAGACCAGTGGGTACGTGGCTTCTCTCAGTACTGGGACAGCGGAGTATACTCTGCTAAAAACTGGGATGATACAGACACAACGTCATACACAATTGCAAATAACGCAACACCGGCTCGTTATCTAGAAGTTAAACCATTTTTTGTTGAAGTTGAAGACTACCGCTCAACATTAGGTCTACTTGGTATAGACCACATTGAAAGAATTAAACGTCAGCTAGAGTGTATTACTCAAAAAGCTCTTGAAACAGAGCTGTGGGACGGTGCAGTTCGCATTGGCGCTAGCCATGCAAATCGAGCACTAGTAGACCCTGCCGCTACGATACTTAACTCAGGTACAGCACTATCAGCTCGTCGCGCACTTGCGCTTCTTGAGCAGACAATTGGAGATACCTCAGCGTGTGGAATTCAAGGAGTCATTCATATGACACGTGACGTTGCTACGCTTGTTGCAAGCTCAAGCCTAATTTATCCTTCCGCAGAAAGCGGCGACACCTTCCTTAGAACTGTTGGTGGAACTCCGGTAGTAATCGGTTCTGGTTACTCAGGAGCAGGCCCGACTGACGCTGCTGGAGATGCAGAGACACCTACAGCAACAAATAAATGGATGTACGCCACGGGCGACGTTAGAGTCATTCTTGGTGATATTGACGTTGTTAATGATAGTCTAGCACAGGGCTACGATGTATCAGGCAACGCGAACAACATGCTTCTTAAGGCAATTCGCCCAGCGGCAGTGTACTTTGACTCATCTGTACACGCAGCAGTCAGAGTTGACTTAACCGCGTAAAATATACGTATTAGCAGCCGCTTCTAAATAATAAGGAGAAATATAAACAATGGCAACTCAAGAATACGCCGCGAGTATTCAAGGTGTGTCGATTCGAGTAACTCGTCTTGACGCATCTGGTAATCTCCTGAATACAGAAGGCGACAGCTACACAACTTCAGGCTTCATGCGCTTGTCGTTTACGCCTGAGTACGAAGAAGGCGATGAAATTACAGAAAAGGGCGCGGACGGAACAGTTCACGTTACCTACAAAGCACCAGATACACTAAAGCGTATCTCAATGGAAATTGCAATCGCAGAGCCAGACCCAGAGCTAACACAGCTAATGTCCGGTGGTCTTTTGCTACGTAAGAACCTTGGAACATACGCAGCAGCAAACCGTAAGTCAATCGGTTGGTCTTCTCCAGCAACTGGTGATGATCCTGCAGGCTACGGCGTTGCGATTGAGACATGGTCTCACGCAATTATTGAAGGCAAGAAGGCTTCAACACTTCCTTACTTCCACTGGATTTTCCCATATTGCAAGCTACGCCTTTCAGGTGACCGTGTTATTGAAAACGGCTTGCTCGCGAATACTTTCCAAGGCTACGGTCTTGGCAACGTAAACTTTGATACAGGTCTTGACGAGCGCTGGGAGTTCCCAGTTGCAACAGAGCGCCCATACTCATACGCTCGTAGCTCTTGGGCTCCTACAGGACGCAAGGGCTTCTACACATGGCACGGCGAGATCTCAAAGACTATTTCAAACGTTGCCCGTGCAAGCGCTACAGCCACAATTACTACATCTACAGCTCATACACTTGCTGCCGGTGACTCAGTTGTTGTTGCTGGTCTAACTAACTCTGCTCTTAACGGTACATACACCATCGTGTCAGTGCCAACATCAACAACATTCACTTACACCACTTCTACTTCTGGTACTATTGCGTCTACAGCGGACTCTGGCACAGCAGTTGTTGGTGCAAACTCACGTGCGGTGACAGACTTCCTATCTGAAGGCTCAACCACAGCGTACAACGTTCCTGGATCACAAGACTTTAATGAGGACAATGAAGTTGACTTCATCATTGCTTCATCAGAGGATCCAACCTCTTAATAGATAGAAGTGAGCGGCATGCCAATGTGTAAAAATAAACACAGGCATGCCGCTCCTTTATTACAACAAGTATTAACGACGACTAGACAGGACGGTTAAGTGTCAAATCTTTGGATTTCGGTAGAAGAACTTGACAACTATGCAGATAGCGAATACGCGTATGAGGCCGTTAAGGTTGCTTCACAACTTCTTTGGTCTATGTCTGGCAGAAAATACGGTGGGATCACAACTGTAACAGAAAAGTATGTCTGCGCTTCCCGCGCTTATCGTTTAGGCGCGTCTTCACGTAACTACTCTCCTGAGCTTGTCGGCGGAGACCTATACAACATCCCTCTTGATGAATTTGATGACTACGCGGAGCTAACAACCGACGGTATGTCACCTTCTACACGTTTACGCCTACGCGGAGGCCCTGTAGTCAAGATCGACGCTATTCGTGATAGAGCTGGAAACATCATTGACCCATCTAACTACTACCTAGTTGATCACTCTACGATCCAAGCACGTGCTGGAGTTGCGTGGGCACCTTGCAATATTGAAGTAACGTATACCTATGGCTCAATGCCACCTGCGACTGGTGTAGCAGCTGCTCGAATTCTTGCAACAGAGTTTATTAAGCTATGGAGTGGCTCTGACGATTGCGCGCTACCTTCACGTATTACGTCTGTTGCCCGCCAAGGCGTCTCATACACAATCCTTGACAACCAAGACTTTATTGATGACATGCGAACAGGTTTATACATCGTAGATCTGTTCTTAAAGTCTTCAAACCCAGACAAGGCTCGCACAAAGGCAAGGGTATTTTCACCAGACCTTCCACGTGCTCGACGCCATGTAGCAAAACCGTATCCACTACCTGCAACTGCTCTTGATATGTTTATAACAGGCGCTGGCGGCGGAACAGTTGATGTAAACATCGAGTACATTAACGCTACCTTTTTAGTGCTCGATCCTACGTGGATACCTTCACTTAAAATATCTAATTATTCTGGTACAAAGAGCAAGGAAATCGGCTCGGGCGCGGTTTCTGTAAACTCTATCTACGCAGATATCACTAAGAGCATTTCGCACAAGCAGCTTACAGATAATATTGTCACCTTAACTACTTCTGCCGCGCACGGTTTCTCTGAGGGTGATCTAGTTACTATCTCCGGTATAAACGCCACGTTTAACGGCGCTTACTACATCTCAGACGTGCCAACTACGACACAGTTTAGATACGCCAAGGTTGCGTCCGACGTTGTATACGGGGCTGACACCGGCACAGCGGTTGTAACTAACGAGTCACGCGACACCTTAACTCTTACAGTTTCGTATAAGGACGCATATGCCTACGCGGGTTTCTTAGATCCTGGGACCTGGGATCTATACGCTACACGCGGGGCAGAAACAGTCTATATTGCCTCAGGTAACTTAGTTCTACGTCTTGGAACAGCTCCTACACGCACGTACTCGCTAGGTGAGTAGCATATGCCTATTACTAGTATATCTGGCGTTGACGAAGACGCGCTTAGCTTAAAATATTTACTTGACGGAGTTCTTTCAAAGACTGTTGACGTTTTTACCGAGTATAACGTGCCTCTACCTGCACGACGTTACTGGACGGTAGGAACTGCGCCTGTTGACTGCGAGCAGGTTGCCGTATCATTCATTCAAATATATTTAGGAACTCCAGGCGACCAGGCAGGCCAACCTTTACGCACAACCAGCCCGCGCAGCGCAGTGCTATCTATAGGTATCTCCCGTGAGGTACCTGTTGTTGGCGTAAACGGGCGTCCGCCTACAGGAGAAAAAATACAAGAAGGCTCTGAAATTGCGGCAGTTGACGCATGGGTGTTTATGAGACTTCTAAATAGACTTGATCAATGGGAACCAGGCGAATTTGGCCTTGGCGTTATAGCTACCGCGGACGTTAGCGGTGCTGAAGGCGGAATCCAAACTACAACGATGCAGGTAACGATGGCGATACCTTAAGATGGCCGTAAAAGTAATTTGGAATAAGCCTGTGATTGACAATATGCTTAACGGTCCGACTGGAGAAGTTGGCCGATGGCTTTCTGCTCAAGGAACTAAGTTCGTCGCGGCCGCAAGAGCTCAGGTAGGGAAAAGAACTGGACTTCTTGCTGGATCTATACATATGCGCCACTCGCGAGGCGCACGCCATCAAGAATTGCGTATTGGCTCGACGTTGAGTTACGCGCTTGCGCATCACGAAGGCACTAAGCCACATGTAATCATGGCTAAAAATGGTGGAGCACTTAGATTTACGTCTGGGACTCGTATCGTGTACGCGAGAGCCGTAAAACATCCAGGGACAAAACCAAATAAATACCTTGCTGATAATCTGCACATATTCAGATCATAGCTTGGTATTTAGTGTAAAATAATCAAAAATAAGACAAAAGTCTTATTAAAGACACTAACATAATACGGAGGAAAGAAAGATGAGTGCTAGATATAAGGACTTTGGTTCAGGCGGAGCTAATGATGCTGCCCCTTTATCATTCAAACTTCACGAAGAAGAGTTTCACTGTGTAAAGGCCGTGCAAGGAAAGATCATGCTTGACATGGTTAAAGAATCAGGCTCAGAAGATCCAGTAAAGAACGCCGAGATGATTGAGAGGTTCTTTTCACAGGTTCTGGTAGATGAGAGCTATGAGCGTTTTCAAGCGCTTCTTGTTCACAAGGAAAAAATCGTAACTGTTGATACCTTGGCGGAAATTACAGGCTGGCTCATTGAGGAGTACACAGACCGCCCTTTAGAGCAGCCAGAAGTCTCCTAGACTGGGGAGTTGATCTCTGGCCATATGTTAACGGAAGGGCACTGATGAACGGTTTAGATCTTAGGACCATGCCAGCTAATGACATGGTTGACGTTCTTCACTACCTTTTTGAAGACGACCTCAGTGCTAGTACCGCGGAGCAAGCCGAGGCTCGCTCTAAGGCTAGAGTTACTATCTACAGAGATCTTTATGGTCGCGAGTATAAGTACGTTGTAGACACTTCAGGAGCGTCCCACCCGGACTACAACAGTGCGGAGTATGACGCGCCTGAAGAATCACGGGAAGCTACTATAGTGCCTTTCAGCCCAGTAAGGCAGCCGGTAAAACCTTTTATAAGTGCAACTCCAGTTAACGCTGCTTCTTCAAAACCTTTTGGAAAAGTACTTGACGAACCAATGGGCCACTAGTAAATAAACGTTAACACAGGAAAGGAGGTGACATCATGGCAGTAGTAGGCGAGGCAATTATCATTGTCCGCACGGTCAGTACTGGCTTTGACAAGCAACTTAGAGACTCTGTAAAAGGCGTTGACAAGATTGGCGAAGACGCTGGAAGAAGACTTTCGCGTTCGATGAAGAAAGGCGCTGGGCGCGGAAGCATAGGCGACTTTTTTGCTAGAGACACTAAGACTTTTAAGCAATTAGGGCGTGAAGCAGATAAAGTTGGTAAAGCTTTTAACTCTCTTCAAAGAACTGGATACTCTGTAGGAACTGCTATTGGAGTTCTTATCTCTAGCTTAAGCTCTCTTGTCGTTGGTGTTGTCTCCTTAGGTGGCGCGGTTCTTTCTGCGGCTCCGTCTCTCGTCGTGCTTGGCAGTGGGCTAGCTGCAATTGTGACCGGAGGCATCGCTGCCAAAATGGCGTTGGGTGGAATTGGCGCTGCAGTTAGCGCGCTAAATAAGAAAAAAATGCCTGGCGCAGGAAATTCTAAACAAGACCTGTCAAAAGAACTTGCTAAGATAGCGCAAAGGAACGCAGAAAATCTAGCAGCCGCGGATAAGAAATTACTTAAATCTAAGCTTGAGCTAACTAAGGCGCAGATCGCATTTAATAAAGCGCTCAAAGAAGGCGCTGAAGAAATTCAGCAACTTGGTTTTGACGCAGAAGACGCTGCTATTGCTGAGAAAAAAGCAGCGCTAGAGCTTGAAGCTGCGCGTGAAACATTAGCGCGCGTTCAAGATTTACCACCCAACTCTCGTGCACGAAGAGAAGCAGAACTTGCGTACGAAGAAGCTGATCTAAATCTTCGTATGGCGATGGATAGAAATAAAGATCTACAGGCAGAGCAGGATCGTCTTGCTAAAGAAGGTGTTGCTGGAACTAACGCTGTTATATCTGCAACAGACAATCTCACAAGCGCTGAAGAAGGTTACATGGATGCGGTTGACGCCAAGGCTAAGGCCGAGCGCGACGCACTTCAAGCTGTTCTTGACGCAAAAGAACGCGCTGCAAAAAGTTCTGCGGGATCAGACCCTCTTGCGGGACTTACCGCATCGCAAAAAGTATTTGCTAAATACCTAGCAACTTTAAAACCTAAACTTAACGAGCTAAAAGAAGCAGCAGCTGCCGGGTTCCTCCCACTACTGCAGACTGGCATAGAGCAGATCGTTGATAAGGGATTCCCTGTATTTAAAGACGGTCTTTTCCTTGTCGGAAAGGCTATGGGCACAGCCTCAAAGTCGGTGTCAGATGCAATTGTAAACGGAGAAAATCTTAAAAAGCTTAACAGTTTATTTGCGTCATCGGGCGGAGTGCTTGAAAGTCTTGGAAAAAGCGTTGGTAGTCTTTGGGGCTCGCTGCTATCTATTCTTCAAGCTGCCGAGCCTCTTACTAAGCGCTTCTTTGGTTGGATAGAAAAGACCACCGCCGGCTGGGATACGATGCTTAACACAAAGAACGCAGACGGAAGTCTTAAAGAGTTTTTTAATACTGCCGGAAAGGTTGCAGCTCAACTTGGAGATATATTTGGCAACACCTTTGGATTTATTGGAAATTTAGTAAAGGCAAATACAGGCCCAGGCAGCGGCGGTCAAATACTTCTTGACTACTTAGAAGATGTCACAGCGCGGTGGAAAGCAACAACCGAATACACAGGCGACGGCCCCGGCTCCTTGCGCGAATTCTTTAGAGACGCGGCAATAAACGTAAAGTCAATTCTTGGGTTTTTAGGTCCACTAACAAAAGAGTTTATAAAATTAGCTGGAGACCCTAACACTAAAAAGTTCTGGGACACTTTAGCAGAGGCAGTTCCAGATATAGGAAAGATATTTAAGAACTTAAATGAAGGTGGCCCTGCTATGGCAGAGCTTCTTGTTACTTTAACTAAGCTAACTGAGATTTTTACCGAGTCTGGTGGCGTGAAGGCGTTCTTCAAGACGCTCAATGTTGCAGCCAAGGCAGCAGTTGCATTATTCAATACCGCTCCAGTGAAGGCGTTTTTAGCAGTTATAGGCCCGCTGCACGGCTTTGTACTTGCCCTTGGCACGCTATTTATGATAGGCAGCAAGGCAGTACTTTACTTTGGATTTGTGCTTAAAAAACTTGCATTTGCTTGGAAGGTGTTAACGTTCTACGGCAGAATTTTTATGTATATGATGAAGGCAATGTGGGCTACAAATCCAATTGGTCTTGTTATACTTGCAATAGTTGCGTTAGTTGCCATATTTGTCACACTGTATAACAGAAATAAGGCATTCCGCGACTTTGTTCAACGGATGTGGGCAAGAATTAAAGAAGTAGTTCTTGCAGTCTGGAACGCGATAAGAACAGGCTTAGAAGCAGCATGGAATGCTATTCAAGTAGTCTGGGATCTTATAATTGCAGGAGTCAGAATATACATAGATGCTGTTACTGCTGTAGTTGGCTTTGTTTGGAACGTCCTAAGAACTGGTCTTGAAGCAGTCTGGAATGGTATTCAATTTGTTTGGGATCTTATTGTCGCAGGTGTTCGGATATACATAGATGCTGTTACTGCTGTAGTTGGCTTTGTTTGGAACGTCCTAAGAACTGGTCTTGAAGCAGTCTGGAATGGTATTCAATTTGTTTGGGATCTTATTGTCGCAGGTGTTCGGGCATACATAAGCACCGTAACTCGCATTCTTCGCGTAATATGGGACTTTATTCGGACTGGCTTGCAGAATGCTTGGGATGGCGCAGTTAGAATTTTTAATACAATTGTTTCATTTGTTACTGGCTTAGGAGCAAGACTTCTTAGAGGCGCAGGAAATATATGGGGTTGGCTAACAGATGGCCTTAGAGGTGCTGTAAACTTAGTAATTGGACTATTAAACGACATTATCGGAGCTCTAAACAGAATTTCATTTAATATTCCTGATATTCCAGGATTGCCTGGGCGTGGAACTAAGTTTGGTATTAACATTCCTCTTATCCCTAAGCTAGCTGAAGGCGGAATTGTTCGTCCAAAAAATGGTGGAACTCTCGCGATGATAGCAGAAGCTGGTCGCACAGAGCGCGTTGAGCCTCTTGACGCGCAAGGCTTGTCTGTGCGAGATCGTGCGATCATAAAGTTCCTTGCAGGAAAACAAGGTGAAGGCACGAATTTAACGTTTAAGGTTTATCCTTCTGAGAAGATGAGCGAAGCTGATCTTGCGGCGGCGATATCTCGTCAAGTTGGTTTCATGATTCGTAAGGGTGGCGTGTAATAAATGGCAAAAAATAACTTAGTCACTAACCCTTCGTTTAAGACTAACACGACAGGGTGGTCAACCTCATCTTCTAGCTCTATCGCTCGAATAACTACCGATGGGTTCTTTGGCACGTCATCCTTGCAGGTGACAAAGCAAGCCGCTTCAAACTCTGGAGTTGTTACCTCCTCACGCATAGCAGTCACAGGCAGCACGTCGTACGCAGTATCAGCTTACGTAAAGGTCCCGCTTGGCTCTCAAACTGGCACCTTTCAAATTAACGTTGCGTGGTACACCGCTGTTTCTGGCGGATCACTTATCTCTACGTCTTCTTCAAACGCTATTGAAATTACGGTAGGTGATCCATGGGTACGACTTACCGATGTAATCACCTCTCCGTCTAACGCGGCAGCAGCCTTAATATACGTTATTCAGCCTACGGCCGGAACTGCTAGCAAGACATTCTACTTAGACGCAGTTCTCTTTGAGGCCGCAAGCTACATCAACGAGTACTACGATGACGTAACACAGGCGTACGAAAATACTAAAGTTGATAAGTCACTCACACCTGTACCTGCGCCAAAGATCACAGGTATGCAGCTTAACGCTGACATTAACCTTAACGGACTTATCCTTAATACAATCGATGAAGACGGCGTTATCTGGGTATGTACCGGCATTGACGGTTGGTGGAATCATCCCGAGCCAGACATTGCGGATATCCCACGCGGATACGGAGATGGCTCTTATGATATACGTGGTCGCTACCAATCACGTCAAATTACCCTAAATGGAGTATTCCTTACTCCTGACTCTTCGTACGTGCAAGCAGCTAGAGATAAGCTAATTAAAGCTGCGGACCTAGTTCACTTTGGCGGCTGGTTAAAGACTAATGAGCAGCCTCTAAAGGCTTCTTGGGTAAGACTTAATGGTGCACCATCCATAGAAACTGTCAATGCTCGTGGACGCACTGAGTTCTCTATCGGGCTGCGTGCGCCTGACCCGCTCAAGTACGAGTGGTATGAAGACGACGAGCTAGGGTACCGCATGTCTGTCTTAACCTGCGCTAACGCGCTAAGCCCAGGCACCGGCTCCGTGACTATTAACAATACCGGCAACGCCTACACTCCGGTAGTTTTAGAAATATTTGGAGCTGTCAACGGACAGGGCGCGATACAGAACGTAACTACAAGCGAGTTAATTACAACCGTGCTGCCGATCCCTAGCGGGCATGTCCTTGAGATTGACACGAAGGAGCACGAGGTAGCATACGACGGAGACGCTGTAGGAAAGCGTAACTATGTTGATGTTCTTGCGGAGTGGTTCTATCTTGCTCCTGGAAATAACGTCATAAGTTTTTCAGACTCCGGAAACCCTAACAACTCTAGCGCTTATATAAACGTGTATTACAGGTCAGCCTGGCTAGGTTAATGATACAATGATAACAACGACTTATACGAAAAACGGAGGATAACATGGCTGTTTCAGACCTAACTGCAGTCAAGTACCGTTACTTCACAACTGACATTTTAAGTAACTCTGTTCTTGCAGAAATACCTTTCAAGGGTGTTTCCTACGAGCGCTCTATTAAGACCGCGGGAGCGTTTTCTGGAAGTATTCCAGTTATCCCAGCTACCGGCGGAGCGGCAGGCACAGAGTCAATGAACCTGTACGACAGCACTATGCCTGGTAAGACTGCGTTGTATGTCATGCGAGATGACGAGTGCGTCTGGGGCGGAATCATCTGGACTAGGACGTACGACGTTATCTCGAGGAACCTTACGGTAAATGCATCTGAATTCCAGAGTTACCTTCACCATCGCGTTGCGTGGAAAACATGGTCACATGATTTTGGTGCGGACTACACGGTGACCGGCACCACAGACAAGACTTTAACCTTTACGCTACAGAACAGCCAAACCTACAGCGAATTCACTACAGGACAAGACGTGTACATTTCGTTCTTATCTGGCGCGTCGAAAGATATTAGATATAAGTTTGGCGGGTACTACCCGCTATTAAGTGGGTCAACCAGCTCCACACTTTCAATCGTTATCCCAGTTACAGAGATAAACGGCACTTTTCCAAGTGATGATGGTATTGCAACAGTTACAGTACGCGCCGACACGTATGACTACACACGGCAGCTTCTTCAATCTTTAAATGTTGACTTTTCAAATGTTGACTTCCCTAATGACGAGATTGAGCCTGGCACCGCATACTTTTTTAACCTAGTTAGCTCAGCTCGCGCGTCCAACGTTGCGACGATGACAACTGACGCTCCACACTCTCTTATCGCAGGTCAGATGGTGACTATCGCAAACGTAGGAGCGTCGTTTGACGGGGCACATGTAGTTACTGCCACGCCTACTGCGACTACATTTACGTACGCATCCATTGGAACTACCCAAAGCACGACCGCACTTTCTCCTAATTCGCAGACTGTTATTCTTAGAAGTCTAACAACTAACGTTGTAACTATTACTACAGCTTCTTCGCACGGCTTTGAGATAAATGACGTTGTTGTTGTTACCGGAGTAGATACGGCTGTTGACGGCACTTTTGTGATAACTGCAACCCCAAGCGTTACTCAATTTACATACGGCTTGTACGTTGGAAACATATTAGAAGGCGGCGTGGTCGGAACTGCAACTGCCACTGTTAGCCCTTCTGTAACGTATACTTCCTGGGGTGGATACACGTACAACACTGATGTAGGTATTGCTCTTTCAGAAGAAGAGTACAGTGGCAAGAACGTGCCTAATAAAACATATCGAGGATACGAACTACAGAATATCGGTGAAGCACTAGAAACTTACTCTAACACGGTTGACGGCTTCGAGTATCGTATAGACTGCTCGTATGATGGCGCGACATCTTCTTTTTCTCGTACGTTTGTTCTTATGCCGATTACTCCTGCAGGTTTCCCATCGCTAGCACCAGGCGCTTGGGCGGAACCTTCTGATTTTGGTGCAGACGTACTTGTGTTCGAGTATCCTGGAAGTATTTCTAGTGCAACGATGGAGGAGTCTGCCGAGTCTGCTGCAACACGTTTCTGGGTGATTGGTGATATAGGAGATATAGGTCCAGAGTCAAGTCAGCCATATTCTGCCGCGACTGCGTACGATCTATTAGATGCCGGCTGGCCCATACTAGAAGAGGTGGAGTCTCAGAAAGACGTAGGAGATGAAGAGACTTTAGCGCTCTTTGCAGAAACGTACTTAAACGAATCACGGCCTCCACAATCTAATATTGAAATACAAGTTAACGGCTCAATGGAGCCTAAGATTGGAAGCTATAACCCCGGTGACTGGTGCGTAATTGTGCTTAACGACGAGTTTGTTAGACTACGCTTAGCAAGCGATCTTGAGCCTGGCGAGGGCGAGCGCACTGTTTTAGTTAGAAAAATTGACGGGTTCTCTGTGTCGGTGCCAGACAGCCCAGCGTTTCCAGAAACTGTTTCACTGGTCTTAGTAACAGAACCAGGAGTTGATAAACGTGGCTCTTAGAAGAAGACGACGTAAGCTTACTACTACTCTTACAAACGTTGACAGACGTCTGCGTGAGGTAGAGCGCCGTCGTGCACCTAGAAGGGTTGTCCCCGGGCCAGCAAGTATTACGGTAGCTCAACTTGCAGAGGACGTTCCTGTAACAGCTGCGGCGGTTAACGCAACTACAGGCACGATTAAAACAGTCCCTCCTGCCACCTACAAAAGAGTTATTGCTAAACAGTACAAGACTTTTAAGAGCTTTATAAAGCGTGACAAGGCAACTCTTACTACAGACATCGCGCACGAGCTAGTAGTTGGCGACAACATATTAGTTAGTGGATTAAACTCGCAGTTTGATCTCACCGCTCCTGGAACTTACCCACCTAACTACTATACCTCGCTAAATCATACCTACTGGGTAGTTACAGAAGTTCCAAGTGACTATCAGATCGTATTTACTCGTGAGTGGGAAGGAAAAGATAGCGCTACATTAAATATAGCTGCAGACACTGTTGCATGGAAAGCTGTAACTACTAAGGCTATAACAAGTAACGTTGTAACTCTTACTATAGGCAGCGGGCACACTTTTATTGTCGGTGACAGGGTAAACGTAGATGGCGTAGGTGAAGAGTTTGACGGTAACTACACGATTACCGCAAAAACTGCTACGACTGTCTCGTACAAGACTGCAAATGACCAAGCAAACATCTCTGCCGTGGCCGGCGATGGTGGAGTGTATCCTACGCTAATTAAGTACGTACAGGTTGGCGACACCTGGTCAGATCCTACAGATGGCGGGCTGTACTCATGGACTGGTCTTAAATGGGAGCAGGTAAATGCCACTATAGATGCAGCAGGCGCATTTATTCCAGATGACATAGCGCCAAAAATTCCAACAAGTTTAGCCGGAGTAGGCACAGCGTACTACGACGTACGAGATCCTCGAGCACGGGTAGTGCTTACCTGGGTTGCGCCTACGCTAAACGTTGACGATACAGCTATAGAAGATCTTGTTGGTTACGATATTTTTTATCGCACCTTGGTAACAGATGACTGGAAGTTCTTAATCTCTGTAACAGATCTTACGTACACACACGAAGGCTTAAAGCAGAATGTAGCAATTCGTTATGCGGTGAAAGCTTACGATAAATCAGACAATAGATCTGACTACTCTGCTGAGATATTTTTAACAACTCCAGTATCTGTTGTAGTTGTAAATCGTCCTAGCGCTCCTCAGCTAACGACCCGTCTTGGCACCGTTACTGTTCGTTGGAACGGTCTTGACTATCTTGGCAACGTTATGGGCGATACCTTCGCGTATATTGAGATTCACAGGTCTACTACAAGCGGATTTACACCTAGCACAGCTACCGCTATTGGAAAACTTTTTGCCGCTCCAGAGCTGTACGTAGACACAGATCTAACGTATGCTACTACGTATTACTACAAGTTTATAGCCGTAAACTTAGCCGGCGGAGTAACTACAGCCTCTACCCAGTCATCTACATCTGTAAACAGACTAGTAGACACAGACCTTATTGCTAACACGCTTGCAACTTGGCCTTTTGCTGGACAGATAGTATCTGCTTCGGCAATTGCCGATGGCTCAATTGACGTCTATAAGATAGCTAACGGCGCGGTTAACGCAGAAAAAATTCTTGCTAACGCGGTAACAGAGCTAGCAATTGCGGCTAACGCTGTAACATCTGCAATGATTCAAGTTAACGCGGTTACCTCGTCTCAATTAGGTCCTAACGCAGTTACACAGGCAAAAATTGCTGACGCTGCAATCTCAGCTGCAAAAATTGGCGCTAACGCAGTTGAAGCTGGAAAGATTGCCGCAAATGCGGTAGATGCTAATGCACTTGCCGCAAACGCAGTTATTCTTGGAAAAATTGGACCTGCAGCTGTAGCTGCTGGTGCAATTGCCGCTAACGCTGTAGATGCTAATGCACTTGCCGCAAACGCAGTTATTCTTGGAAAAATTGGACCTAACGCAGTTGCGGCTGGAGCAATAGCTGCAAATGCGGTAACTCTTGGTTCTATCGCTGCAAACGCGGTAGATGCAACTGCAATTGCCGCAGCTGCAATTACTAATACTAAGATAGCAGCTAACGCGGTAACCGCCGCAACAATTCAAGCAGGCGCAATTACCGCAGGTAAAATTGATGCGAATGCAATTACAGCTAACGAGCTTGCAGCTAACGCAATTACAGCGGTAAAGATCGCCGCGAATGCAATTACAGCTGGAAAGATTGATGCAAATGCAGTAACTGCCGCGACGATCTCTGCAGGTTCTATTGAAGCAGGTAAGATTGCAGCTAACGCGGTAACCGCCGCAACTATTGAGGCTAATGCGATTACGGCAGGCAAATTAGCAGCTAACGCGGTAACCGCTGCAACGATTGCGGCAAATGCAATTACAACTGGCAAAATTGACGCAGGCGCAGTAACCGCTGGGTCAATTGCAGCTAACGCGGTAACCGCCGCAACTATTGAGGCTAATGCGATTACGGCAGGCAAATTAGCTGCTAACGCGGTAACCGCTGCAACGATTGCGGCAAATGCAATTACAACTGGTAAAATTGACGCAGGAGCGGTGACTGCTGCAACCGTTGCGGCTAATGCGATTACTGCAGGATCAATTGCAGCTAACGCGGTAACTGCAACGACGATTGACGCTAACGCTATTACCGCGGGTAAGATTGCCGCAAACGCTGTTGTTGCAGGTTCTATTGCTGCAGGCGCGGTAACAGCTAATCAGATCGCAGCGAACGCTATCACCGCAGCTAAAATAGTTGCAGGAACAATTAGCGCTACAGAAATTGCAGCTAACGCTATAAGCAGTGACAAGATTGCAGCTAACGCAATCGGCGCTAACCAAATTGCAGCAGGAGCAATTATTGCGGGTAAAATTGGCGCAGATGCGATAACTGCAAATACAATTGCAGCTAACGCAATTTCGGCGGGTAAGATCGCAGCTAACGCCATTGACGCAGATGCGATCAACGCAGGAGCGATTACTGGAACAAAGATCTCAGCAGACGCGATTGACGGTAAAGTTATTACAGGCGCTACAGTAAGAACTGGTTCATCAAACCCTAAGGTGCAAATGGACACCGCCGGCATGCGCTTTACAAACGTAAGCGGCGTTAACGTTCTTGACATAGTTACATCTACAGGCGCTGCTACCTTTAAAGGATCTCTTTCAATTGGTGTAGGTACCGTCTCAACTACGATTAGCTCTACAACAGGCTCTGTAACTATGACTGATACTAGTACTTTTTTTGGTGGCTTTGGTGCGTTCGCTGTTTCAGCGTTAAACATATATAGTGAAGCGGTTTCTGTGCAGATGGGTGCAGGTGGTATTACTCTTAACCGCGGCGCTGCTACCGGAACAGTTTATATGAACGACGAAAATGCAGGTCGCAGCCGCGGGCTAGAAGTTGTCGCCGCCTCCGGCTACGCTTTAAACCTCGTAGCTAACGGTGGTACTGCGACTTCAAACACGTCCCGCCAGATCATTTTTACCGGAGTTGCTGGTAATCCCTTGAACAGTATCTATACGGGTACGTACTCTTCTACTTCGACAGATCAAACTGACGGAACATTCTTAACAGCTTCTGGCGGTATCATCGCTAGACGTTATGACGCTATACCTTTGTTTTTACATAAGTACTCTGTTACATCAAGCCCTACTGAAATGATTCGTTTTATAGTAAACGGGGTTGACCGTGGCGGAGTTAACGCACCAACATCTGCAATAAGCCCTTCGTTTAGAAACACCTCTGATTACAGAATTAAGGAAAATATACGAGACTACTCGGGGTCCATTGACGTAATAAAATCAAAACGAATTCGAGTTTTCAATCTAAAAGATGACCCTGACAAGACCGAGGTTATTGGTTTTATTGCGCATGAGTTTGGAGAAAGTTCATCTGAACTTGTCATGGGAGAAAAGGACGCCGTTGATAAAGACGGAAATCCAGAGTACCAGTCTATTCTTACTACAAATATACTACCGTACGTAGTAGGAGCTCTAAAGGAGACAATTCTTAAGGTAGAAGAGCTAGAAAACCGAATAACTACACTGGAGGCATAATGACAAATAACCAAGAACAAGACATAAAGATCGAGCATGTACTTGCCGCGCTACGCACTAACATCGGCGAGTTGGCGCAAGAGATCGCTGTTCAAAAGGCAACGATTATTGCTCTTACTGCAAGGCTAAACGCACCTGAGGAAGAACTAGAACCAGAGCAAGATGTCCCACGAAAAATAAAAGTTGCTAGAGCAGAAGATATTTAGTAATAAAGTGCAAATGTCATGATTTTTTCATATAAGTTTGATAATATGTTGCCTAGCGACATACCGACACAGGGAGAGATATAGTGTTTGAAGTTAAGGATAACGCTAGAACTTTACAGTTCAATGGACGTCTCCTAAGTGAATCATCTTCCTGGCGTCGTGACTCTACACGTTGGATCGAGTTTGCACTCTATAAGACAGACAACGGCTCCTATGTTCTTTCCCGCATAGGCGTATCTATCGTCTTTCATGGTGCAGCCTGTCCTCTTGTAAAGCGTTATGGTCTTAATGAAATAAGCGCAGATGAACTAGATGATAGAGCTCTTCCGTGCGAAGAGTGCCTACCATCTCGCTCTGCGGTGATGGTTTTCCCAGAGAAGCATCGCTACTGGGCACAGGTAAGTGATGACCCTAATGCGGTCCTTGAGGCGTTGTACAAATACGACCAAGGTGGCGCAAGGTACCTAACCAAGGTAGCCGAGCGTCTACTCCAGGTTGCTGCGGATATTGATAAAGGAATCGAGTCAATCTACAGGATAGAGCTTATTCCGTAAATCAAGTTTTAGTGTTATAATTTTCTTAGAGACAAAGGACGCAGCGAATGTTTATAGTAATTGAAGGTACAGACGCCTCAGGCAAGTCTACCCTTGTGTCTGAAGTGCAAAAACAACTTGCTGAAAAGTTCCCTAAAAAAGAAATCGAGTTTTACCATAAGTCTAAGCCCGAAGAGATGACGCGCCGCTGGGTCCTGCAGGATTATGTTACGTCTATTGAGAATATCGACTGGTCAAAGCGCATAGCCGTAGCAGACCGTTGGCACTGGGGCGAGGTAACTTACGCCGCGGTAAAACGCCCTGAGACGGGTACAGGTGACGGATATGGTCTCCTCGGTAGAGCAGGTTGGCGATGGACAGAGCTCTTCCTTAAATCACGTGGTGTTGCTCAATTTTGGTTGTATCAACCTCTTGATGTTATTACTCGTCGTCTAAATGCTCGCGGTGACGATTACATACAAGCGCACGAGCTTGAACAGATCTTAGGGTTATATGAAGTCGCGGCGGCAAACTCCGCAGGACTTGCAGGACGCCTAACTCCTGCGGCTGACTCACTAGACACTATAGGTCATCTTGCTTCGCATATCATTAACAGGGCTGATTCAATACAAGATGACACGCAGGAACTTGCTAAGTTCCCGGAGTACATCGGCTCGCGCTTCCCTCGAGTTTTACTTGTAGGTGACAGACGAAATATTACTAAGAAATATGGCGAGGAAACTATTCTACCTTTCATGCCTGTTGATGGCAACTCAGGTGAGTTTCTGCTTACCGCACTTCAGTCAGACAGCTGGAAATCTATGGGTATCGTTAACGTAAACGATATGTCTTCAGAGCGTTTTGAGGATCTATGGTGTACGTTACGCCGTCCACCGGTTTTAGCTTTAGGGCGTCTCGCAGAACGTGGAATACGCCATGCAAATATCCCTGACTATCTATACACCGTAACCTCACACCCGCAGCACGTTAAACGATTTTTTAACTCACAAAAAGAAGAGTACGGTAAGGCAATAACAAGACTAGCGCACGGAAAAGACAGGGGAGACAAATGGATACTGCGATAATAAATATTCCTGACGGAGTTAACGGATACGTTGATCTTGTTCAGCATGTTCTTAAGCACGGCAAGGAGGTCGCTCCTCGCGGTATGAAAACACGCGAGATCGAGGACGCAATTATTCGTATTGATGATGTTTATAACACCTTACCGTTGGGTGTAGGACGCGGGACTGTTGCAGGTATCGGTGCGGTTGAAGCTTGCCAGCTTATCGCAGGCGCAAGCACACCTAAACTTGTTATTGCTATCGGCCCACAGTTTACTAACTACACCGAGGACAATGGATTATTTCACGGGGCATACGGAGTTCGCACGCAATCGCAGTACGCTCCTGTAGTTGAAAGACTTAAGGCAGACCCAGATACACGACAGGCGGTCGTTACTATTTGGAATCCGGAGCTAGATCTTCTTGCAAATAAGCGAGACTACCCGTGCACTATCCTGCATCAATTTAGAATTCGCAACAACAAACTTAACATGAGCGTGTACATGCGCTCAAACGATGTATGGCTAGGAGCGGCGTATGACTTTTTCCAGTTTACGCGTGTTCAACTTGCTATAGCGTCTATCTTAGGAATTGAGCCAGGCACGTACCATCATCATGTCGGGTCTTTGCACATCTACGAGCAGCATTATGACTCTGCTGAAAATCTAAAGCATACGTATGAACCATACGAAACGATCCCCGCGATGGTAGGTAATACATGGGAACAAGTTTCAGATTTTGCCATGGACGCGTTAACCGCTGCCATACATCACGAAGAGCAGATGCTTTTGTACGGTCTTCACCCTTTTGAGCAATGGTACGCAAACGCTATGATTAAGGCAGTAAAAAAGAACGAGGAAAAGACAAATGGGTAATGACGATATGAAGAAGTACGAAGAAGATGATAGCCCTCTAAGAGATGCGGTAATCCAGCTTCATGAGATGTTTGAAGAGCTAAAGCGCGCAGGCTTTTCTCGTAAGGAAGCTCTTTCGTTAGTTGCAAAAGTACTTGCCGCGTCAGTCACAGAAGGCATGGGAGACTTATCAGAATGACAAACACTCGTCCTTCGTGGGATGAAGTCTGGATGCAGGTTGCAGACACTGTAGCCTTACGTTCTCGTTGTAGCCGCGCTCAAATTGGCGCGGTTGTAGTTTCTAAAGATCAACGTGTTAGTTCTACAGGTTACAACGGGCCAGCTGCTTCTTTTCCAAATGAAGGCGAATGTGTTAACTGGTGCCCACGTGCACAAGGCACTGCCCCATTAGACAATATGTATGACGCATGCCCGTCCATACATGCGGAGGCAAACGCGCTACTGTACGTCGATAGATCGCGCACTGAAGGCGGAACCATATACATAACAGACGCTGCGTGTATGCAATGCGCAAAGTTAGTATCCAATTCTGGTGTATCTAGAGTAGTTATGCGTATACAATCAAAGGCAGAGCACAGGCAGCCAGAAAAAGTTATGGAGTACTTTATTAAGTGCAACATTGAAATGACAATATTTGAGGAAGCTAATGGTTGATAACTTAGAAGGAGTTCAGCTTCACTTAATTGACAGCGTAGAAAAAGCAGGTCAGTTTATAACTTGGCTAGGTGAACGACGACCTCACAACGCGATTGCAATTGACACTGAAACTGGAGAACTTCCAGGCAATCCACGTGACCATGCACTTTCTCCATGGCACGGCAGACTACGTTTAGTTCAAGTTGGCGATGGTAAACAGTCCTGGGCTATGCCGTGGGATGAATGGGCCGGAGTTTTCTATGAGGCTATGGATAAGTTTGATGGACCTATCGTTTGTCACAACGTAGCTTTTGAAGCTCGATGGTTTGACATACAGTCGCGTTGGAAAATACCTTGGCACAGAGTGCACGACACAATGATTATGGCGCACATCATAGATCCACTTGGCACCGGTGCGCTTAAGCGTCTTGCTGCTCTACACGTTGACGGCCGTGCGGTTGCACTGCAGGGTACACTTGATGAAGAGCTTGTTAAGAACGGTTGGACATGGGGAACTGTTCCTACTAATTTTCAACCTTACTGGTCATACGGTGCGCTAGACTGCATCTTAACTATGCGCTTATGGGAACAGTTTTACGAGAAGTGTGGTCCAGGACAGCCGTACCATAAAGCGTACGAACTTGAAATGCAGACTCGCCGCATTGTTACACGTATGGAGCTCAACGGCGCACGAATTGACCTAGACTACTCTAGAAAGAAGTTTGACGAGCTTACTTCGTACACGGAGCAAGTCAAGTCGTGGGCGCAGCAAAAGTACGCTGGCGTTTCTATAACTAGTAACATTCAACTAGTGCGCTTGCTAGAGTCACTTGGCGCAGAGATTAACGAGTATACGCCTTCAGGACAAAAATCCGCATCTAAGGACCAATTGCAATTCTTAGCTATTGCGGGTAACTCTGAGGTAAAAGAACTTGCCGAGATCGTGCTCAAACAGCGCAAGGCAGACAAGCTCGCTAACACGTACTTTGCAAACTTTATCAATGACAATGTGAATGGTTTTGTCCACCCATCTGTAAAAACACTTGGCGCACGAACAAGTCGTATGTCAATTCAGAACCCAGCACTACAGACTTTGCCTAAGGGTGACGATACAGTCCGTACTGCGTTTATTCCAAAGGATGAAGATCATGTCATTATCACATCAGACCTTGACCAGGTCGAATTTAGAATGTTCGCATCCCTCTCACAAGACCCAAACCTCATCACGCTATTTAACCGTGCAGATGCAACAGGGTCAGATCCGTTCACTGAAATTGGTCGTGAAATTTACAACGACCCTACGATGCAACGGTCGGACAAGCGTCGTAATCTCATCAAAGGAACTGTCTACGGCCGTCTCTACGGCGCAGGCGTCGCAAAACAAGCACTTACAGCTGGTGTAGCAGAAGGTCAGATGAGAACTGTTTCAGACGCGTTCGACATGCGCTTCCCTGGTATGTCACTCTTTCAAAAACAAATTGAAGACGCCGGTATGCGTAGACTTAAAGCAGAAGGCCAAGGCTACGTCTACACATGGACTGGCAGACGCTTGCCTTGCGATGAAGATCGAGTATACACACTTGTTAACTATTTAATTCAAGGTGGAGCTGCCGAGGTATTTAAGTCTAACTTAATAAAGCTAGATCAGGCAGAATTAACTGAACTGCTTATCGTCCCAGTGCACGATGAAATTGTACTCAATGCTCCGCGCGAGGACGCGCAGGAGATTATGAAAATTGTAAAGCAGTGCATGACTACAACCGAAGGCTGGGCTGTACCTTTGACATCTGGAATTGACGGACCTATGGAGAACTGGGGAGAAAAGTATCGATGAAGGTAATCTTATCAGTAGATCCAGGCAAGGCAACAGGCATGACATTGTTCTCGTTTGAGCGCGGTGAAGAACCTGTCTTGCTCTGGGCTGGAGAGTATCAACAAGAAGAGTACGCTAAGCCTATTCGTGACACTCTTGTTGAGTACCCTGACGTAATTATTGTCTGCGAGCGCTTTATCATTAACGCTCAGACGGCAAAAAAGTCGCAGGCTCCGTACAGCCTCGAGCAAATTGGTATTCTCAAGCAATGTCTTATGGACGCGGGAAGAAAGGCAGATGACATCATCCTTCAGTCACCTTCCGACGCCAAGGCAATGTTTGATAATTCTAAACTTAAGAAGCTTGAGTATTGGTATGTAGGCGGCGAAGGACACGCTCTTGATGCGATACGACACGCCTTGCTACAGTGCGTAAAGCTCGGTTGGATTCCTAGAAGACTGCTTCAATGATAAAAACTACATACTAAGTGAAAATGTAATAACATTTCTGTAGTTTCCTGTTAGTATAGCGACATAACGACGAAAGGATAAGTAAAAGGTGCCAGTAAACGTAGAGCTCGATGAATCGGGCAAGCACGTAATAATAAACACCGAGTGGCGTCTCAAGGAGCTTTGCAAGAGTATTCCAGGAGCGAAGTGGGACGCAAAGACTCAGGTGTGGGCTGTCCCTACGTCATGGGCAACATGCTTAGCGTTGCGATCTACCTTTAAGACTGACCTTGAGATTGGCCCTAGATTGGCCTCCTGGGCAACCAACGAAGTGACTACACGTATTACCCCAGCCAATGAACTTCGTGACCTAGAAACCCTTGAAGAGGGTAACGAGGACCTGTTCCCGCACCAGCGTGCGGGCGTTAAATTCCTATCGGTAGCCCGTAGAGCATTATTAGCAGATGAGCCTGGTTTAGGTAAAACAGCCCAGGCAATTAGAGCATTAAAGCAACTACAAGACAACGGCGAAGATGTTTTCCCTGCTCTTATCGTTTGCCCTAACACATTAAAGAAAAACTGGAAGCGCGAGTTTGATATGTGGTGGCCTGGTGTTGATGTTGAAGTTATCAAAGGCTCTGCAACTCAGCGTAGGAAGATCTTCGAGGGCGAGGCTGACGTATACGTTATTAACTGGGAGTCCTTGCGCTCTCACTCGCGTCTTGCACCTTATGGCTCGGTTGCCTTAGCTCGTTGTACAGACTGCGGCGGGCACGATGATAAAACAACAATAAATCGTTGCGAGGTTCACAAGCGGGAACTTAACGAAATCGACTTTAAGGCAGTGATTGCTGATGAGATACACCGCTCTAAAGAGCCAAAGTCAAAGCAATCTCGTGCTTTGTGGGCTGCAACAGGCGACGCGGATATTCGCTTTGCGTTAACGGGAACACCTATCGCAAACAACGTTTTAGATCTATGGTCTATCCTTCACTGGCTATCACCTGAAGAGTGGCCAAGCAAGACCCGTTGGGTTGATCGTATGGTTAACGTAATGTTAAATGCCTTCGGTGGCATGATGGTTTTAGGCGTAAAGCCACACATGGAACAAGAGTTCTACGCAACTGTCAATCCACGTATGCGTCGTATGCTTAAGGCAAAAGTTTTGCCATGGTTACCTGAAATGATGTTTGAACGTCGCGATATAGAGATGTCGACTAAGCAAAAGAAGGCTTATGACCAGATGCGCGACACCATGATTGCAGAGTTAGAGTCTGGAGATGCGATTACCGCACCTTCAGCGCTTACTCAAACTATTCGCCTACTCCAGTTTGCAAGTTCATATGCAACCATGGACGTAAACGAAGACACCGGCGAGATGCGCGCCATACTTGCTGAGCCTTCTTGCAAGGTAGATTCTTTAATGAGCGACATAAACAGCGGAGATTTTGGCGATGATTCTGTCGCAGTCTGCGCAGTATCGCGTCAGTTAATTGAGTTATTAAGCGCGGAAATGACAAAGGCTAAGATCCCTCACGGTTTGATAACCGGAGCACAGAACGAAGATGAACGTCAGCAAGCGGTTGATGATTTTCAGTCGGGCAAGCTAAAGTGGATTCTATTTACCGCGCAGGCTGGCGGAGTTGGAATTACTTTAACTGCAGCTCGTCGTTTAGTAATGCTGCAACGTCCATGGTCACTTGTTGACCACAAACAAGCGCTTGACCGCGTGCACCGTATCGGTTCTGAGATCCACGACTCGATTATTGTTACAGATTACGTTACAGACGGCTCAATTGAAGAACGTGTTATCCAAGTTCTATCAACTAAGGCTGATAACTTTGAACAAATCGTAAAAGATAAAGACAAGCTTCTCTCACTACTCAAAGACGATAAGGCAGGAAAGCTATGACACAACCTATAAGAATCTCTAACTCCGAGATTCAAACTTACAAAGATTGTAAGAGACGCTGGTGGTTAAGTTACTATCGTCGCCTACAGCCAAAACAAAAGTCATTCACAGGCGCACTTGCCTTAGGTTCACGCGTCCATGAAGCGCTGGACATGTACTACTCTAAGCAGATACCTCTACAAGAAGCTCATGCGCAACTAGTCGAACAGGACAAAATTCTACTAGAGAACGAAGGCCGAGATACTTTCGATTTAGATTCAGAAGCCGAGCTAGGGCGCATTATGCTTGAAGGTTACCTACAATGGGTTGAAGAAAACGGCATTGATGCCGAGCTTGAAATGATCTCTACAGAAGAGATTATTGAAATGCCACTCTTTGACGGCAAGGTTATCCTGCAAGGTAAGATTGATATGCGTGTTCGTCGTAAGGCTGACGGTGTGCGTATGTTCCGTGACTTTAAGACAGTAGGTGGGTCATTTACCGACTTTACAGCAATGGCGCACATGAACGAACAGATTCTTACCTATATGCTTCTTGAGACAGCACAGAACAAAGAAGGTGAACGCTCTGAAGGCGGACTGTTTACTATGCTTAAGAAAGTTAAGCGTTCGGCTAATGCGCGCCCTCCCTTCTACGAGCAGATGGAAGTTCGACATAACGTCTTTGCTTTAAGATCATTCTGGCAACGTATCCATGGAACACTTACCGATATGCTTGCAACACGTAAGGCGCTAGACGAAGGCACAGATCACCGCTTTACGGCGTACCCAAGTCCTTCACGCGATTGCAAATGGAAATGTACATTCTTCTCTATATGTCCTATGTTTGACGATGGAAGTGCTGCTGAGGCCGCGTTAGAAGACGCATTTGAAGTTTCTAATCCATATGCTTACTATGGCGTAGAAGAAAAGACAACAGACTAATGTTACACAAACAAGAGATGAAAGGAAACAATGATGTCTGACGTACAACGTTCGCTGACTATCATGGTTTACGGAGAATCAAAGGTTGGTAAATCAACCTTCGCCGTAACCGCGCCGTATCCACGTCTCATGCTTGATGTTGAAGGTGGGCATCGGTTCCTACCTATCACCGTTAAGTATTGGGACCCTATCCGAGAAGAACCACCAGTTGCCGATGGCACTTGGGATACTGTAGTCGTTAACGTTCGCGATTACGATGTTGTTCTCAAAACATTCCAGTGGTTACAAACTGGAAAGCATCAGTTCAAGTCACTCATCATTGACTCCATCTCTGAACTTCAAGTGAAGTGCATGGATTCAATTGCGGGTACTGAACAGATGAAAATGCAACAATGGGGCGAGTTGCTTCGTCACATGGGTGCGCTACTGCGTGACCTGCGTGACTTAACAATGCACCCTACACAGCCCCTAGAAGCTGTTGTATTGACTGCTATGGCGCGTCCTGGAGCAGACGGACGTTCACGTCCGTACCTACAGGGTCAGCTCGCAATTCAAGCACCTTACTTCTATGACATCCTTGGCGCAATTACAGTGGAAACTTTTCCAAATCCAGATCCACTGCAATCACCGTTTAAGGCACGTCGTATGTACGTAGAACGCACAGACGAATACGAAGCAGGCGAGCGAGTACAAGGTCGACTTGGAAAGATCGTTGAACAAGAAAACCTTGGAATCGAGCGCATGCTAGACATGATCTTCGGGCCAACACCACAAGCAACTCCAACAACGAAAGGAAATGACTAAAGATGAGTACTCTTAACTGGGGCGATTTAGTTAAAGATGCCGGCGAAGTTTCAACTGGCTATGATCCACTACCAGATGGCGATTACGACTTACTAGTTGTAGAAGCTACCGCAAAGGTCTCGCAATCAGGCAAGACTATGTTTGCCGTTAAGGCACAAGTACAAAACGGAGCGCATGCTAAGCGTCTTGTTTGGGATAACCTCGTAGTTACTCCAGACAACAATGCTGCACTAGGCATGTTCTTTCGTAAGATGTACGCTCTAGGTCTTGGTCGTGAATTTTTTGCAACCAACCCTTCAAACGCTCAAATCGAGCAAGCAATTCGTGGACGTTCTTTCCGTGCACAGGTAACATCACGTACCTGGCAAGGTCAGAAGAAAAACGAAATTAAGCAGTACTATCCTTCTGCTACAACACCTGGCGCTACACCGGCAGCAGCCGCGCCAGCTCCGGCACCTGCACCTGCACCTTCACCGGCAGCCGCGCCAGCTCCGGCGCCTGCACCTGCGCCGGCTGTAGCAGAAGCTCCAGTCGTTGCAGCTCCGCCGGCTGCTCCATTCTAAAGACTAAGTAAGTCTGGTCTATCATCTATTCCTGGTACAGTGCGTAGATGATATTCCAAATCTACTTAGAAAGGTAGTGGACATGAAGGTATTGATGAGTGGTTTCACTGCGTTGCAGATCAACACAGAAAAACGCACAATACAAAAGATTGACGTACCTGCGTCTGTCGCTAAAGCACTGCGCGAAGCTGGACATGATGTTGACTGGCGTAAAATTACTCCAGGCGAAGATCTTTCTAGTTATGATGTACTGTGGATAAATCTTGCACCACTTAACTCGTTGAATGGTCGTCAAGGTGCGATGGGCGCGCTATACGCACTGTCATCTGGTATTCCTTGTGTAGGATTTTTTGATGATTGGCAGTTTAACACAGTGTTTAACGGTGCACGTGCGCTTATTCGTAAACCGGAGATGTTGTATAAGCATCTGCTTGTAGGAACTGAGCATCGCGGTGAAGAAGGCGCAACTTATTTTAGTCGCGCAGACATCGAGGCAGCGCTCGAGCGAGTTAAAGAATTAAATCCTGCGGCGGCAAAAAAGTGCTACATCGAACGCTACTATATGATGGACAACGACGAAAACATTAAGCCTTACGAGAAGCGTTTAGTTGAAGCTGCTCGCGACTTACTTGCTGATAGATGGGCTGCTGGTATGGTTCCAGTGTGCCCTATGTACGCTTTCGGAGATAGATCTAGTGTACGTAAGCGTATGCCTGATGAAGTTGGCCCTATCGAAGCTCTAGACCCTACGGCAACTATTGTCCCAACGTTGCAACCAGTTACTCCTCTGCCACCGACAAGCAAGAAGCGTGCATGGGTGCTTGGAGCTCTTATGCCACATGATACTTGGTTAGAAAAGAAAAATCCAGACTGGCCGGTTGAAATTGTTGGAAGTCGTAAGCTTATTAAAAAACTTGGCGGACAACGCTTTGACACTGAACAAGACGTTATTGAATTCTATAATCATCACTGGGGTATTCTTTCTCCGCCGTATCCGCACGCGGGCTCTGGCTGGTGGCGCAGCCGCTTCCTATACGCAGCGCATGTGGGTTCTATACTTGTCACCGATAAGGGTGAAGGGGATCCACTTGGCGATGCGTATAAGTTAAAGATTACAGATGTCGAGAAAATGTCTGATACAGAGCTACATGAAGCGGCTATGGCTCAACGCGCCGCACTTGCTCCATATATCCCGGAGTACTCCGCGTTTGTAGAACATTGCAATCGCATCATCGAGCGCGCTGTTGCAGAGGACAAAGGCGTTAAGCGTAACGCTGACGGGACGCCAGCATGAGCAAAATTCTTATAACTGGTATGTCAGCTTCGCACGCATCCGAAACTGCAAATGCCAGATCTGCGTCGTTTGCAAGTGTAATAAGGACTGTGCTAGTTCTTCAAGGACATGACGTAGTGCAACTAGATCCTGAAGTCTCATGGAACACTAAAGACTTAAATGAGTACGACTCCGTTTTAGTTGGGCTAAGCCCTTTGACAAGCTTAAGCGCAAACAGAGTCTATGGCGCATTAAGCGTTATAGACGTATTGCTTGACACCGATAAGCTAGTTCTTTTCTTAGACGCGCCGGAGCCAAACCGGATTACGTCTAGCCTTCGTGCAATAGTAAAGACACCGGATAACTTAACTAAACCTTTCTATTCGTATAGAAAAGGATATGACACAGCGTCGCAGCCAAACATGCTTCAAAACTTATTAGACGTAGTAGAGCACCTACTTACTAAAGAATGGCCAACAACGCTCTATCCTTCCCTTCCGTGGCAGGACGTAAGTAAGGTGGCTGCTCAACTGCCGAAAGGCGCTGCTGCTTCACTAATTCCTATAAGTTTAGATTCCTATCTTATAAACAATCAAGATGTTATCGAGCTAGAACGCCGTGAAAAGTGGGTAGTTGAAAACTATTCATCATCGTGGGTAAAATCAACAACTGCTACTTTACAAAGACCTACGGTTCCTATGAAGTGGCATAAAGGTTGGACAGACATGCAGGTAGAAAATCAAATTGCTGCCGGCGTAGGAGCCTTGTTCAATCCGCACCTAAACGGCACGTGGTGGTCATACAGACTTATACAATGTATAAATACGTTAACCCCTGTAGCTACAGATTGGCGAGAGAGTAGCGCTATTGGCAGTTCATGGGCGCATCTAGCTTCAAAGATAGAAGATATGTCTCAAGAAGAAAGAAACGCACTTGCTAAAGAACAACGTAAGGACTATGTAAACGCAATACCAACTCGCACCGATGCAGCAATCGCGCTGTCAAGTGCACTTAAACTATATTCTAAGAAAGGTTAGTATATGACTATTCTGTTTAATTCATGGCTAAAAAGAACAAAAGATCTACAAAAAGACGTGTACTTTATTAACTACGAAGATATGGAAGGCGATAAGCCTCAGAATATACGTCGGTTCGTTGAGTACCTGCGCTGGAACATGCTTGCGGTAGACGATGAACTTGCAGAGATGCGCCAAGCAATCTCGTGGAAGCCTTGGCAACACGACCAACCTTACGCTGATAGAGAAGAAGTAATCAAAGAAGCTGTTGATGTTCTACACTTTGTGGCTAATATCATTGTTGCAGCTGGCGGAACTGACGAAATGCTTGACAAGTTCTATCTTGAAAAAATGGAGCGCAATAAAGAAAGACAGCTAAAAGGGTACAAAGTTAAAGAAGAAGGCGTAAAATGTGCATTGTGCACTAGAGCTATCGACGACGTTGGTAGAGGCGCTAGCCCAGACATGTGCGCAAAGTGCTTACCTAAGGAGGTAGACTACAGTGCCTGAAGTCAACGATGAATGGGTCAGATCTGAAATGCAAGATGCAAAGACTAAAGTAGGTATCGGTAATGCTACACTTAAACTTCTTGCAACTTGGAAAGATATTACCCTATCAGTAAACCAGCAAAAGGAAGTTATAGCGCTATTTAGCCGTCTTTCTCTTGGGCATGCCGCAGTAAAAAATAATCCTGATGAGCTATGGGTTGATGCGCAACCAGGCGCAATTAGTCTAGGTGACGACGTGCGTGTCAAGGCTGACGCGTACGACGGCGCAACCGGCGGTATTCACAACGGGAGACGCGGTAAGGTTGTAGGAATCCGTTACGGCGACATTATATTTAAGTCTACAGATGATAAAGAACCTATCTTAGACGGGGCACACTATTCACCGCACCAACTAGAGAAGAGAGTTCGCTAATGCGATCTACAGTAGAGCTTATTGTTCGTGGTAGAAACATCGATGAAATTCTTGCCAATGCAAAGAAAAGTTGGCAAGGATTTGTAAATAACGACTCTGCGGAGTTGCCGCCTGATTCTGAACTAAAGGCTAGGGACTTTAATGAAGATCCTAACAATGACGGAATGCTAATTGCCTACATAACAATACGCACTAAGATAGAGACTAAGCATGGCTGATTCATCAAATGAGCCTCTGCAGTACCGAGTAGAAGCTCTACGCGAAGCTGCTAAAATTATCTCTGGAGATAGAGATGCGCAGTACGGCGCTCCTGAAGAAAACTTTGCTAGAATAGGCAAGATCTGGTCAGTCATACTAGGTATAGACTTATCACAAGAAGACGTTGCCATGATGATGGTAGGTCTTAAAGTCGCTCGATACGCGTCTAAATCTGGGTTCCAGGGAGATACCTGGATTGATATCGCGGGATACGCAGGTTGCGGCTATGAGGTAGGCATGATTGATCTAGAGAAAAAAGCAAATCTTTCTGAGTAAATAGCATGCCATAAGTGCGATGTCGGTATAAGGTCCTACCTAGGAACTACGAAGGGCTACACCTTGTCACAACATACCTTTATCGACTGCAACGGGCTTGCAGCTTTTATGAGTCTTGGCTTTATCCAAAACGACATGAAGATGATTCAACGCACCGGAACATTAAACTTTGGAAACGTAGTTGCAGAAAGCAACCGTCATCTTCTTGGAGATGACTGGACCTCAGAGTTTTCAGACGATCCTAACGAATGGCGCGTGCAAAAAGCAGACATCGTCATGGGTTGCCCGCCATGCTCCGGTTGGTCTGTATGGTCTGGCCCTGCAAATCGTGGACCTGACTCTAAGGCACACGAGCATACCGTAGCCTTTATGAAATACGCTGGACGCGTAAAACCACGCGCTATAGTGTTCGAGTGTGTTCAGCAAGCGTACACGCAAGGGCGCGACGTAATGGTTAAGTATCGCGACATGGTCGAGCAAGTCTCCGGTAAAAAATACGATTTGTATCACGTTAAGGAAAATAACCTACAGGTTGGCGGATTTTCATATCGCCCGCGTTACTTCTGGGTTGCTGTTGAGTCAGGACTTAAGTTTAGCGCGGTAACTCCAGAACCTAAAGAACTTCCACGTATCATGGACATCATCGGTGATCTTGCGGAGATGCCTCAGACTTGGAATAAGCAAAAGTATACCGCGCCTTCTCCTTCTAAGTGGGTTAAGCACCTACGCACAAAAAATGGAATGGTTGACGGTCACATCGGTAAAACAAACATCCATGCGCAACGAATTGAAGAGATCTTTAGCATCATCGGCAACGACGGCTGGGAAGGCAACGGTGACACCGGCGGTGCGCTTAAGAAAGCCGTAGACTTAAATGACGGTAAGTTTCCTCAGAAGTGGATTGACATTTCTCCTCGTGTTATTCGTAAAAATTTTAAGCTTGGCTTTTCGCAACCGTACCGTTGGAAAGAAGATCACTGGTGCAACGTGCTTACCGGCTCTGCGCTAGACCACGTTATTCATCCGACGCAACCGCGCCTTATTACGCATCGCGAGTCTGCTCGTATGCAAGGTTTGCCTGACGATTGGAACATTGAAGAATCGCGCAATTACTCTCACCTGGCGGCTGTATGGGGCAAGGCTGTCCCAGTGCAAGCGGCCAACTGGATTGGTAAGGCACTTAAAGACGCACTTGACGGAAACCCACAAGGAGAACCTGCGGAGCTAATCGGAGACCGAGAGTACTTAATCGACTCAGACAAAGGATTCTCAAGACACTACGCCAAGAAACAGTGGTACAGTAGCCCTATGGAGACTAGCGCTAAATGAGTATACGCGATTACAACGATGATCTTGTTCCACTTTGTGAGCGGTGTTGGATTGCGGAAAATAGCGTGTGGGAACCAGAAAGCGTAGACATGGAAGGGAACATTCTGACGCGGTTAGTTAGCGTAAATGTACCTATTAAACTTTCTCCAGGCACGGTCTGCGAATGCTTTATCTGCAGTAAGGTTACAGTTGTAGGTATATACGTTTCAGCTGATGATATAGAAGAAGCTGACTCAGAAATGGATATGGACATGGAGGGAGAAAATGTTCTTCCTTTTGACGAAATACCGCCAGAGGACACGCCTACCTGATATAATTTACACAATGACGAACGGACGAATATATGCAAACCTTTCTACCTCAGACTAGCTCCTTCGAGCATATTGCTCAAGAACTAGACAACAAGCGCCTTAATAAGCAGGTCCTTGAGGCGTGGCAACTTATGTTAGTGCTTACCTCGCTAAATCCACAGGGCGAACACCGTGACCCTAAAGGCTGGCGTAATCATCCTGCAGCAAAGATGTGGGAAGGCCACGAAAAAGCTTTGTCTATGTACGCAACTACAATGTGTGACGAGTGGCTAGCTCGCGGTTACAAATCTACAATGATTCCTAAGATTCAAGGAACACTAGTCCGCGCGCTTGAGCTAGGGCGTATCAGCGACGAGCTTACCTTTCCTTACTGGTTTAAAGACAAAGATACATACGAGCAAATTGCCTCTACCCACCGCATTGCTTTACTACGCAAAGAGTACGACTGGTATTCTCAATTTAACTGGCCAGAGGATAAAGGTTATCGTCCTGAGTACTATCAGTACCTATGGCCTGATAGTAACGGCGTGCTTCAACTAGGCACCTACAACAATATGTAGGCATTGCTCAGTGACTCTTAGAGACACTTTCACGCCTAGCCTGAGGTAATTTATTGCTCTAAAATAATCTGCGTTTATCCGCGCAATGGCTCACTTTCCAGTGTAGTATTCCTCTTACGGCGGCGTAAGGGAGAGACAGTGAAAGACTCGCGTATAGGCGAACTTTTGTGGAAAGAATGGACCGGAGACGGTTATGAACAACTAAACGATGAATCTATCGTGTTCTTCACAGAAGACCATATAGACCTAGAGAACGAGCTTATCCGCCGCGCATTAGCGTCTGCCTTACAGCGCGATGGCGTATCCGTATCATTAGGAAAAGGTTTTCAATTTTTAGAGTCGTCCTACTTGGCGTATGGCTACGCCGGTGAAATTGACGGAGATACAGAGCTTACCGCGTGCGATGAAGAAGGAGAAACACGCGAAGGTGACGTAGTTGATCAAGTATTTTCCGTCACCTGGGTAGAGGTACACGCAGAGTGAGCGCTTCTATTGATTTAAGTTGGCAGAAAGATTCAGCCTGCGCACTAAAGGAGAATGAAGGAATAAGAGATTTTTTCTTTTCATCTGAACCTTCTGAAAAGTATCAAGCAAAGAACTTATGTTTTTCTTGTCCTGTTCGTCGTGACTGCTTAAAGTGGGCGCTTGAACATAGACAAATCTGGGGAATCTGGGGTGGAAAAGACGAAGGTGAAATTCGTCGTACTCTTTCAGTTTCATGGAACGGGCAAGAATCGCGTCGTCAACGCTTCCCACAGTGCCCTGCATGTAACGCACGACCAAATAAGCTTAAGACATTAGTTGTTGATGTTCCAGGCGGAGGCCGTTGGGCAACTATGCGTCTTGTTCAATGCGAGGCATGTGACTTTACCTGGCGCTCGCGAACAAGCGCGAACGCTGTTGATGCGTACCACGCTCAGAGGGAAGAAAAGCTCGCTAAGAAAGAACGTGAAAAGACTAAAAAACCTACTAGGAAAAAGACTAAAGAATAGACAAATAAATATGATATGTTATACCTATGAATGATATTGATCTTCCTACGGTATTTATAGCCATACTTGTTAAGCAAAAAGAAGCTGTTCTTCCTCTGTTTCTAAGAACCTTAGAAGAGCTTGACTACCCTAAAGATAAGATATTTTTGTACGTAAGAACAAATAACAATACAGATAACTCTGAAAAAATTCTTCGTGAGTGGCTTTCTGCCAACGGTAACAAGTATCAAGACTACTTGTTTGACTGCTCAAACGTATCTACTAAAGTTGAAAATTACGGAGTGCACGAATGGAACGGAGAACGATTTAGAGTTCTCGGTAAAATACGTCAAGAGAGTCTGCGTCAAGCTGTACGCGCCGGTAGCGATTACTACTTTGTTATTGACGCTGATAACTTTATATACCCTGAAACACTTAAAGAACTAGTTGCGCTTGATCTCCCTATCGTTGCGCCTCTGCTTAGGTATGCGGTAGCTACACCAGAGCACCCAGACAGCGAAGATCAAAAAGATCGTCTTGCTGGACATGAAGGACGCTACTATTCTAATTACCACTATATAGTAGATAGCTACGGATCGGTAATACCTGAACCAGTTTACTATCAGATTCTTTATCAGAAAGAGCGTAAGCCGCATAAGGTTGACTGCGTGCACTGCACGTACTTAATTAAGCGAGAGCATCTTGGCACTCTTAGTTACCTTGAAGAATCTGATCGCTGGGAATACATGGTATTCTCAGAGTCAGCAAGAAAGAACAACGTAGATCAGTACCTAGACAATAGAAAGATATACGGAGTACTTACGTTAACTGAAAACGCAGACGCGTCTACGTGGATGTACAACGAATTAGCAGATCCGGAGACTAGAGAAGCTAAGTATAACGCTATAAACGTCCCAGACGTTCTTTAGTCTTTTCTTGTTATTAGGTCTATTCTTTTAGGTGCCCCTGCAGTTTCCCACTGCAGCACAGTCTCAACCTGCATTGAGAATGGTGGGAGCTTTAAGTCTAGTCCACGGTAGCCACCTGGAGAAATATTGTAGTTAATACTGTCGTGAGTGTATGTCGTATTACATATCAAAGCGTACTTTGCCGCTTTCTGTATTCTTTTTACGATAACGTCAACGTCATTATTTGGAAGATGCTGAAGAACGTCCTTACATAGGATTAAATCTACTTCAGGGAAGTCAAAATTAAGCGCGTCAGATAAGACAAACTTAATGTTGTTACTGCCGTATGCCATATCGTTTTGCGCGATAACGTCTGGCACAACGTCGACGCCTGTATAGTCCACGCTTGAAAAGTCAAGAAGCTTAGAGAACTGCCAGTCTCCGCAGCCGAGATCTAATACTGTTTTTATCTCTTTCTTGTCAACCCACTCTTGCACTATTTTTCGATACTCTAATGTAGCTTCCTCAGTTGACCCAGGGCCACTGCCTTTTCCCCAGTGGCTATTCTTGTATATACTTTCAAATATTGAAGTTGCTGGTCCTGAAGCTATACTAGTTTCTTCTAAGTTTTCAATGCCTTGCTCGTAAAATTTGATGTTATTTGCAAGGCGTTGATCTGTAGGATTAGCGTCTAACGCCATTTGCCCGTATAGGACTGCCTTTTTCTTATCGCCAAGATTGTGCGCTGACAAGGCGCGCATGTCGTTGAGCTGCCACTTCCATAGAGACCCAGAAGAAAGATAATGATTTGTTGGAGCGCACGTGGCTACAAGCTTAGAAGTTTCCCACATTCCGCCCCAGTCTCTCATGGCGTAGTAGCAGTTAACTTTTTCATAGTAATTTTCTCCGCATGGATCTAGCTCGATAGCGCGATCCGCCCATGACATAGCTTCTTCTAAACGATTTAAGTTGCGACAAGCTTCTGCTGCCCAGCGACACACAGCAGCACGTTCAACTACCCAGTCATCACTAAACGCTAGAAGTCTTTCTGCGGTTGATATTACAAGTTCCCACTCACGATAATACGTGTATTCTCTACATAGATACGTAACAAGACGATGATCTTTTGCATTTCCTTCTTCAGCGCATGCTGCAACAAGCATAGGCAAGTACTGGCTACGAGGCTTAGAGCTATCCGGCTTATGATACATCTTTGTAGGTATCGTGCAGTTAACTAGCTTAGTGTCTAATGAAGGAACAAACACTTCATGAATAGGCCACTTCCAATACATTCCATCGCGTGAATGAAGTCTGCACATAGACCAGACGTGCCCCGTGTCAAAATCACACCAACCACGAGTTGCGCCAGGCACCCAGTGTTCTTTTACCTTGTCAAAGAAGTCTTCATCTAACGTCTCATCAAGATCTAGGCTTAGGCATACGTCTATGTCAGATGGTATAAGCGCGAGCGCTGCATTTCGCGCGGTGTCAAAACGCCAAGGCTTTACGTTAATTTCATAAACGATGACGCCATGCTCGCGCAGGATCTCAACGGTGCGATCTGTGGATCCAGTGTCACATACAACGCGGATGTCGGCGCCTTTGGTAGTTTCGGCCCAGCGCGCGGCGTGTTTTTCTTCATTAAGGGCAATAGAGTAAGCGGCAACTTTCATGGTTATACCTTATCATCTTTCTTTGTAAAATCAGCTAATCTATCTCTATCTCTGACCGAACTATATCAAAAAAAGAACGCGTAGGCGCCCACTGAAGCAAGTCTAGCTTGTTATGTTTAGGGTATATAGTCTTATCTACCGCGCTATTAGTAGAATACGCAATAATTACATTGTTCTTCCTATACTCTTCTATCACGTCTAGCACTGAGTACTGAGCTCCAGAAAATACGTCGGTTAGAATGCTTTTGTTTCCCGCCAGCGCATACTCAAGCGCGCGTACGTTAGCTTCTGCTATATCAAGAACGTGCGTGTAGTCTCGCGTTGAGTTAGGGCTATTGACTATAAATGTCAACCCTTCTCTTTGCACGTTGTCAAGAATAGAAAATATATTCTGCTTTGCGGTGTCAGAAACGCCAGGCGCTTTTCCTCCTATATTAAAGTATCTCAGAATCACGTGCGATTTAACCTTACAAAGTATCTGTTCCTCTAACAACTTGCTTCTAGCGTAAGGGTTAGTAGGTTCGTACACCGAGGCGGATGAAGCAAAGACGATAGGTAGATTAAAAAGTCTGCACAGAATAGCTATGGACACAGTCGAAGACACATTGTTCCAGTAGTATGAAATAGGATGATTTTTAGATTCGCCTATACTTTTCTTAGCTGAAAGATGGATAACACCTACAGGTCTGTCGCGCAAAAAAACTATAAGCATCTTAAGAATGTTCTCTGTAGAACTGCCTATCTTCTTGTCAGTTATGATAGGTGTGTAGCCGTGCGCTTTTAGCGCGACGTCTGTGGCGCACCCAATGTACCCCAAGCCACCTGTGACAAGAACCTTTTTCATAATTTTCCTATCTTTAGCGTATTACGTGCAGTTATAGGTATAATATAGTAACATGAGTCGCCGACATTTTCACGATACTTACTGCAATAGACGGTATCACACTTACCACTACAAGGACGAAACTGCAGAAGGACTGTTAGAGGCAAAGGTAGAAAACTTTATAATTAACCTACTAAAAAGAATATTTAGACGTAGTGCTTAGTTTTATAGAGATACTTAATAAAAAATCGTGCGACGGGTGCACTAAATGTTGCGAAGGATACTTATCAGCCACAATACATGGCCGCGAGATGTTCCCTGGTAAGCCTTGCATCTTTGTCGAGCAAGGAGTAGGATGTAAAGAATATGAAACTAGACCGTACGACCCTTGTGTTCTTTTCCAGTGTGAGTGGCGAAGAAACCCACACTTTGATGAGTGGCTAGCGCCTACAAAAACTGATGTTATTTTTGTTCGACAACCATACAACGGCTTTGAGTATCTTCAGATTGCAGAAGCGGGTAGGCCAGCATCTGAGGAGATTATTGCTTGGGCAAAAGATTACTCTGAAAAACACAATATGAATATTAAGTGGAGTGTAGACGGTGTTGCCTTTTTTGCAGGATCGCAAGAGTTTTTAGAATCGGTAAAAAATGAGAGACCCTAACTGGTTTTATAGTCTAGAAATAGATAAACTATTTATAAAGCATTTAAGTCATTTTAAAGACAAGCCAGTGAACTTCCTACAAATAGGAGCGTTTACTGGAAACGCCTCTAAGTGGTTGGTGGAAAATATACTTACACACCCTGAGTCTAGACTTGTAGATGTAGATACTTGGACTTTTTTACCTCACGTGGCGGGGATAGATTCAAAGGAAGTAGAAGAAAAATACAACTTACAAATGCAGGAGCATATTCAAAAAGGTAAAGTAGTTAAAGTACACTCCTACAGCTCTGATTTTTTTAACACTAATGCTGATACTTTTGATTTTATCTATATAGACGGAGACCATAGTGAAGAGGCTGTAGTAGAAGACGGCACTAACGCGCTTAAAGCGCTTTCATCTAAAGGCATTATAAGCTTTGATGACTACAACATGCTAGATACTTACGCATCATTTAGAGAAAAGATAAAAGTTTTTTATGTAAAAAATGGAGTAAATAGATTAGATTTTACAGATTTTTCTGTTCTTGAAGATAAAAATTGTTGGCAGTTCTGGGCTCAGAAAAATAAGTAGAAAAGTGTCCGTATGTTCCATACCCGCAATGTTGTAAAAAAATAGGCAATACCTTTTCTTTACTAAGCGGGAATCCTAAAGTATCTCCATAGTCTTTTGTTAATTCAAAGTTATGTGAACCCTTTTTTTCATCACGGAGATGCTCGTAGACTTGTGCCGTTCCATTGTTTAATGGTTCTGTGCGTATTAGTCTAGTATTCGACAATATGATGTCTTCAGCGCCCCAAGACAAGCATCTTTCGTCCATACCTGGCCACAATTGAGTTTTGACTACCCAGCAATAGCCAGAGTAAAGATTTATCTTTTTACTTCCTATTAGTATAGACTTTGTTGGTTTTACAATAACATCATGGTTTTTGGCATACGCTACTGAGTCATCTATTTGTTTTTTACTATAAAAAGCATCACCATCTATTAGTACCATAATATTATTTGGAAAAATACTGGCTAAAACGTTTCTGCTTGCTGCTCTGTTAAATTCCTCGTGGTCGGTGTCCGCAGTCAAGATTTTGTAGCCAAATGAAAAATAGTGATGCATGAACTTATCAAATATATTGAGTCTATCTTCCCCTTTTCGTATTCTTCCTGTCCCGATGTATTGACAGTTTTCATACTCCTCTTTAATTACAGTGCAATTTTCTGTTTCTAGTTCTACAGTTAAATCTTCTGCGCAACAATTGTACACAGAAAATAATATCCCTGACGATATATGTATTTCTTTAGTATAAAAATATTTTGTAAAAAGAGTATTTGTTCTCACAGTAGGTGTGCCTTGAACTACCGTTATAGATATATCTGACTTACTAACATACAGCAGTGTTTTGTTAAAAGACTTAATAGTCATTCTCATATTAGAAAGGAAATGCAAGTGAGGTGTTCATAGCAAATTTTAGATCAGAAAAGAATCCTTCTTTTTGATTAACTAATGGTTTGCTAGAAACAAAAGCATTTAAGCTTTGTAATTGATTTGCATACGACACATCTATAGGTTTATCGAATGTAGATACTGCAAGTAGTTTTTCAAACACGCTCGAGTTTATTCCGATAGCGTGACATCCAAGTATGTACACTGCTTTATCCAGCGCATAAGAGTATTTCTCTCTTTTAGATAGAGCAGGCAGTCCTAAAGCTCCTAGGTAGAGCACATCCCAGTTAGTAGGTATGTCTTTTACTATATTATTAAATCCTTCTGTAAAACTAGAACTAAACGCCGCGTCGTCTTCTAATATTAAAATATTACTATAGTTATTTTTTAAGGCATCTATGAGTATCAGCTTGTGTGTAGCAACTAATGCTGCCTCAAAAGAAGATATTTTGGTATGTGACAATAGTGTTACTTCTTTTTTATTTGTATCTACGGAAGGTACGCAAGAAAAAGAGCTAAATAACCCATCTATAGCTTCTATCTTTTCAGCCACTATATTATTAGAAGATAGTTGCTGAGTGATGTGAACTAGCCTGTCTGGTCTTCTAGTAAGATTTATATAATACACTTTATTAAAAAATGTATTAACACTTGTCATTACAAAATTTACCCCTCTACAGGAGTCTCTACAGGAGTCTCTACAGGAGTCTCTACAGGAGTCTCTACAGGAGTCTCTACAGGAGTCTCTACAGGAGCAGAGAAAACTCCGTTTTCATATGTGTAACCGTCAGAGATATCCGCAACAGAAGGCTCGTTGGTAATATCAACCACAGTGTTGGCTGAGAGCATTTCCATAAACCCTGCTTCTGTGTAAATGGTTGAAAGAACAACTCCTGCGTTAACTATAGCGTACTTCTTAACTGTAACTTCTTCAGACATGATTCTCCTAATACTTGATACGTGCGTAAGGTAACTATATCACTAGTCAACAAAGTCTACTTATGAGCTTTAAAGTCGCCCTGTTAAGCCTGCAAGCGCGTGCATTATAGACGGCGTGAAACCAGTCGGCATGTCATTCATCCAGCTTACAAGAATATACTTTTCGCCTTCTGTCACTGGCAAGGAGGCATGCAGGTAGGCGTGATTAGAAGGAAAAACTACAATAGCTGGTTTTTCTGGTTTAACCTTTATATCAAACTTCTTAAAATGCGTCTCTCCACCTTCGTATTCTGAAGGGTTTAGGTAGACTAAAATTGACACGGTTCGGTAAGTTGTCCAGTCTGAGTCAGAGTGGTAGTCGTATTTATTTGTTACTTTGTAGTGAAGCATATTAAAGCCTTCATCTTGAGAGATAGAAGCTTCAAAATCAGAAGAGTAATGATTTATTGCTGGAACTGTGTATTTGCGCACTTCATCGTCCCAGAAAGGAAACACCGATCTCATTTCTAGTCCTCGACTAGTTCTGTAGTCTTGATCCAAGTTTTGATCAGAACCTATGCCACTTTTTTTCCAGACTGCGTCATTTGCCTGTCTAGCAACTTCAACAAGATTTTTCGCTAGATCTTCTGGAAAGTCGTACTGATAAACACCTACTGCAAGTTGTGTGTAATTCATTTTCTTTCGTCCTTTACTTTTCTTTTGTAGAATTTTCTAGTCCATAGCTTTTTTTGGTAGTATCTGTCTATATGGTCTGTATTTTCTTGGGTAATTCGGTCTAACTTTTCATCTACCGCATTGTACTCTATCTCCCACTCCGTGCGAAGAAATGGAATTATCTGCGCTAGCGGCGTTCCAGCTGAGATATGTATATCTCTATCAGTATCTTTAATAGTGTAAAGAACATTTAATGGAGTATAGAATTTATCAGTATCTATAATGCCCGGCATAACCTGTGTTTTTAAGTCTGGTCTATACGCTGGTTGGACCATCATGATACTTGTGCCTTTTGGAGTCTTTACTTTGTAAGGTAAACCTACCTTATCAATACCATGTTTTTGCGCAGATAGATTTGCATCTGGATACATCCCAAGTTGGAATTGCGGATGCGGATGCCATAAAGAGCCTCTATCGTCATCACGCGTTTTCTTTATAAAAAGTTTTCCATTTTCATCTTTGGTTATTGTTACATCAAAAGGCCAGACTACCATGTAACCAACTGTCATTACATCGTACAGACCTCTACAAGTTTTTGCAGTTCTTGGTTGAGCGCCGTTTTCTAGTTTTTTGAACCAGTCAGGAAGATTTTCTTCAGCAGGAGTTGGATGATACTCATTGAGAAAATGAGAGTCTCCTAAATGTTGAGCGTAGTTGTCTACACTTATAGTTAGCCTTTTTATTTTCATTTATAGTTTTTCTTGTTCCAAAAAGTTCTCTTATACCTATTTTCTAGATATATAGAATGATGTTCTAAATTTTTTTGACTCTCTCTTCTTTCAATTGAAGAGTACTCTGCTACCCAATCAGAACGCTTTATCGGTATAATTTGGGCCATAGGCGTTCCAGCTGGGATAACGCCTACAAAATCTTTTCTTAATAAAAATGGAAATTGAACAGAAAGTTTAAACCCGTCAGCATCAACTATTCCTGGAAGTATGCTAAAAGGCAAGTCATCTCTATGCATAGGCTGAACAAAAAGAACACTCCAACCTTTAGGCATTTTTATGATCCAAGGATTTGACCACTTTAAAAACTCAGGACCGTACTCAGAAGGCACTTTTAAAGTTGACGCTTGTTCGTAGCTGTGTTGATTTACCATCTTAAACTGAATAGGCCAACTAAACGCTGGAGAGCCGTCAGGATTTCGTGTAACAACTACATCGCAGGGGAACGTTATTAAGTAGCCTGAAGTCATAGCATCAAACACAGGCATGCATTTTTTTACAGTAGAGTTTGCATGACCATCGCTATACGTTTTTTTATTGTCTATATGCGTAGTTAACTTTTTATACCACTCTGGTATATTTTTGCTTGAAGGCAAAGGCTTAGAGAAGTAGTCAAGATCTGCGTCTTCGCATATAAATTCTATAGTATTAGAATTTCTATTGACGATTTTCATTATTTTTGACGTCATCATACCAAAGGTATTCTGCATCATACATCCAGTCTATGTAGTCATTAGTTGAGTAGCTGTAAATTTCAGATGCAAAATTAACTGCTTCTGTTATTTTATTGTGAATTATTTTATTAACTGGTGATAGTAATCGTCGTGCAGTGTAATCTACCCCCGCAAACTTTTCGTAGTCAGAAAACGATCTTGGTGTCCCTGTTATTTTTTTAAGTGTATTAAATATCTCTACACCTGCATCTTTAGCGCCGATATACCCTTCGTAATTGTAGTCTTCTGGGAAATCTTCAATTGGATGATGTCTATCCATAAGCTTTTGCCAGCCGCCTGCTTCTGAGTAGTAATGCATAATACCAGTAACCCTTGGAACGTAGAAATTGTATCCCTTCATATATGAAAGAATAGAGTAATACTGCTCTTCTTCTAGAAATCTAATATTTCTATTTGCTGGCACATCTGTTACGTACGCTCCATCAGTAAATATCTGCGCAGGAGAGAGAGTTTGCGAGAAGGCAAGCGTCTCAAATATAGTAAAAATTCTATCTCCATGGCGAGGAAAACCGTAGTCCTTTAAGAATCGAGCTGGCCCTGGGCCTACACGAAAAACGGGAACGTTATTGTGGCCTCTTCGTTGTCTAAAATATATTTCCTTAGACATAGGGTTGTAGTAAGGAAAATGCTCAGCCACTGAAGGGTAGATATCAGGAGCGTACGCTCTAGGATAACCAGTAACAAGTGGTTTTTCTTCTCCAAGGGCTCTTATGTTTTCTAAATGATGAATTAGCAAATCATCCCAATGCATATCAAAACGCATGTGGGAGTCTATCTGAAGGAAATAATCTTCTTTATTGTAGAACGCATTTGCATCCGCTCTTTGATTACCAAGTCCTACGTTCTTTGCAGTAGCTTCTTTTGCCTTTATCTTTACTTGTTTGTTGTCTTTAAAAACTTCCCAGTATTTTTCATCTTCTTCTTTATATATAAGCCCTACGCCGAAAACTAAGCGCTCAGGATTTTTAGCGTTTAATAGGGCGCTTTCAATGGTTGGGACAAGTTCATCGTCTCTGTAGCACGGTATGGCAATAAATATAGTTTTGCTATTTCTAGCTTCTTTTTTAGTGTCAAATATAGAATCGTATCTATATTCATTTTCCATTTCGTTAGTAAATGCCCTGTCGGCATTTCTCATCATTCCGTACGACATCTATAGTTCTCCTTGTACTAGTGCGTGCTAGTACATATATTATACTATAAACTCCTTAGTCGTGCCACTTGCATAGCCTGAAACATCTAAAGAAAGACTAGCAGTTTTTGCAGCCTGAGATACGAGAATAACAACGCCTCCGCCCGTAACATACGAGCCGCTAGAGTACCCAGTTGCGTAGACAGTGCCGTACCCCGAGATCCTACGCGCACAAAGGATAACAACGCCTCCGCCATACTGCGTATTATTCCCAGCTCCTCCTCTTAAGAATAGAGGAGTTGTTTGAGAGGCAGACAAGATATACCCAGTTACTGCGTTTCGCGCTAAAGAAAAGTACTCGGCTGGAGAAGGTGCAGTAACAGTGTAGCTGGCGCTTGCCCCGCCTAGCGAGTTAGTTACAGATCCAAGACCTCCGCTAGAAAGTGTTCCTACCGCTGAAGACCCGTTCTTTAACCCTATGCTTGTAGTAGCTTGGTTCCCAGAGCTAGTAGAGAAGGATAAAGAGTTTCTAACAAATACCTTATATCCTGCGGTGTTAAGATGAATTCCATCTGCGACAGTTAAGTTGTTGTAGTACATATCGCGTGTAAGAGTTGTGTTAGCAGAGACGGTTACGTTCCCGTCATACCCTGAGCCGTAGATCTCATCGGGAACGGCGGCAAAAGAGGAGGTAGCTGTAGAAGCTCCTATTGATGTTACTCCGTATTTTCCCATTGTTTTCTACTCTCTACGCTGCAATAACTTCATGGTTAACGATAACTACTGTACCTGCGCCTGCTGAACCAGCCGCGCCACTTGCACCTGCTGCCGCGCTCGTTGTAAACCCAACAGGAAGACCGCTTGTAGACATGATGAAAAGAACGCCTCCACCGCCTACAAAGCCACTTGCACCGGTAGCCCCTGTTGCACCAGCGGTTGCTGTTCCTCCTGCGCCACCCGCGCCTCCAGGGAACGTAGCAGAGGCGTTGTACGTAGACGCTGTGCCCGCGGAGAAATTAAAGGTTGAAGCTGAGCCAGCGGTAAACGTGTATGTTGGTGCGTTGTTAGGGTTTGCGGTTGCAAAAGTTCCAGCGGTAAATGAGTATGTCGGTGCGTTGTTAGGGTTTGTGCTAGCGTACGTGCCAGCGGTAAACGTATACGTTGGCGCGTTGTTAGGGTTTGTGCTAGCGTACGTGCCAGCGGTAAACGTATACGTTGGCGCGTTGTTAGGGTTTGCAGTGCCAGCGGTATATGTATACTTTGGCGCGTTGTTAGGGTTTGTAGTTGCGCCTGAACCCGCGGTGTAAGTATAAGTAGCAGCGTTTACAGTTGAGCCTGAGCCAGCGGTATATGTATACTTTGGCGCGTTGTTAGGGTTTGCATTGCCAGCAGTGTACGTATACTTTGGCGCGTTGTTAGGGTTTGTAGTTGAGCCTGAGCCAGCAGAATATGTGTAGCTAGCTGCGTTATTAGTTGAGCCTGTGCCAGCAGAATATGTGAAGCTACCCGCATTGTAAAATACGTTACCTGGAGAGTACGAGTAAGTAGGCGCGTTGTATTTTCTAGTTTTTGGTGCTACTGAGTTGTATGTATTTAGAGGACTTCCAGGCCCTTCCATCGTAGATGACGGAGCGTTATATCCTGTCGTACCAGGACTAAACGTGTATGTTGGCGCATTGTTAGGGTTTGCAGTGCCAGCGGTAAACGTGTATGTTGGCGCGTTGTTAGGGTTTGTAGTTGCGCCTGAACCCGCGGTGTAAGTATAAGTAGCAGCGTTTACAGTTGAGCCTGAGCCAGCAGTAAATCCGTATGTCGGCGCGTTGTTAGGGTTTGCATTGCCAGCAGTGTACGTATACGTTGGCGCGTTGTTAGGGTTTGTAGTTGCGCCTGAACCCGCGGTGTAAGTATAAGTAGCAGCGTTTACAGTTGAGCCTGAGCCAGCAGTAAATCCGTAGGTAGGTGCATTGTTATTATTAGTTGCACCAGTGCCACCAGTAAATCCATAGGTAGGCGCATTGTTATTATTCGTCGCGCCTCCGCCAGCTGTAAATCCATATGTCGGCGCATTGTTATTGTTAGTTGCGCCTGTACCAGCCGTGTAAGTATAAGTAGGAGTGGCGTAAGAAGCTATCGGACTTGTTGGAGCATTGTAAGACGCGGGAGTGGAAGCGACAAAGAGAGTTGGCGCAGACGCGCCCGCTGAACCAGAAGTACCTGCGTTACCAGGAGATCCTGCAGATCCCGAAGAGCCGGCGACACCGTTTACTAAAATTTTACCTGCGCCCACAATTGTTTTTGCAAGAACAATTACTACTCCGCCACCAGGTCCACCCGCACCTCCCGCGCCGCCTGCACCGCCTGTTCCAGCAGTTCCTGGAGTGCCACTTTCGCCTCTACCGCCTGCAACTCCTACTGAGTTGGCATTAGTCGGGTGACTACCTGCACTGCCCGCGCTTCCTGCGTTAGCAGTTCCTGCCGCGCCCGTTTCTCCTGCCGCACCGGTTGATCCGCCCGCGCCGCCTGAGACTGCGGCAACAGTGCTTGAGATAGCATCAACGTATAGACCAGAGATTAGGTTAGTGATGTTGTAAAAAAATTCTTTTCCACTTGATATCTGCGCTGCTGTCTTATCACCGCTGTTACCGCCCAGGGAGTTCACCGCATTGTTACCGGCTGTTGCTCCGCCGCCTACCGTGCCTACGGCAGTTGTATTTGTAAGACGCGCAATACTTGAAGTGTTATCAACAAAGGTAAGGGTGTTTTTCACAAATACGCGATACCCGGCAGGGTCTAGGTTTATTCCAGAGTTGATTGTTAAGTTGTTGTAATACATATCTCTAGTTAAAGATGTGTTTGTAGATATTGTTACGTTGCCGTCACTACCTTCGCCGTACGCGAAAAGACCGCCTACGCGGGTTCCGACTACGATAGGTGATGACGATGAGACAGGCATTAGGCTATCTCTACTCCTGAAATATGAATGTTAATTGCGCTATTGGCAGATGCTAGCCCATGGATGGAAGCGCCTGTAGGAATAACTATGGCGGTATCAATTGTAGTCGTTGTGTTTGCTGCTACTAGCACCTCACCAAATACCTTGTTTGCGCCTGCGACAGAGCCAGCACTTGGGACTACGTGAATAGTCGCTAGCCTGTCTACTGCAGTGTAGTTAGCAAGAAGGATAGTCTTAACTAGGGTAGTCGTTGACGCAGGCGCGGAGTACAAAGACGCTGCGGTAGTAGTCAGCCCTGTTACAGCCTTTAGTTCTTTTGTAACGTATGTTGCCATGGTTATCCTTTTCTTTTGCCTATAATATCATCGAGTAGTAAAAAGCGGCGTCTTCTCGTGCGATTGCAGAAGAGATTTGCGCATCAGGAACTGTTACGTTGATGTCTAGCTCTGCAACGCCAGAAGCGGCACCTTTTTGAGTAACAGGAATGTAGTCACCTAGCGCACCGGTAAGCCCTGATTCTCTAACAATGTTAGAAGCCAGTTGCGCGTCAGGGACAAAACCATTTTGATCAAGAGTTGCTAAGCCGCCTACGGTAATAGAACCAGCCATTGATGAGTGATACTGGCAAGCATAGTAAAGTTGAGGAGCGTTATAAGGAACTTCAAAGATGATAGTTCCAACGTCTGCGCCGCCGTTTGTTACACCGGTGCTATACACGTTTCCTGAGCTATATGCTCCTGAAACAGTTTGAATCCAAAATGGGTGACCAGACGCATTTACGTTGATAACGTAGCGATGACCACGAATAAAGAATAAGGTTGGGTTTGAAACACCATCGATTAAATACGCGCCTGAGCCAGAGTTTGTAACAGTTAAAGTTATTCCTCCGGAGACACCGGTTAAACCAGTCTCTCCTTGAGCGCCTGTAGCACCAGTTAAACCTGTTGCGCCAGTATTTCCATTTGCGCCTGTTGCGCCATTTACACCAGTTAAACCTGTTGCACCAGTATTTCCATTCGCACCAGTTTCGCCAACTGCGCCTGTGTTACCAGTTAGACCAGTTAAACCTGTTGCACCAGTATTTCCATTCGCGCCAGTTTCGCCTTGAGCGCCTGTGTTACCATTCGCACCAGTTGCTCCAGTAGCGCCCGCCGCGCCTACGTCACCGGTACGTGCAAACGTCAAAACTACGTTATCATTATTTGTTAATGAACCCGAGCCTGTGAGATAAGACACTGACACATCGAAGTACGTTGCGTTATCTGTCATCGAGTTAATTGCGTAAAGCGCAAATATCTCAGAGTTAGAAGTCTTTGAGACTTTTACGTGACCCTTGATTGTCGAGGTAGAGTCGTCAATGCTTTGTAAGAATAGATGAATATCAGTTGCGGCAGAGTTTTCATCATCAATTAAAAGATGAGTAGCCGAGCTAAGTGTTGCACTGTCAAAGCGAATAAATGTACTGCCAGGGTCTGCCTGTGTAGTAGTTGAGCTATACACGTACTCTACGCTTAGGCCGCCAAAACTTCCTTGCGCACCAGTGGCACCAGTATTTCCATTTGCGCCTGTTGCGCCATTTACACCAGTTAAACCTGTTGCACCAGTATTTCCATTCGCACCAGTTTCGCCTTGAGCACCAGTATTACCAGTTAGACCAGTGTTACCAGTTAAGCCTGTTAGACCATTCGCACCCGTTACACCAGTTAAACCTGTTGCACCAGTATTTCCATTCGCGCCTGTTGCGCCATTTACACCAGTTAAACCTGTTGCACCAGTATTTCCGTTCGCGCCAGTTTCACCAACTGCACCAGTATTACCAGTTAGACCAGTATTACCAGTTAACCCTGTTAGACCAGTTGCACCAGTGTTACCAACTGCACCAGTGTTACCATTCGCACCTGTCGCACCTGTCGGGGCAAAGTCGCGTACGACTTTCCACACGGTGCCATTCCAGCGCCATGTCGTAGACCCAGATGTAAACTGGTCATTGACCGACGGTCTGTTAGGAAAGTCAATAGGCATAAGTCTCTCTCATTACAACTAATGTATAGGCATACTATACTATAAAATTCAGCTTTTTACTTAATTGTCTAGCAAAAACTGCCCGCCTTCGTAGGAAGACGGGCAGCTTTCTTGCTAAGTATTTAGCCTTACGCGGAAAGGTCTCCGATAAGTACCCATGTATCAGTTGCGCGCTTAATCAACGTTGCTGAAGACCATTGAGCGCGAAGCTTGAGGCCTGGAGTTCCATTGATTGTAACGCTAGCGCCACCGACAGTTACCTGTCCAGCGCCAGTTTGTAGTAGGTGCACTTGATCTCCGGCAGCAAACCCTGAGACAGCCGCATTTGTTGGGACTGTCAATGTTACTGCAGATGCATTGTTGAGCTCTACCAGTTTATTTAGATCTGATAGAACGAGTGTGTAAGTTGTACCAGTCTGCGCATTAGTTGTTAACGACAGGTTAGCAGATGAACCAGTTGCTCCAGTATTACCAGTTAGACCAGTATTACCAGTTGCGCCTGTGTTACCGTTCGCACCAGTTTCGCCTTGAGCGCCTGTGTTACCAGTTAAGCCTGTGTTTCCATTCGCGCCAGTGTTACCAATTGCACCAGTTTCACCAGTCGCACCAGTTACACCTGTTAGACCAGTTGCACCAGTGTTACCATTCGCACCTGTCTGGCCAGTTGCACCAGTGTTACCATTCGCACCAGTGTTACCAACTGCGCCAACGATCTGTCCTGCGCTGTACCAGCTTGAGCCGTTCCAGACGTAAACGTCTCCGTCAGCATCGACGATCCACGCATCATTTAGTGAGTTTCCTGTTGGTGGAAGAGCACCGACTGTTGCCTTAGATCCAAGAAGTGTAATTGGAACACCTTGCGCACCAGTATTACCTTGTGCTCCAGTTGGGCCAGTGTTACCGGCAGACCCTGTTGGACCTGTAGGTCCAACGTTACCGCCAACTGCTTCAACCCAGAAACCATCGTAGTAAACAAACATTAAACCGTTTGTTGGGTCAAACCATGCGTCGCCTGTATTTGGGCTAGCAGGCGTAGAAGAATCAACTGTAGAGAAGATACCGTTTGCGCCAGTGTTACCAGTTAGACCAGTTAGACCAGTCGCACCAGTTAAACCTGTTGCACCAGTATTTCCATTCGCGCCTGTTACACCAGTATTACCTTGTGAACCGGTTGCTCCGTTTGCGCCGGTGTTACCAATTGCGCCAGTTTCACCAGTCGCACCAGTTACGCCAGTTTCACCTGTGTTACCAGTTGCGCCAGTTACACCAGTTAGACCAGTCGCACCAGTTAAGCCAGTGTTACCAGTTTCGCCTTGCGCGCCAGTCGCACCTTGTGCACCAGTTACACCAGTGTTACCTTGTGCGCCTGTGTTACCTTGTGCACCGGTATTACCAACTGCACCAGTTTCACCAGTCGCACCAGTTAAACCTGTGTTACCAGTCAAACCTGTTAGACCAGTTGCGCCTGTGTTACCTTGCGCACCAGTCTGTCCGTTTGCACCCATATCACCAGTACGTGCGAAGGTAATGATAACATCAGCAGAGTTGCTGAATGATGTTACTGAACCTGAGACGTATGAAGACGCTACCTGGAAGTAGCCACTTTCTTCTGTAACACCGCTGATTGTGAACAACGCGAATGTATTGGAATCTTCCTTTAGGGAAATACGGAAGTGGCCCTTGATTGTTGATGTAGAGTCATCGATTGTGCGAAGCATTGCCTGAACGTCTGCTGTTGAATCATCAAGATCATCGATAGATAATGTTGATGCAGATGTTAGGTTAGCGTTGTTAAACTTAAGCTTTCCAGATCCTGGGTCTGAAACTGTAGTGTTGGTGTCAAATGTGTAATCTAAGGTGATACCACCGAAGTTACCCTGTGCACCAGTTACACCGGTATTTCCTTGTGCACCAGTTACACCAGTTTCGCCTTGTGCACCAGTTACGCCAGTTAGACCAGTTGCACCAGTTAGACCAGTTGCACCAGTGTTACCTTGTGCGCCTGTGTTACCTTGTGCGCCTGTGTTACCAACTGCACCTGTTAGACCAGTTGCGCCTGTGTTACCAACTGCGCCAGTATCACCAGTTGCGCCAGTCGCGCCAGTTACACCAGTTAAGCCTGTTGCACCAGTTAAGCCTGTGTTACCAGTTAAGCCTGTTAGACCTTGTGCTCCAGTGTTACCAACTGCGCCAGTATCACCGGTTATACCAGTTAGACCAGTTGCGCCTGTGTTACCAGCTACACCTGTGTTACCGGTGTTACCAACTGCGCCTGTATCACCAGTTGCGCCAGTATCACCGGTTATACCAGTTAGACCAGTTGCGCCTGTGTTACCAGCTACGCCTGTGTTACCGGTGTTTCCATTCGCACCTGTGTTACCAACTGCGCCAGTTTCGCCTTGTGCACCAGTGTTACCAACTGCTCCTGTGTTACCAGTTAAGCCTGTGTTACCAGTTAGACCAGTTAAGCCTGTATTTCCATTTGCGCCTGTGTTACCAACTGCACCAGTATCACCAGTTGCGCCAGTCGCGCCAGTTACACCAGTTAAACCTGTTGCACCAGTTAAGCCTGTGTTACCAGTTAAGCCAGTTTCGCCTTGCGCACCAGTTACGCCGGTGTTGCCTTGAACACCAGTTGCGCCGTCAAGGTTGATAGACCAAACAGCGTATGTTCCTGAGCCTCGAACGTCGTTGACGTTTACAACGAGGGTGTTAGTGCCTGATGTGTAGCTTACTACAGTCGCTGACATGTTGTTGTTTACATCGTAAGCAACTACTACGTCTTGACCAACTGAGTATGAAAGATTTGCATCAGCTAGAACAAAACTCACGCCGTTTGCTACCGCAATTGCACGGGATGTGGCGGATGTTGTCTTGTATGTATCTGATTGACCGTTTGCACCAGTTACACCAGTATTACCTTGGGCGCCTGTGTTACCAGTTTCGCCTTGCGCGCCTGTGCTGCCATTTACACCTGTTAGACCAGTTGCACCAGTATTACCAGTTGCGCCTGTGTTGCCGTTTGCGCCTGTGTTACCGTTTGCGCCTGTGTTACCGTTTGCGCCTGTGTTACCGGTTAAACCTGTTAGACCAGTTGCGCCTGTGTTACCAACTGCGCCAGTTGCGCCTGTTGGACCTACTGGAGCTGTATCACGAACGACTTTCCATACGGTGCCGTTCCACTTCCAAGTGGTTGCGCCAGACGTAAAAGTCTGGTCAACCGCCGGGGTATTCGGAAAATCGATGGCCAATTTTTGCTCCTCTTAACTATAGTTTTGCGATTGGGATCCAGGATGTATCTTATACTTATTACGTATTAGTGTCTTATGTTATTAGTGTCTTAAATTATGCTGCTTCATAGCCTTGGCTATTAAATAGTAGTATACCCGTAATAAATGGTCTGCGATGCGCCGCTGGTATTAGCAATTGTAAAGTCAAATCTATTACTACTTGTACCCGCGTATGTAGCGTCTGTACTAATTGTACCTGCTACTCCTTTAATCTGATTAGGTATGGCAGTTAGTAAAATAGGACTTCCACCACCCGTATAGTTCCAAGCATATTGATATCCTATTGCTGGGACATTTGTATTTGTCACACTGACTGTAGCATTCCAAATTAGAATACCATTAGGTATATTTCCCTTGACCCACATGGTGTACGTGCCGCCACTTGGAACTTCAAAATTGTAGGTGTTAGTGCCTGTGGCAACAGTCCACGAGCCTGTGGTAGAAGCTGACCCCGTCGGGCCAGTTACTCCTGTAGATCCATTGGCACCAGTTGGTCCAGTGTTTCCCACAGCTCCGGTATCGCCATTAGCTCCAGTTGAGCCATTAGCTCCTGTGCTTCCTGTATTACCTGTAAGTCCAGTCGCCCCTGTTGCACCTGTTGCTCCATTCTCTACGCTAGTACTGCTCAGCGCTTCTATCCAAAAGCCGTCGTAGTAAACATATAAAGTTCCGCTTGCTGGATCAAACCAGCCTGCGCCTTCACTAATTGCTCCAGTAGGTTGGGTGTCAGAAGCTGTTATTGAAGTCCCAGTAGGACCAGTCGCTCCTGTTGCTCCAGTCGCACCTGCACCGGTAGCTCCTGTTGCTCCTTTAGAAGCTAGAACTTGCCAAGAGTAATCTGTGCCTGGGTCTGTCTGCGCATAAGCTACAATGCGTAACCATAGCGAGCCGCCATAAGTTACCGCGTCATTTTGAACATACACATTTGCAGAGTTATATGGACCTTGATAGGTAAAAGGAACTGCACCAGTTGCACCTGTGTTACCAGTTAAACCTGTGTTACCTTGTGCGCCTGTGCTACCAGTCGCGCCTGTTGCTCCAGTGTAACCTGTGTAGCCAGTCGCGCCTGTTGCTCCAGTGTAACCTGTGTAGCCAACTGCACCAGTATCACCTGTGATACCAGTTAAGCCTGTGTTACCATTTGCGCCGGTCGCACCTGTGTTGCCAACTGCGCCGGTTGCGCCAGTTTCGCCTTGTGCGCCGGTGTTACCGGTGTTACCTGCAACAGTTGAACTTGCTCCGGTTGCACCTGTAGCGCCATTCGCACCGGTTGCGCCATTCGCACCTGTAGCGCCATTTGCTCCGGTTGCTCCGGTTGCTCCTAATGTACTTGGGCTAAGAAGCTCTAGCCAGTTATGAATGCTTACTAATGAGCCATTCGGGCTAACTGCAGTTGAAGCTACGTTAGTGTTTGTTTTTTCGTATGTAAATGTTGTTTCGCTAGGGACACTTGCAACAGTGTATGTGCCGTTGAACACCGCGTCAATACCCGATATAACAACAGTGTCATTTACAGACAGCCCGTGAGAACTGCTGGTAGTAATTGTTGCTACGTTAGACGTAAGTGCTTTAGTTGTTACGCTTAATGCGTCTACTGCAAAAACAAATGTCTTTGTTACGTCTGAGCGAAGAGCAAGATCTCCAACCTCAACTGCAAGTTGAAGCATAGCAGTTTGATTTGCAGCCGCGTACGTATTAGTTATCGCAAGACCAGGAAGTTGAGCTACCTTGATCTTTGCATTTACATCAAGCTCGGCTACGCCGTTGCTAGCTCCTTTTTGCGTAAGTGGAACATAATCGCCAAGCGCTCCTGTGTTTCCACTTGTCAGCGAGTCTAACTGCTCGCGGTACGTCTCCGCGATAATTCCTGCGGCTAAAGACTCATCAAAATTCTGCTGACTAAACGACGGGTGCTCTGGCAGAGTAAGACTGTCTGTGACAGCTACAAGAACACCAGTGCTTCCAGGCACCTCGATTGCGTCTCCAGCAGCGTCCCAGGTAACAGATATTGATACAGGGTTAGACGCAACGCTGGTGATGCCTGTTACTTCATAACGAATTGCGCCTTCATTATTCTCGTACATATATAGGCGTTGGCCAATTGCAATATCACCAGGGCCGTATAGACCTGACTCGTCGTTAAACGTGCCTGTGACACTGTAGACACCTGCTGCAGTTTCAGTTACTGCAGATACTGAAAAGCGACCGGATAATGGTTTCATATCTTAGGTCTCCTAATTAAAACTAAATCGTATGGTTCTGTTAGACGCTGGCATAGCTAGCGAAACAGAATCGTAGTTGACCAAGGTTGCTAGGTTAGAGTTAGGAGAAGACTGAGCGTTTGTATCTTCACGCCAAGCAAAAATCATAGGTGGGTATCTATCATTTGCACTTGAGTTTAATCCAACTGCACCATAGTTAAATATCAAAGGCGATGTGACGCTTGAAGGCAATCTCATCATTCCGCCTAGAAGAGTTACTCCGCCTCCTGATGGAGCAGACAGCGTAACTGTTGAAGATACTCTTGCCATGTTGTATCCTCTAGAGTAGACTGCTGCAGACCCGCTGCTTGTGCCTGTATTAACTACTGTAACTGTAAAGCTGTTTGAATCAAGACTTGTTATTGTAAGTGACTGCGCACCAGCAATGTTAGCGTCGCGAAGAATAATGCGGTCACCAGTTGTTAACCCATGGGAGGGGGATGTTATTGTTAATGTTGTTGTAGAGCGACTCCACACTAGAGAAGACTTTTGATTAACATCATAAGAGTGTAGGAAGAACTCTTCTCCAGCAGTTGTTTGAACTTGGTATTTTTCTATGTACATTGATGAGCCAGCGCCAGTCGCACCAGTCGCACCGGTCGCACCGGTTGTTCCAGCACCAGTTACACCAGTTGCACCTGTTGGACCAGGTACAGTTGAATTTGCACCTGTGTTACCAGTTACACCAGTATTACCTTGCGCACCTGTTGGACCAGGTACAGTTGAATCTGCACCAGTCGCACCTGTTGGACCAGTTACACCAGTTAAACCAGTATTTCCTTGTGCACCTGTTGGACCAGGCACAGTTGAATTCGCACCTGTGTTACCAGTTAAACCTGTGTTACCTTGTGCGCCTGTTGGACCAGCGACAGTTGAATCTGCACCAGTCGCACCTGTTGGACCAGTTACACCAGTATTTCCTTGTGCACCTGTTGAGCCAGTGAATCCTGTTGAGCCAGTGAATCCTGTTGAGCCAGTGAATCCTGTTGGACCAGTATTTCCTTGTGCACCTGTGTTACCAGTTAAGCCTGTGTTACCTTGTGCACCAGTTACACCTGCACCAGTTACGCCAGTATTTCCTTGTGCACCTGTTGGACCAGCAACAGTTGAATCTGCACCAGTTACACCAGTATTTCCTTGTGCACCTGTGTTACCAGTTAAACCTGTGTTACCTTGTGCACCAGTTACACCTGCGCCAGTTACGCCAGTTACGCCTTGCGCACCTGTGTTGCCTTGCGAACCTGTTGCACCTGTTGCGCCAATCGCACCGGTGCTACCAGTTAAACCTGTGCTACCTTGTGCGCCAGTGCTACCTGCGCCAGTTGGTCCAGTCGGTCCAACGATCTGACCAACACTAGACCAGGAGCTTCCACCCCAAACATAAAGATCACCATTAGCGTCAACTATGTAAGCGTCATTTACAGCGTTGCCACTTGCTGGCAGATTGACAACAGCTGCAACGCTTCCTTTGAACGATATAGAAGTTCCTTGCGCGCCTGTCTGCCCAGCAGCACCAGTCGCACCAGTCGCACCAGTCGCACCAGTCGCACCTGTTGGAGCTCCTGCAGGACCAGTCGCACCAGTCGCACCAGTTGTGCCTGCACCAGTTGGGCCAGTTGGGCCGGTGTTACCCGCAGGACCAATAGGTCCTCGCGCTGTAGAAGAGCCGCCGCCTGCTGCAGCAGCATAAGTAGTTGATGGTACTAGTTGCGCTATTTGAGAAAACAGATCAATATTAGAGCCATCACCAAGAGGAAGAAACACTCTTACGTTTACAGACTTGACTCCGTTAATACGGACGGCTACTTCATACGCCCAACCTGAAGGAGTAAGAAGAGCGTTATCAGTCGTAGGAAGCTCTAGTGAGAAAGCGCCAGAAGCATTTAGCGTAGCGGTAATCGCACCGCTGACGACAACAGAGCTATCCGGGTCATAAACTACAGTCGTAGGAGTAAAGGTTACTGTACCTTGTCCTGCTGTATTTTTGGCAGTAAGATACGTGCCAACTACGGTACGCGTTACTACATCTTCAGACCAACTTGGCACAGACGCTCCGTTCTTTCGCTGTTGCACGGCACGAGTGCAAGCTAGCGCACTGCTACCTATAGCAGACTACAAGTAGATATTACCAAAAGTTTATACTATTTACTTGGTTACATTAGTGTAATTTGCTATAAAACTGCTAGATCAGACCAAGTTCTCGCGCCTACAAGCATACTTACCATACCTGGAGGAGATACCTCTCCAGTCTTTTCACGCCACCATGTTGACTCTGATTCCATTGCCGGAACCTGTATCCAAGTGCGAGGTCCCATCGCTTGGATGTGCAAATGATGATGATGACCAGTAACAATTAAGTGGGCGTCTCCAACTGGCGCCATATTCTTTGCGTGCTCTGCAACCCACTTGGGGACGTTGCCACCCTTGACCTGGTGACCGTGGGCGATAGCGGTAATGGTTCCGCCTAGGTCTAATACGATAGTGCCTTCATCCTTTGAAGGAGTAACAAACTTGACATGTGAGTAGGCTGCCTTATTTTGCTGTAGTGTCTCGGCTACCGCGATTACCGCGTCAATATCCCATGAATCATCCATACGAGTAGACATTTTACCCATCAAACGAACTGTCTCGCCATGGTTACCAGGTACAGCAACTACAAGAAGATTCTCAGTTTCTCCTGCTAAACGTGTAACTATCTCAAAAACTAAGCGGCGGTAAAGTCTAACTTGCTCTGTCATAGTCAAGTTAGTGCGCCATGTATTTCCGCCACCTTGTGAAACAAAACCTTCAACGCAGTCGCCTGTTAGAAGAAGCACCGCGTTACCAGGCCACTTCTTTAGACGCTTTAATTCCTTAATACGTTCAATCGAGCGATCTGTAGACTCAAGGATACGCTTTACGGTGCCCTCTACTCCGTCACCGTCTATCTTGCCAAGCTGCCAGTCGCCAGTTGCTAGAACCCATTGCCGTGTACCAATTTCTGCGTCCGATGGTTTCTTTGCCTTATGCTTAGAAACTAGCTCTATTAGCTCTTCAAAGTTAATATCCGACGCGTAAGCCTGCTCTATCTTGAACTTATATCGCCACACGGGGCGTGTTACTGCGTCGGCGCCCTCTTCATCACGGTGCCAAACAGCAGGGTCGTATCGCGCTTCAAACGGTCTAACTACCCAGCCTTCTGGGACAGCAACGCCTAAAGACTCAACAGCGGCCTTCCAAGAATCTTCATCTTCTATCTTTGGAATTCTATCTGTGGTTACAGTAAGAACGCCATCTTCCCCATGTAGAACCCCTGGCTCCCAGCCAGACGGGTAGCTTGGGCGTGCTCTTCTTGCAAAAGAAGAGGTTGGCGCAGATAAAAGATCTTCAAGCTTGTCAGAAAAAGCCACTGGACTAAGCCTCTTCTTCTTCTCTTAAATTAAACTTTGGGCTTGAGCCGTAGCAACGGCACTCGCGCCTGCGATGACGATTTATCGCCGCGGGACCTGCGTCAAAACCTTCTTGACGAAGCGCTTGAGTTATCGCTGTTGTTGGTATTCGAGCCGGATCATCAGCCGGAGTTTCTAATACTTTTTTAAGATAGTCTTTATCTTCTTTAGTCATATCGTTGCTAAGAAGTATGGATCCAACCCTGCAAGCCAATCCAGGCCTTGACTTACCTGCTTCTTTTTCAAGTCTTTGTATCAATGACATACGCTTGTTTCTCCTAACAGGTCTATGTTAGAATAAACTATAACCTATAGGTGCAAGCTTAGCGTGGTTTTAACGCTATAGTTTCCAGAACTTTACAAGTCATACTTGCCTACAACCTTATCGGCATGTTGTACTTATACAGATAATTCAAAGTACCTATATAATAATTATATAAGCAAATAAACTGCTTCTTTAAGCCTCTGCTTTTTTACTTCTTGTGCGTTTTTTTACCGCAGGCTCAACTTCAATCTCAGGCATATCCAAGAGACGAAGGAGCACATCCTTGATAAACTTAACTTCTACCGCCATCTGGTCTGCGTGAGCTCCGATGGTATTTACCCTATCGGCAAGTGAGCTTCCGCCATTTTCCCAAAGCTGGTACTCGACTCTTTCCATACGGTCAGAAACAGTTCTTCCTTTTTCATCTGTACCGATGGCAGATTCTACCCTGCGGATCACCTTATAGACAGAGTACAAGAAGCCAATTAAAAAAGTAATCCCACCGACACAGGCGGCAATAAAACCTATCTGCATTGAAACGCTTTGCATAGAGAATAGTGCCTTCCAGGTGAATGGTTATAGTGGATAAATTGTATATTAAGTGGAATAAGTAGTTAATGATAAAAAGAGTAATTTAAGTGAAATGTAGTGTACACTTATGGCAAGTACCCTTTATATTCGCCAAGTAACACATTTTGCACAAAAGTGATATGATAGAGCTTCTCTGCTAAAGCAGCGCAGTACATTAAGATTTGATTGGAGTTAACGACGCAAAGATGCTAGAGCAAGGTAATCATATATGAGCGTATGGGAATCAGCAGAGGGACGTTTAGGTCCTGCTGCGAGTTGGTACGCAACTAATAACTGGTCAATACTTCCTTGCTACGGAATCGTCGGAGGCCGCTGTACTTGCGGCGGCGCACACGTTGAGCCAAAAGATGTAGGCAAGCACCCATCACTTCCAGAGTGGAACAAGTTCGCAACTACAGACGCTGCGACTGTAAACGCCTGGTGGGATAAAGATCCAAACATGAATATCGGCGTCATGTGTCGTTCAAGTGGATTTTTTGTAATTGACATTGATCCGCGCTCAGGTGGGCCAGATTCATTCGAAAAATTTGAAGCGTTAGTTGAAGGATTCTTGCCTCCTACAGTTGAGGCAATCACAGGTGAGTACACAATCGCCGGTGGAAAAGTTATGCGAGGACGACACCTATTTTATAAGTGTGAAGAAGCAGAGCAGCTCGTTGGAAATCTTAAGAAAGCAAATCTTCCGGGCGTTGACATTAAACACAACGGATACGTTTTAATTACGCCTTCACGTCACTTCTCTGGAGTTTGCTACGAGTGGGCACCTGGTCATGCGCCTTGGGAAATTGAAATGGCAACTGCTCCAGAAGAGTTGCTTATGTCACTTCGTAAGCGCGGACGCAAGTCACCGACAGCATTAGGTGAAGGCGACTGGAGTTTCTTAGATGATTTAGATTTTGCGGGCGAGCGTGTTGATGTTGAAAGACTTCTTGAAGAAGGAATCGACGAAGGCTCACGCGCTGTTGATATTTACTCTATGACATGCGCACTTGCTAATAAGTTTCCAATAAATACTGAAGCAGGACGTCTTGCTGTTGAAACAATGATGATTCGTTTTAACGCAGAAAAGGTGCGGCCGCCGCTTGAGCTTGAAGGCCAAGGCGGATTGTTGATGCACGTACGTCGCGCTATTCAATTTGTTATTGACAACCCAAAGACAGAGCGCATGTGGCCAGGACTTCAAGAATGGGCAACTAAATCTCAAGAGGAGACACGCTCTAAGCCTGCAGTACAAAAGGAAATAAGAACAACTGAAAATTATTCACCGCAGGATACTTACAACATGCCTGGAACTATTGGTGGTGGAATCACACAGTCAATCTCAGATGGTGATTCAATTTCTGAAGCATCAAGTCTTATGAAAATGGATGTGCCTAGAGACGTTGACGCCGTTAATGAGAACGACGGTGGAGAACCTGGTAAGCGTACACTTACAGATACAGGAAATGGTCGTCGTCTTGTAGATTCATTTGGTCCTGCAATTCGTTACACTCCAGGACTTGGCTGGTTTCACTGGGACGGTGGATACTGGAAGCCAGACGTTGAAAACCTCGAGCTTCAAGAGCTAACAAAAAAACTTGCACCGATCATTGCGTCTGAAGTTGTAAACTACGAAGATGCAGACAAGCAGTCTGAACTTATGAAGTGGGCTCTGCAGGCAAAGTCTAATTCACGCATTGCAGGCTGCATTGAAAACGCGACGTCAGATCCTCGCGTACAGGTTGAGGTTAACGCCTGGGACTCAGATGAAACACTACTTGGTGTTGCTAACGGAGTTATTGATCTTCGCACTGGAGAACTTCTTAAAGGTCGCCCGGATTTATTTATTACTCGTCGCGCACCAGTTGCGTACACGCCAGGAATGCGAAATGTTAAGTGGGAACAGTTCTTAGATTTTGCAACAGGCGGAGATAAAGAGCTACAGGACTGGTTACAACGCGCAGCTGGTTACTCGCTAACTGGTCTTCGTACTTATGACGTAATGTTTTTGATCTATGGACCTGCAGGTTCAGGTAAGAACACACTAGTTGAAGCTTTAGTTAAGTGCATGGGCACGCAGCAATACGCCTGGCCTTTAGACTCATCTATCCTTGCTCAAGGAGACGGTCACGCAAACGGATCAGATCTTTATCACTGGGCAGAGCTTCGCGGTCGCCGTCTAGTGTGGGTTGACGAACTTCCTGAGTCAGAGCGCCTTAAGGAAAACTCAGTTAAGAAGCTTACAGGTTCAAGTGAAATTTCAGCTCGTTCACCTGGTGAAAAACCGTTCACATTTTCTTCTCGCGCAAAACTTTGGGTAACAACAAACCACCGACCTATCATTAACGATGATGCAATGTGGCGTCGTATTCGTCCAGTGCCTCTAACAAACGTTCCGGAGTCACCGGACCCAGACTTAAAGCACTACATATTTGATCCTGAAGGTGCACTGCCTGCTGTTCTCTCTTGGGCAGTAGAGGGTGCGATTAAGCTTCTTGGCTCAAGCGCAAGAGACGCTCTTGGTATGTGCGCCGCTGTTGCCGAAGCAAGTGACATGTATCGTAAGAACGAAGACCGTATCGGTATCTTCTTAAATGAAGAGACAAAGGAGTCTGAAGGGACTGTAGTTCCAGTTAAGGCTTTATATTCTGTCTACCGTGCGTGGTCTGAAGAACGTGGTGAACGACCAATGACACAGATCGCATTCCAGCGTAAGATATCTGATCGTGGAATGAAAGTTGTAGGTCTTGGCTCACGAGCTGAGATTCAAGGCCGCGCATTAGTTCCGCGTGCTGTGCCAACAGGAGAAGTTGACTGGGGCATTGCTTCACGCTACTCAACACGTTAGGAACAAAGTGAATAAAAAAATTATTTTTGCAGGAGCACTTGTGTCACTTACAGTTATGTCTTCTGCCTATGCGGTAGAAAAGCCAAAGGTATTTGCCTCTGTTGACGCTGGAATTAAAGTGCTCAAGGTTGCACCTGACGTTCGCGTAGGTTACGCTCGTTCGCAGTTTAAGCACTGGTCTGACCTAGATAAGAACGGTTGCAACACGCGCAACGATGTAATCCTTCAAGAAGCTCTTGAAAAGCCTAAGGTTGAAGCAGGATGCAAGATCGTTAAAGATACAGGCAAGTGGTACTCTGCATATGACGGATTAACCGTTACAAATTTTTCTGCGCTAGATGTTGACCATATGGTCCCTCTTGCCGAGGCTTGGGATTCAGGCGCAAGTAAATGGGACGCTGACAAGCGTCAACAATACGCAAATGACATGGGAGACGTTAACGCGTTGATTGCTGTCACCGCAGCGACTAATCGTTCAAAGTCAGATCAAGATCCAGCAGAATGGCTTCCTGCAAAAGATGTATGTACTTACATTAAAAATTGGGTTGCTGTAAAAATTCGCTGGTCACTTACAGTAGATGACAAAGAGCTAAAGGTAATAAAGGACAGCAACGCTAAATGTCCTAAAGCTAAAATATCAGTTATAATCGTTAAGTAAGAATCTAACAGAGAGGAAGTAATATGTGCGCGACATGCGGATGTAAATCAAAGCCAAAGCCAAAGCCAAAGCCAAAAGGAGGCAAGTAAAATGGCAGCAGCTCAAGGAACAGCCGCGCGACTAATTGAGGTTGCGCTTGCTGAGGTAGGAACAATTGAAGGTCCTAAGGACAATGAAACAAAGTACGGAGCGTTCACAAAAGCAAACTTCTTGCCTTGGTGTGGTTCTTACGTAAATTGGTGCGGAAATAAAGCTGGAGTAAAAATTCCAAACACCGTCTCAACGGTGGCTGGATCAACCGCGTTTAAGAAGATGAAGCGCTGGTACGAGAACGACGGGACTAACGTCCCTGAACCAGGCGACATCGTGTACTTTGATTTTGCAGGTGATGGCGTAGATCGCATTTCGCACGTAGGTATCATTGTTAAGGCAGACGCTAAGACCGGTGTTGCAATCTGTCTTGAAGGCAACACTTCAGGCTCACCTAAAGGTGACCAACGCAACGGAGGCGAAACCTGCAAGAAGGAGCGCGGATTCCGTAAAAACAATGCGAAGAAACTTCCTATGGGCATCGTCGGCTGGGGTCGTCCTGACTACGCGGGATCTGCAGCTGCTCCAGTTGCTCCTAAGGCAGTAAAGGAAAAGGATACAACAGGTAAGGTTTACCCTGGAGAGACAATTGATCCAGGCGAAGCAGGTATTCACGTTAAGACTATTCAGGCTGCACTTGATATTAAGCCAGCCGACGGTCACTATGGGCCTGTAACTAAGAAGGCAGTTATCGCCTTCCAAAAAGCTAACCCAAAGCTAGGCGCGGCAGACGGAGTTGTCGGTCCAAAAACTTGGACTGCTATTACAGGATTTCCTGCTAAGTAGAGCTTTTAGGTATATATTAGAAATACGTTTTAGCGCTTGGGAGAGACGCTAAGATCTTAAACAGGGCGGTAACGCGCGTAAGCGCGTTCCGTTCTGTTTTAACAAATTACGAAAGACTACCTACGGAAAGACTATACTATGGCAATAGAGCTAACCGACGCACAGCGAGAGTTTTTAGTTGGCAAATCTATTATGATTGGGACTCCTTGCTACGGCGGTATGTGCACTACTGGCTATCTTCAGTCTGTATTTTTACTTCAGCGCGTGTGTGAGACGCTAGGTGTACGAGTTGTTCTAAACACAATAACAAATGAAAGTTTAGTGACTAGAGCGCGTAACAACATAGTTGCCTCATTTCTTTCTTTAGAGGTAGAACATAACGATGGCGAGTACAAGAAGCCAGATTATCTTCTGTTTATAGACGCGGATATCGAGTTTGAGCCCACGGACGTTATAAGACTGCTTATTCACGATAAGGACGTTGTTGTAGGAGCTTACCCTCTGAAGGTTGTAAACTACAACAATGTAGAAAATATGACTCTATCTGCAAAGGAAATTTCAGAAAGAGTAACAGATTACGTAATTAACTTTGAGTTTGACAGTGAAGAAGACAGGGCGACCGGCTCTGTTACACTGCACGGTGATCTTCTAAAGGTTAAAGACGCAGGGACGGGGTTTATGATGATCCGTCGCGAGGTGTTAGAAGAAATGATAGAAGCTTACAAAGACGAGGTATCATACATAAAAGACAACAAAGACTTAATGCCAGATGGCAGCGTGCAGAACATACCTACAGAGCAGTACGCCTTATTTGACACTATCATCGAGCCAGAGACAAGACGTTACCTAAGTGAGGACTACACGTTCTGCCGCAGGTGGCAAGCTCTTGGAGGAAAGATATGGCTAGATACTAAGATAGTTCTAAACCACATTGGGACACATACATTTAGAGGGCATACCTTTGTATCTAAGGTAGACGAATAATGAAAAAGAAGTTAATAGCCCTACTAGTAATCACCACGACCGGTCTTGCGATGGGCGCTTACCTTATGAAGGTACTACAGGCGCTTGACTTAGATTCTGTCTTTGACTTTGACATAGAAGAAGAAGAAGATATATAAAGTAGTCTTAAGCACCTGACTGTTGATCTAACACGTATTTAATACTAGACGCAGACCATTTACCGCCGTAGGCGGTAGGAATACCTTCAACATCAAGCATGCGAGCTATAACGCGTAAAGAAAGACCTTTTTCTCTTTCAGTGACAATACGAGCACGTATCTCGTCAGAGATCATTTGCTTAGGTCCTAGGTCTACTCCCCAGACTTTTCCATTGTCTCGTCTGTATTTATGTACATCTTTTTGACGCTCTGCGATGATACCTCGTTCCATCTCGGCAAGCGCAGACATAACCGTAACTACGAATCTTCCTTGATAAGTAGAGGTGTCAAGGTTAAGATCTAAAAGAACAAGACGCCAGTTATTCTTATGAGCTCTATCAACGATGCTAAGAAAGTCCTGGGTAGATCGAGCTAGGCGGTCAATACGAGAAACAATAAGAGCTTGCGCACTACCCTCGTCTAGCCTTTGTAAGGCATCTTTTAGAACAGGACGACCCTTAATCGACTTGCCAGATCTGCCTTCCTCTAAGAGCAACTCCATACTTGTGAAGCCTGCTAGTTCGGCAGCGTTACGCAGAACTCGCTCTTGAGCTTGTAGGGATAAACCGTCTTGAACCTGCATCTGAGTGCTAACTCTGGCGTATAAAAGCGCATGTACATTCTCTGCAGAAATAATACTTTCTCCGTTCTAATGTACAATTTTTCCAACAGAACAACGAACAGGAAGTACTGTACATCCTTAAAGTTAAGGGTTAACAGAATTTATCATGGTTTTTGACTTCTTAGTAAGACTTCTTAGTCTATTAACAGATAATAAGATACAATTAACTCATGCCCATTTTAGGAAACACATCGTCGCACGGCAAAGGCTCACGCCTAGCTAACCCAACTTCAACTGTTGAATACTTGGTTATTGCAGGCGGCGGCGGTGGTGGTGGAACATCAGGCGCAGGAAGCAGCGGTGGCGGCGGTGGCGGTGCTGGTGGTATGCGTACGGCTACAGGTTTATCGGTTGCTGCAGGTTCTCCATTGACTGTAACAATCGGCGCTGGCGGTGCTGGACAAACTACAAACACAACAGCAGGCAACGGCACTAACTCTGTTTTTGACACAATAACCTCTACTTATGGCGGGCAAGGTTCTTGTGATTTTCCAGCAGCGGGTAGCGGTGTCGGGCAAAATGGTGGGTCAGGCGGCGGCGGTAGAAATACAGCTGGCACAGGAACCGCTGGTCAAGGCAACAATGGCGGGTCAGGTCTTGGTAATACATCGGCAGGCGGCGGCGGTGGAAAAGCCAGCGCAGGTAGCAATATAAACGGAAATATCGGCGGTGATGGTGGCACATCATCTAATAGTTCTATAACTGGAACTAGCGTTGCTTATGCAGGCGGCGCAGGCGGTGGCGGAACAGGCGGCGGTGGCGCAAGTGGTGGCGCGGGTGCTGGTGCTGGTGGCAATAATGCAAATGGTTCTAGTGCCTCAATCGCAAATCGTGGTTCAGGCGGCGGCGGCGGCGCGGGTACATCTGCAACAGGTGGGAATGGTTCATCTGGTTTTGTTTGCATTCGCTATGCAGATACTTTTGATTTAGCAGCCTCTACAACAGGATCGCCAACAATAACAACATCAGGCGGTTACAGAATTTATCAATGGACAGGCAACGGAACTATCACGTTCTAACGTAAAACTGTCACCGCAAGTTGAGTAAGATACTATAGCAACATTCTTAGGAGAGAAGGATATATGCTAGAGGATGATGAAGACTGGGACGATGACGCTCTTGAGAAGTATCTCAAGGATGAGAATCTTGCACTTGTTCCTCTAGACTTTATGCGCGAGCTTATGGTTCTTATGGAAGCGCACATCATGCGCGTTACCGATGTAGATCAAGATCAGCTTGCGGAAATCATCGAGCGTCTTGAAGAGCTTCTAGGTGAAGACGGCATGATGGATCTGTCTATGGACGGCATAATTGACTGGGTGAATACACTTAAAAACGCATAGGCGTATGATATAGTCTTTACATGACACAAGACTTGCCTAACTGGTTTATTAGGGTGGGCGCTGATGAGATCTTTAGACGCCACCTAGTACGATTTAAGAATACGCGTATGCGCTGTCTCCAGGTTGGTGCGTACACAGGAGACGCAACAAGTTGGCTTGTCGAGCATATACTACTTCACAAAGATTCGTACCTGGTGGACGTTGATACTTGGGCCGGATCTAGCGAAGAAGAGCATAAGCAGATAGACTGGTCTCAGGTTGAGAAAAAATACAACAGCGTAACAAAGGCTTGGCGAGAGACTAAGAAAGTAACTAAGGTTAAGTCTACAAGTGACGAGTTCTTTGCTAAGAATAAAGATACCTTTGATTTCATATACGTTGACGGAGACCATACCGCGTACGGGGTAATGAAGGACGCGATCAACGCGTACGAGTGTTTATCTATTGGAGGAATTCTTGCGTTTGACGACTACATGTGGCCAAGTGGAAAAGGCGTATACAACGAGCCAAAGGTAGCTATAGACGCATTCCTTGCGGTCTATGGAGATAGGATTAAGATAATGCAGAAGTCATATCAAGTCTGGTGTGTGAAAACAGCATGAGTAGACAAATAGAAGTTCGTCCGTGGGGATTCTACGTAATCCTTCATACCGAGCAACGTGTTCAAGTTAAGCGAATACATGTTCAAAGCGGTAATCGTCTTAGCAAGCAATCACACAAACACCGCGCGGAGCACTGGTACATCACCGAAGGCTACGCGGAGGTTGAGCTATTTGACCAGATACTTCACCTTGGCCCAGGAGACTACGTCTCAATCGGAGTTGGAGAAGTTCACCGCGTAAGGGCGGAAGGCGAGATGGACCTAGTCTTTATAGAGATCCAGACAGGTGACTATCTTGGAGAAGATGACATCATTAGGTATGAAGATGATTTTGGAAGATCGTAACTTGTAGACACTTTACGTAAACTAGAATAGAATAAATTATGCCTATTTTAGGAAATACCTCGTCGCACGGAAAAGGCTCACGTCTGCTTCCTCCTTCTGTTGAGGCTTTAGTTGTTGCAGGTGGCGGTGGCGGAGGTGCAACTAACGCAGACTATTATTCAGCTGCAGGAGCTGGTGCTGGTGGCTTACTTTATTTCGCCTCTCTTTCTTTAACAGGTACAACAGCGATTACAGTTGGCGGCGGTGGCGCTGGTGGTGCTGGTGGTGCTGGCGCTGCTATGGGAACTATTGGCAGTAACTCAAGAGTTGGAACTGCGACTCTTGTGCTTGGTGGTGGCCCTGGCGCAGGTGCATCAGGCGGAACACCTGCCACTGGCGGTTCAGGTGGTGGATCAGTTCAAGGTAACGGTTTTGGACTTGGCACTGCTGGGCAAGGAAACAACGGCGGTATGGGAAATCAAGGTGGAGGTGGCGGTGGTGGCGCAGGCGCAGTAGGTGGCAGTGGAGATCAACCGCAAGGGCTAGGACGCCCTGGTGGAGCTGGCACAAACGCATACTCGTCATGGGCAACTGCTACTTCATCAGGCGCTAGTGGGTACTTTGCAGGTGGCGGCGGCGGCGGTTACACGACTTATTATCTTTCTGCTGCTTCGGTTGTTAGTAATGGTGGAGCTGGTGGCGGTGGCACCGGTGGCGGAGAGACAACAGGTAGTTTTGCATTACTAACAGGCGCAGGAACTGCAAATACAGGCGGAGGTGGCGGTGGAGCTGGTGGATTTGACACAAGAAAAACTGCATCTGCTGCTGGCGGTAGTGGAATTGTAATAATTCGCTATCCCGATTCTTATGCAGTTGCAACTACTACTACAGGGACACCTAGCACAGTAACTTCAGGCGGGTACAGATATTACAAATGGACAGGTAACGGAAGCATCACTTTCTAAGAACAGGATACAATTAACTTATGGCACATTTCGCGAAACTAGATGAGAGCAACGTTGTACTAGAAGTCAACGTTGTTAATAACGATGTACTTGACCCTGCTGCCGAGGAAACCTCAGGCATTGCGTTTCTAACTGACTGGTCAGGCGGGTACACAAACTGGAAGCAAACTTCCTATAACGCTACTTTTCGTAAGCACTACGCCGGTATCGGTTTTAAGTATGACGCAACACTAGACGCGTTCGTGCCTCCTAAGCCATTTCCTTCATGGACATTGAACGAGACAACCTGTCTTTGGGAAGCGCCCGTTCCTTATCCAACAGATGAGAAGCCTTACACGTGGGATGAAGACAACCAAGTCTGGGTTGAAATAATTCTTACAGAAGGCTAAGATGACTCTCTTAGGCAACACTGCATCCCACGGTAAAGGCTCACGCCTAGAAGTAACAGTAGAATACCTAGTAATTGCAGGCGGTGGTGGTGGTGGTCACTCAGGACAATATATCGGTACTCTTCAATGCGGTGGCGGTGGTGGTGCTGGTGGATACCGCACTTCATCACTTTCACTTGCCAAAGGCGTTCAACAAACTGTAACTGTTGGAGCTGGTGGAACAACAGCAGCAGGACAAGCCTTATCGGGTGGGAACTCTGTATTTAGTTCAATTACTTCTACAGGTGGCGGCATAGGCGGACAAGCAAATCCTGGCGCTGGCGGGTCAGGCTCATCAACGGGTGGATCAAATGGTGGCGGTAACACGGGCGCAACAAGTAGCCCAACGCAAGGAAACACTGGAGGTTCAAGTCAAAGTTTTAATGTAGGTAACAACGGTGGCAATGGTGGAGGTGGTGGCGCGGGCGCAGTCGGTGGCAACGGCAGCGCAACTGGCGGCGCGGGCGGCGCTGGCTTAGCCTCATCTATTACAGGTTCAAGCGTTACTCGTGGTGGTGGTGGTGGTGGTGGCGCTACTCAGTTCCCTAACGCTTCTGGTGGCGCAGGTGGAGGAGGTCGTGGCAGTGCTGGCGGAGCGAATGGCGTTGCTGCAACTGCAAACACAGGCGGCGGCGGAGGAGGTGGTGGCCTTGCATTTAATACGACTACGCCATCGTACTTTGGCGGTGCTGGCGGTTCAGGAATTGTAATTATTTCATACCCAACATCTTTTGGTCTTGCAGCAGCGACAACCGGTGCACCAACTCAAACATCATCAGGTGGAAATTACATTTACGAATGGACCGGAAGCGGAAGCATAACGTTCTAACGTAAAACTATCACCGCAAGTGGCTTGATATACTATTAGCTATGGAATCATCAAGGGAAGAGATAGCTAAAGAGGTAGAGGCTGCGTTAAGGCCTATGATAGAAAAACCTGGATTTATGAACGCGCTGGGAACGTTAACCATCGCGCTAGAGATTATTCGAGGAGAACGTAAGAATTGATCGAGGCAACAACTGCAACATTCGACTCCTTGTTAGAAAACGATCTCCCGGTACTTGTAGACTTCTGGGCAGAGTGGTGTGGACCGTGTCGCATGCTGGCGCCAATATTAGAAGAGATCTCCGCAGAGTACGAGTCTGCTTTTATCACCGCAAAGTTGAATAGCGACGAGAACTCTAAGATAACACTAGGGAATTCTATTTCTTCAATTCCGACATTGATACTATTTAGTAAAGGAAAAGAAATAGCAAGAATGACAGGGGCTAAACCTAAACCTGCCATCCTTGCTTGGTTGAAAGAGTATATAGACCTTTAAGGTTGTTCTATTAAAGCTCCAGGAGGGGGAGTAACTCCTGGCATGTAGTTTGTTACCACAGACTTGTGTAGCATTCTGAATTCTTCTTCTCGCTCAAAAATCATATATCGGTAGTCTTGAATATCCATAAACTCGTGGATCTTGTTAAGAACGTCTAAGAATGGCAAAGTCGAGCAAGTGTAGAGGTCAAACTGTAGAAGCGCGGGTGACTCTTCATCCCAGACGTGAAAAGCGATGTGGGAGGTCTCGATCATTACAGACGCGGTTAATCCGCGGTTTCCTTCTGCTTCTATGTATGAGGCAAAAGGACCTTGAACGATCTTCATGTCAATTGCGTCAACTAGCTCAGTTAGCCAGGTAATTGCAGCGGCGGTATCCACGGGAGGCTGGTTGACCTTGGCATTAAGTAATAAATGATTATGCAGAGCCACAGGCTCTCCTTTCGGTAATAGGTAGACACTATATACTATATTAAGTATAATTGTGTCTATGAGTGACGTAATTATCGAGTTAGATACTGAAGCAGATGTCCGGACGAGTGACGGGGAACATGACAAGTTTTCGCATTATGTTCACCGCGACCAGATGATGGAAGCCTTCGTAGAAGGCAAGCCTGCTGTAGCTCTATGTGGGAAACTGTGGGTTCCAACAAGAGACGGGAAGAAGTTTCCTGTCTGTAAGACATGTAAAGAAATCTTTGAAACACTAGAAAAGTAACACGTTGGCGCAAAAAGTCAGTATAATTTGACTTCTACTTTTAAGTAAAATAAACATATATTTTGGGGGTTGTGGTGAGTTTTTTCTCTTTCAGACTAAGTGATGATTTTGTACAAGGATACCGTGGAAAGAAAGCTCCATTTGGTTATACAGATGCAGCAGGAAACTCTGTTGGAGAGATCACGTTTCTTCGTACGTATTCACGTCTTAAAGAGGACGGCACTAAGGAAACTTGGGCTGACGTTTGCGAGCGTGTCATTAACGGCATGTACTCGATTCAAAAAGATCACTGCAAAAGTCAGCGACTACCGTGGAATGATTCAAAGGCACAGGCTTCAGCTAAGGAAGGCTTTGACCGTCTGTTCAATCTAAAGTGGACGCCACCTGGTCGTGGGCTTTGGGTTATGGGAACTCCTTTAGTTAACGTACAAAAGAACTCAGCTGCTTTGCAAAACTGTGCGTTTGTTTCAACTATGGAAATGACAAAGCAAAATCCAGCAAAGCCATTCGCGTTTCTTATGGAAGCATCAATGCTTGGTGTTGGTGTTGGCTTTGACGATAAAGGCGCAGACAAAGACTTTACAATTTATTCACCGCAAGGAGAGGAACCACATGTTGTCCCAGACACAAGAGAAGGTTGGGTTGAATCACTCTCGCTCATCCTCAACGCTTACCTACGAGCAGATCAGAAGACTCCAGTCTTTGATTACAGCCAAGTCCGCCCGGCAGGCGTACCAATTAAAACATTTGGTGGCACAGCCGCAGGACACGAACCACTAGAACGTTTACACAACTACATCACTAAACTGTTTAAGGACAGAGCTGGTGAAAAACTTACACGTGTTGACATCGCGGATATTGGAAACCTTATCGGCGTTTGCGTTGTTTCTGGCAACGTTCGACGCTCGGCAGAGTTACTTATAGGTCGCCTAGATGACGATACTTTCTTAAACTTAAAGAATGCAGAACAATTCCCAGAGCGTAACTCTTATGATCCAACTGCTCCTGGTTGGGGTTGGATGTCTAACAACTCTGTTGAGACAAGCGTAGGTCAAAACCTAAACAAGATTGTTCCAGGTATCGCACGTAACGGTGAGCCTGGCGTAATCTGGATGGATGTATCTAAGAAGTATGGTCGCCTTGCAGATCCAGTAAACAATAAGGATTGGCGAATTGCTGGTTATAACCCTTGCGCAGAGCAAAGCCTAGAGAGCTATGAGTGCTGCACACTTGTTGAAACATACTTAGGTCGTCACGATTCGCTTGAAGATTATAAGCGCACGTTGAAGTTTGCTTACCTTTACGCTAAGACCGTAACGCTACTTCCTACTCACTGGGAGGAAACCAACGCGATCATGCAGCGTAACCGTCGCATTGGCACGTCAATGTCCGGTGTTGCTAACTTCGCTGATCGCGTTGGCTTGCCTATATTACGCGACTGGATGGACGAAGGCTATAAAACTGTCAAGTCTTACGACAATACTTATTCAGAGTGGTTAGGTATTCGCGAGTCAATTAAGATGACAACCGTTAAGCCGTCAGGCACAGTTTCAATTCTTGCAGGTGAGTCACCTGGAGTTCACTGGACACCAGGCGGAGAATACTTTAACCGCGCAATTCGTTTCTCAAACGAAGATCCAATGCTTCCTTTATTCAAGATGGCAAACTATAGAGTTGAGCCTGCATCAGAGTCACCAGACTCTACTTCGGTTGTGTTCTTCCCTATTAAGTCAAACGCCCGAAGAGCTGAAAAAGAAGTATCTATCTTTGAGAAGACAGCCATCGCCGCAACCGCGCAACGTTACTGGTCAGATAACTCTGTATCTGTAACCGTGTCATTTGATCCTGAAAAGGAAGCCGAGCACGTAGGAACTGTTTTACACATGTATGACGGACAATTAAAGACCGTATCCTTCTTGCCTATGGGTAACTTTACGTACCCACAGATGCCTTACACACAGATCACCGCAGAGGAGTACGAGGATTCAACAATGAAGTTGTTCCCTATTGACTTTACAGGAGTCTACGCGGGAATGGCTTCAGACGCAATTGGAGATGCTTACTGCACAACCGACGCGTGCGAGGTCAAGCTGATTGTAGAAAATCTTAAGTAGCTATGGCAACGTACGAATACGTATGCACTAGTGGTCATGAGAACCTCATAGAGCGACCAATGACTGAGCCAGAGGGTAATCCGACGTGCACAGCGCCAGAGTGCTCAGAGAGTCTTAAGAGAGTCTATAGCCTTCCTGCAATAAGCTTCAAAGGAAACGGGTTCTATTCAACAGGGGGTTAAGGCGTTTTTTGACCCTTACCTTATACAATTGTCAAATGACAAAGCAAAACCCGCAAATAGCTAACCTGCGCCCAGTCTACGATGAGTGGGCATGGCAAGAAGACGGGAAATGCAAAGAAGCAGATACAGAGATATTCTTTCTTGACGCAGGAGAGCGCGGAGTACAGAAAAACCAGAAACAAAGAGAAGCGCAGAAGATATGCCGAGGTTGTCCTGTAATAGAGCAGTGCTTATCACACGCACTAAAAGTTCCAGAGTTCTATGGCGTCTGGGGCGGAATGACTCCAGAGCAACGTCACGCGCTGCTGCGCAAGCGTGGCGTTAAGGTAAGTGTAAACTAAAAACTTACAGTTTACAAGAGTACCTATTTTGTATATGGTCCGTCCATGGCATTGGACATACAACTATCTAGCAATTACCCTGTCTTTGAAGATCACGGAGTCCCAGCTTGTGCGACTACAGATCCGGAGATATTCTTTCCAGAAAAAGGAGCTAAGGGTCAATCTCTATACATCGTCAACGCAGCGCGAAGAATGTGCGCAGGCTGTCCGTACAAGCAACCTTGTCTTGAGTGGGCCGTAGTCCACGACGAGATGGGAATCTGGGGTGGGACAACCCAGAAAGAGCGTCGCGTCTATCGTAGGCGCTTAAAGTCAAAATCTACGTAATGCGTTAGAATTAACTATCACCTTGGGAGAGGGGTATCAACTACTACTCTCTTGGGAGACTTACATATGGCAACAAACAAGGCAGCGCAAGACGCACCTGTAACTGTAGGCGCGGGCGCAGTGACCGCAATGGGAAACATCTTTGCTCGTATCATTGCTGTATTCGCAGCATCAGGCTTATCGGTAATTGGCGCAGGCGCAGTTGTTGGAATCAGCACAGCTAAGGCAGTAATCCTTGCTGGAACACTTGGTGTTGCAACTGTAGTTGAAAGACTTGCACGTGGTTTTTTAGACGATGGAAAGCTAACCGCCGCAGAAATAAACTCGGCCTTTACTTCAGTGGACAAGCGAGCCGATAAGTAATAAGTTCTTAATGCCAACACCTAAGAACGTGCATGGTTTTATGAGTGATGCCGAGCGCATAGCCAGATGGACATGCGCTATATGCGACAAGGTTTACGTAGTCCCAGATCTTGCGCGGGGATGCGAAGAAAAGCATATGGATACAGGTAAATAAGCCTCCTACATCATTAAGTCTAATAAGTGATAAGATAGTAATGGTAACTGTTATGATGTGTAGGGAGGTGCTCTGTGGCTGCACGCGCTAAAGCTGTTGACGCCTCTGCAGGGCTTAAACCTGGAATTCCAACTATTACCTCTGTTACTCGAGGTAATGGCTCCGCGCTTGTGTATTTTAACGAGCCTGCCTACAAAGGAAAAAGTACAGCTACCTACGTTGCAACGTCTAGTGGCGCTGGCTCAAATAATACAGGAACGAGTGAAACTAGTCCGGTAACAGTCAGCGGACTTACAAACGGAGTTTCCTATACCTTTACTCTTCAAACATACACCGTGTACGGAGTTTATTCGGACAGCTCTGGCAATTCATCGTCCGTTGTTCCTGCGACGGTTCCAGGAGCTCCAACCATAGGAACTCCAAGTATTGCAAGCTCTACTTCTGTTTCTGTCCCGTTCACCGCGCCTAACTCTAACGGCGGAGATGCTATTACTAGTTACACTGCAACATCAAGTCCTGGTGGAATCACTGGAGCAATTTCGCAAGCGGGGAGCGGGAGCATAACAGTTTCTGGCTTAACCGCGGGAACTGCATACACCTTTACAGTTATTGCAACAAACGGAGTTGGAGACTCGGCAGCATCATCTGCGACTACCTCGATAACTCCTGTGGCAGTTCCGGGAGCTCCTACGATTGGCACGGCCACAAAGACCGGGCAAACAACTGCAACCGTAGCTTTCACCGCGCCTGCTAATAACGGGTCGACAATTACTCTATACACCGCGACATCTTCACCGGGTGGAATCACTGCAACTCTTGCTCAGGCAGCAAGCGGAACTATAAGTGTAACAGGACTTACTGCTTCAACAAACTATACGTTTACCGTCACCGCAACGAACGGTGTAGGAACCGGCGCTGCATCATCCGCGTCTAACCAAATAACAACAGACTCTGCTACAACTGTTCCTGGGGCTCCTACGATAGGAACTGCAACGGACGTTGGAACTAGCCGCGCGTACAACAACGGATCTGCAACTGTTACGTTTTCGGCTCCTGCGTCAAACGGTGGAGCTTCAATTATTGACTATACAGTTACTTCTTCACCTGGAGGCTACACGGCTACAGGGGGGTCTTCTCCTCTTACTGTTACAGGTTTAGCTTCTAATACAAACTATACATTTAGTGTTACAGCAAGAAACAGCGTTGGAAGTAGCTCTGCTTCATCTGCGTCAAATCAGATTACCGCAACGACGATACCTCAAGCTCCTACCATTGGAACTGCTACTAATGGAAGTGGAAGCGCGTACAATAACGGACAAGCAAGCGTTGCCTTTACCGCAAATGGAACGGGTGGAAAAGCAGTAACGTACACCGCGACTGGAACTCCAAGCGGATCTGCATCAGGAACTTCTCCTATAACTGTTGGCTCACTTGCTGCAGGTAGCTACACGTTTACTGTTACAGCAACTAACGCTAACGGGTCTGCGGTATCTGGCTCTAGCGCAAGTGTAGCAATAACAACTAAGCCTGCTGCTCCAACTATAGGAACTGCTACTGTTGCAAGCGGACAGTCATACACCGGTAACGCTAACGTAGGAGTTACATTCACCGCACCTGCTACTGGTGGCAGTGCAATCACGGGGTACACCGTTACATCGTCTAGTGGAAATACTGGCACCGGTGGAAGCAGTCCTGTATACGTTTCAGATACAGTAGGAACTCCACGAACCTATACTGTCACCGCAACGAATGCTCAAGGAACAGGATCTGCAAGCAGTGCATCAAATAGCGCAACGCCGTCTTCTGTTCCGCAAGCTCCAACTATCGGTACAGCTACCGCAGGTATTGGAAGTACATCTGTAACGTTCACCGGAGGCGCAACTGGTGGAAGTGGTATTACAGGATATACCGTAACTTCATCTAGTGGAAATACAAACACTGGTTCTAGCAGTCCTATCGTTGTGTCTGACACTAACGGAAATGCCCGTACGTACACCGTCACCGCGACAAACGCGCAAGGAACTTCAAGCGCATCAGCTGCTTCTAATAGCGCAACGCCATTTGCAGGATCTGCACTTACACCTACGTTTGGTTCTAACACTTCTGTTTCAGGCGGATTTACTGGATCTGTTACTAACTACGATGCAAATTACACCTTTAGCGCTAACAGCAGCGTGGGCTCTGTAGCATTTGGTACTATCTCTGGAAGCACACTGCCATTTACAGTTAGTGGATTAAGTTCTGGCCAGGCTTCAACTGTTACCGTTACTACGTCTCGCGCTAACTACAATAGTGGAAGTGCTAATACATCTGGTAACGGGAGCATTATCGGAGTAGTTCCTAGTGCACCAGCAAGCGCTTCTGGATCTAATAATCTAAGTCCTGTAGGTGGAACTTTCTCTTGGACAGCGTCTGCAACCGGCACCGCAACAATTACATATTATTATGAAATAATTAGATATCTTGTAGGAGTTGCAGCAAGTGGTAGTACAACAGGAACTTCGGTTGAATTTGCGCAAGCTGGAACCTTTTACATAAGTTTATACGCAGGCAACTCGGCTGGTAACTCTGATCCAGTAAGCTCCGCGCCTGTTACGTTTACTACAAAGAGCGTTGCTCCATCAACACCTACGTCTTTGATAAATACATACTCAATCGGACCTTCTTGGACTTGTTCATGGACGGCATCTGCAACGGGAACTGCCCCAATCACGTACTATTGGACTCTATATCAGTCTTCATCAAGCGGCGGAACTGTTACTGCAACTGCAAGCGGCAATACAACAGGAACATCATTTACGCAGGCAATGAACAGTGCGAATGGCTTATGGGCTTACTTTACAGTCTACGCATCAAATGCAACAGGTACTTCAGGAACAGCAACTTCAGGGTGGGCATAACATGACTAATGAAGAACAGATAGTTTTATTAAACAATCAAATTGACAATTTTGATGTGCATATAGACATATTAGAAAAGAACATTTTAGATTACCCAGATTCTGATCATCCAGATAAACCTTTAAGACAAGATGTACTAAATAGTCTTTACGCTATGAAACAGGATGTTGTTCAAGAAATAGAACAATTAACTGAAATCTAGAGCGGACGACCGGGTTCGAACCGGCGACCTGAACCTTGGCAAGGTTCCGCGCTACCAACTGCGCTACGTCCGCGTTGTACTACTCTTACGATTCCCAGTTCTTAAGAATCCAACTAGAGCTATTCTTTTTATCTTCTCCGCCAACGCTAAACACAAACGATAAGCGTGGATCTTGAATTTCCATCTCCGGAATATTCTCTGAGGTTCTATCACCGCCGTTAGCAAAGATGATCTCCGCGTCAGGGAAAACCTCGAGCGTAGTTAGGATAAGATTCTTTGCGGAGCCGTCATCATCATTAAACTCTACCGTATGATTAACTGAACGGCACTCTGAAAGAATAGCCCTGCGTTCTTCAAACGGTAGGAACGCCTTACCCTTCTTACGAACTAGCCATGCGTCAGAGTTTATTCCAACAACAAGTTGATCTCCTAGCATACGCGCCGCACGAAGATACGCGATATGTCCAGAGTGAAGTGGATCAAATCCACCGCTAATGACAACTATCTTTTTCATTTACACATCGAACAGTAGAACGGAGTACGAAGGTTATCTCTAACTACAAAAGTATCTCGAGTGCACTTAGAGCACTTAACTCTGACAAACTTATCATTGTCTACACCGTCTATATTTAGACGCAATGATCTTGTGTAGTAGACCTTAGTTAGGTACCAGGTAAGTAATATAGCAAGTAGGGTAATCACTTCTTCTTCTTCTTCTTATTCTCCTGCTGGCGTATTTCGTGGCGCTGGACAGCGTAATACAACGGAGCAGACGATGAAAGACCAAGCGCCTTAGAGACGGTTGCAAGGGAGATGCCTTCGTGATACGCCTTATGAAGCGCCTTGTGGTAATCCTCGGTTGAAGTATCTCGTGCCTTTAGAACCGCGTCCATAGCCTTAGCGATGGTCTCCTCGGAGACTTTAGAGCGATTCTTACGGGTAACAGGTGGCAACGCAGACGTAAATACACGACGGCGTAATCCTGAGTAGGCAACACCTAATCTTTGTGAAAGAGCAACGAGAGATCCTCCGTTAGCGTAGTACTCCTTAACTAGCTCGGTGTACTTGGTTGACGCGGTGTGCGCAGGAGTAGCTTGACCGCGCAAGCCGTAAGCTCGTTTAGCGAGCGCAAGCAGCGGATCTATCTTCTTTGCGTACTTCTCGGTGATCTCCGGGTAATCTTTTGTTTTAACTATCTTAGTCATTCTGGTTTACGTCCACTTTCTAATGTGATTTTCACCGCAGGGATATTCCATAGGTGTGCCTTGATTAACTCTTCAAGAGTATTGTATAGAGCCTTAGACGCATTTTTACTCGCGTCAGCTTCAGGAGTGGAGTAGTCGTAGTCAAAGTAGGCAATGATTCCGCGTGCGTCACTGTACGGCTCTGCGAACATAGACTTCGGCTTTACCTTAATAAAAGGAAGTAAAGCTATCACCGCAAGTGAATCTTCAAGTGCTTTCTCTGCTAGATCTTCATCTACGTTTACAATGTAGACAACAAGTCTTTTCATCTATAATCTCTCCTGTAACTTGTGCTTACGTACAGGTTTGATTATATACAGGTATTAGTCTATTATTACAATTGAATTATAAGGGAAGATTAAGATTACTCTTCGTCTTTAGGATTGCGCAACGGGTAGGTTGCTGCCCAGAACACCGCGGTAGCTACAATAGCGTAACCGGTGATTGTCTTTGCGCTTCCATCAAGGACTAACCATGCTACGAACATTCCTAAAAATGTCCATGCCTGGTCAACCATGTCACGGATTAAGTCTTTCATTGTTTACATCTCCTTATTGCGCGTAGTTATTTTATATTACTTTCCAGGGGTTCTCTTTGGTCCAGCTGCATTTCTGCGTCGTGCATCTCCTGTAGGAGCTCCTCCACCGCTTGAAGACCCACCGCCACTAGACGAGCCTCCTGTTGATGTTGCTACAGCGGCTGCGCCTGCAGCTGCTTGAATTGCAGCGCCTGCCGCAACAACAGTTGCAACAACCGCCTTGGTTGACTCTTCACGTTCTTCCTCAGACATATCCGCGCCTAGACTTCCAAAGGCTGCGAGCGCTGCTCCAGGGTCTGTGAACAATGCCTCGGCTAATGCTCCAGGATCTGTTACAAGCTCGATGTTAGCTGCAACCTCGGCGGTGATAACAATTTCATTTCCGCTGTCATCTGTACGAACTTCAACGGGAGTTTCAGCAGGGAGATCTTTATACTCGATTCCAGCATCTTGAATTTGTTCTGTAGTTAAGTTTTCTCCTGGGGCGACTGACTGGATAAGAGCATCTGCAACAATGTCTTTTTCACCCTCTGATAATGCCCCGTCCGAACCAGCTAACGCAACGATGGCTGCTACGTCTTCTTTTGAAACGTCACCGTCTGATGCAAGCGCTGCTAGCACAGAGACTTGGTCTGCTACAGAAACTTTACCGTCTGCTGATAACGCTTCAACTAGTTGATTTGTTTCTTTAGCGTCAACTTTTCCATCTGCCGCCATTATCTCTGCAACTGCTGCTACCTCTGTTGAACTGACTTTTCCATCTGCGAGCGCATCAGTTACCGAATTATCAACCGCTTCAGGTGTACCTTCGTCAATTGCTGCCTGTGCAGCTTCGGCTTCTTCCTCAGCAGCGATACGTTCCGCTTCAATTCGTTGACGTTCAATTTCTGCAAGACGTTCTGCCTCTGCTAATTCTGCTGCTATTCTTTCTTCTTCAGCCTTAGCTGCTGCCTCTGCCTCTGCTGCAAGTCTTTCTTCCTCTGCCTTTGCAGCCGCTTCCTCTGCCGCTATACGTTCAGCTTCAGCCTTAGCCTCGGCTTCGGCCTTTGCCTCAGCTGCTGCAACCTCCGCTGCAATACGATCCGCTTCTTCCTTAGCTTCTATCTCTGCTTGAATTCTTGCTGCTTCAATCTCGGCTGCAATGCGCTCTTCCTCGGCTTTTGCCTCGGCCTCTGCTTTAATTCTTGCTTCTTCTCTTGCAGCTTCTTCTGCAGCAATTCTGTCAGCTTCCGCTTTGGCTGCTGCCTCTGCCGCTATTCTCGCAGCTTCAACCTCAGCGGCTATACGGGCAGCCTCTGCTTCTGCGGCGACACGAGCAGCTTCAGTTGCTGCTGCTATTCTTTCAGCCTCGAGTCTTTCAGCCTCTGCAAGTCTAGCAACTTCAGCAAGTCTGGCCTCTTCTGCTACTCTAGCGACTTCAGCCAATCTCGCTACTTCTGCAAGTCTCGCTATCTCGGCAAGTCTTTCGACTTCTGCTAACCTGGCAACTTCAGCAAGTCTCGCGATCTCAGCTAATCTTGCTACCTCAGCAGTAGCAGCTGCAATTCTTTCGGCTTCTATTCTCTCTGCTTCCGCTAATCTTGCTGCCTCAGCAAGTCTAGCCACTTCGGCAAGTCTTGCTATCTCTGCCAGTCTTGCCGCTTCTGCTACTCTAGCAATCTCTGCTAGCCTTTCAACTTCCGCTAGTCTTGCAACTTCAGCGAGTCTAGCAACTTCAGCAAGACGAGCAGCCTCTGCTGTGGCGGCTGCAATTCTTGCTTCTTCTTGCTGCGCAGCTAATACCGCTGCTGCTTCTGCTTGAAGCCTTGCTACCTCAGCTAATCTTGCTATCTCCGCTAATCGCGCAACTTCTGCTAATCTTGCAACTTCTGCTAATCTTGCAACTTCTGCAACCTCTGCTGCTATTCTTGCGGCTTCAGCGGTTGCTGCCGCTTGCGCGGCTGCTACTTGTGCTGCAATTGCTGCCGCTTCCGCGGATGTTAAGGTTGCGTAATTAGTAACGAGATCTTTTTGAGGAGCTGTTAAGATGTCGTATGCAGCTCTAGCCTGTGTCCAACTTGAATTAGTTATTAGTAGCTTTACCGCATCTGCTGCAGTTTGATCTGCAAGTGCCTGTGCGGCTGCTGCCTGCGCGGCGATAAGAGCTGCGGCCTCTGCTTCAAGACGTGCGACCTCTGCTAAACGCGCAACTTCCGCAAGCCTTGCTACCTCTGCTAACCGTGCGGCTTCCGCAGTAGCTGCTGCGATTGCAGCTTCAGCATCTGCAATTTCTTGTGCGGTAAGACCTACCTTAACTGTCACCGCGTTGGAGACAGAGGAGTAGAGAGCTAACGTGTCATTGTCAGATCTAACTGTGAATGTCCAGACGGTGCCACTTGGCTTTAATGAATTAAACAAAGAATGATCTAAGGTAATGGTAGTGTTCAACGAGTTAGGACCGCCAACGTTTCCTGTAGCAACTCCCCAACCGCCACAACCTTGACAGGTAAAACCAATAGCATAGCGCTCTGGTTGTCTATTTCCATCTGTAGGAGCGTTCCACGTAAGAACAACCGAAGATGCGCCATCAACTACTGTTAGATTGGTAGGAGCGCCAACGGACAAGACTTCAGGAGGTGGAGGAGTAGCATACACAAAAGCAGAGGCTGGAATGATTTCCATTTGGCCAGACTTATCCCAGTGAAGAAATACGTTTGCTCCGCCACCGTTTTCATAGTACATAAGCTCTATAGACTTTGAGACTCCTGCGGTAAAAGGTACAGGGGAGCTTGTAGTTCCTCCGCCACCTTTATCAAACCAGTCGCTGGTTATTAAGTTACCGTCAATGTAGAGTTTAGTTCCGTCATCCGCGGTAGCTAAAAATGAAATGTCCTGGGTAGCATCACTGGTAATCCATCCTGTAAAGACTACGATTACATCTTCATACGGTCCGCCTAGAACGCTGCCGCTTCCCCATTGGAAGTTAATATTGGGAACGCTAGTTGTAACTACGGGAGAAGCGCCTTGAGGAATGTAAGGAGCGTTATTCTGGCCTAGAACGTTGTAGACCTCGGCGGTTAACCCTGAAGGGTTTGCCTGGGCAGACGGCATTGTAAGAAGAAGGGGTCCTAGAACTACGGACATGAAAACGAACAACGCGGACGTTGCTCGTAGTAGTTTTGCCTTACTTGGTATCGCGTGCTCTCCCCCACGTTGAGCTTTGCGATTTATTTTATTTCTCTCCTATTGTTCTTGCTCGGCCTTTTCATCTGACTCGGACCAGGCGATCTCGGATGCGATGTTGTAGAGTCGTGTGGCGTCATTGAGTAAGTCTTGAACGGCTATGAGTAGATCCGCTCGTTGGTCAAGAAAGTATGGATCAATTAGATCTTGCATGGTCTGACGGACCGTAATAGTACAGGCAGATACTCGACTCATGGTGGTATTAAAGTCCACCGTTTGTTCGGATCTCATGGTGGAATTTTATCATCTTATCACCGCAATGTGTCTTATAATGAGAAGAAAAATGAGAAGAAGAGAAAGAAGAGAGAAATAAAGAAAAAGTGATAAAAAAGATACTAAGGTAGAAAAGAGTGAGAGAAGTACTGTTTTGCCTTAGTACTGCCAGAGAGGCTTACTAAGGTAGAAAAATAAAACTAAAGAGACAGAATGCCTTAGTAAGTGGGTAAAAAACTATATAAAGTATATATTGATACTTTAATACTCTACTATATTTAGTTTACGTGTAGGAGATTCTCCCTAGGGGCTTTAGAATTTATAGTTGAGGATTAAAGAATCAAAGAAAGAAGTTGATTTTAGTAGTACTTTAGTTGAGTTTTTATGATATTATTTTCTCGTGTACACAAGGTGCACTTGCTTCTGAGAGGTGGGCTATGAATACCTTTGAATCTAAACTGTTTTGGTTTTCTATTTTTCTTTGGGTAGCAGCAAGCTTGGTAAAGACAACACAAAAACATATTATAAAGAAGGAAAATAGAACTATTACGCTACTGGCAACGGTAGTTAATTCTATCTCCAGCTTATTATTCCTATGGTGGATCTGCTTGATGGGTTACACGTATGTCACAGGATAATTCCCTTGACGCCCTTGAGGCTATGGGATTAACTTTTGATGAGGTTGAGGCAGCGGATAAGGCAATTGTGAATAAGTCTAAGTCTGGTGGGCGAGACAAGAGGATCTGCGTTTGTGGCCATGCTGTTTCAAAGCATACGACCTACGCTGGAATTCTTACGTGTAAACCTTCTGCGATGTTATGCCCTTGCAAGAAGATCCATGCCGTATTGACTGCGGATGATACTCGTATGTTCCTTCGTAAGACTGAAGGTGCTGGAGCAATGCACGCGTTGAGTCGTGGGATTTACGCTTGTATCTCAGCGGGTAAGGGCGTCGAGTGGATTATCGAGCTAGCATGTGCTCGTTGCGGGAAGAACGACAGCAAGGTTGTTCCCGTTCCAGTTTCTGCTTCAGGTAGAGCTTCCGATGGTCCTACCGGTTTTGATGCTCTTCTATGCTCTTCCTGTAGAACTGAGGTGTGATGTGGCTAAGAAGAAAAAAGATCTTCCTGTGTTCGTTGTGATTGATATGCCAGAATGGAAGAGCAGAATTTTTGATTTCATGCTCAAGCTATTACGAGTTCCAGGTAAAGCTTGGGTCATCGGCGTTGAATACACCGGATTCACCTATGACGGTGACTCCTATGAAGATGAAGCAACCAGGGTAAAAATAAACAAGAAGGATCTTAAAAATGCACAAAGAGATTAAAGTCGGGAAGAAGGGAAACACCTGGTTTCATTATGGATACTCCTTCAAGCACTTCTCGTTAGCTATCCGCTTTGACAAGAAATCGTTTGATCTTGATCTGTGCTTCTTTTGGATTGGAGCAGAGTGGTGACGGATAAAAAACATTACGACGTTTTGATTGCGACTCCAGGATCTTCCTACAAAGCAGCTTACGTTGATAGTTTAGTAGCTACCACTCGTGTTCTTAATGAGTACGGGATTTCGTATCATCTTCTAAACAAGTCTGGTTCGTTTATCCCATCTACCCGTGAGCAGGTAGCATCTGACTCGTATGGTCATGACTGGTCAACTAACGAAATTGCCGGAGGAAAGTACTCGTACAAGAAGATCTTCTGGATTGATTCAGATATCGAGTGGGAGCCAGATGACTTCATGCGTATCTACGATTCCGAGATGGACGTGGTCAGTGGAGTGTACATGACTCACCCAAACGGTACAGTAGCAGTTAATCTTACAGATCCTGAAGGGAGACCGACAAAGGTCAACAAGTCTGATTTCCTTCTCCGTTGGGACCCCGTAGAGGTCGGCGGTGTAGGTTTTGGATTCGTGGCTATGAAGCATGGAGTCTTTGAAAACATGAAGAGACCGTGGTTCAAGATTCGCGAGGTTTACTGGGAAGAAATTGGATTCCCTGTTAACATGGGTGAAGACTACTCATGGTGCGAAGGAGCTAAGGAAGCTGGATACAAGATCTGGGTAGATTCACTGGTCAAGGTTAAACATCATAAGGAAGTGATTTACGTAGTTGAATAATCAAAGTAAAGATCTACGTGCGGAAGCCTGGTGGGGAACACGGACTGTGATTCCCACTGCGCTTCCATGCGGACTTTGTCGAGACACTAAATGTGAGAAATGCGCTCATGAAATCGCCTGGTACGAGAAATTATGGGTGTGTTCTTGTGACTGTAACAAGTCTTGGAAGCCCAAAGCTTTGACGGTTGAAAAGAAAAACTAACCATAAAAAGAAGCAGTTAGGTACCCTTGTAAAACTTCTGTTTCTACATGGGTCTTTTAAGGGTAATTATCTCCTCTCTCACCCACTAAACCTTCGAGACGTAGTGTAGTATTTCCTTAGAGACAAACCCTGTCTCAAAAGGAGAACACATGAATGATTTAAAAGCAATGGCAGCATCATGGGCAAGATCATTTCTTGCCGCAGGAATTGCCGTGTACATGGCTGGCGTGACAGATCCAGCGGATATCGCAAAGGCTGGTCTAGCAGCTATGCTCCCAGTAGTCTTGCGTTACCTAAATCCAAATGACGCAGCGTTTGGTCGAAAGAAGTAATTAACTTCTAAACCTAAAAGAACGAGACAGGCTCCGTATCCAGTCCTCTCCCCGGCGGTATGGAGTCTGTCTCCTTTTCTACTTGTATGTACAATTGAACTATGGAAAACAAACCAGCACTACTTGAGGAAGAGTCCGGTGATGATACACCTATCATCGAGACTCCGGTTAACATCCGGCCTGACCTCGCGGCTCTCGGAATCATCGAGGTAGAGCGCGGAGTCTGTGAAGATACATTTGAAAACCGTGCGGTCCTAAGATCTTCCCAACTTGGTTGGGACACGGTCTACGCAACAAACGGCGTGCCTACCGGTTTGATTCAGGCACGGTCAAAGGACATGGTTACCCAACGGCGTATCCTCTCGTTAGCTGAGAAGAAGCCGATCCTCGTAGATCCGAAGAACATGAACAGCGATTACCTGACGGGCCTGGATTTAATAGCCGAGGCGGCGTCCGATCATCTAGTCCCTCCCTGGGTAGTTGGAGCTACGCGGATGTGGGTAGCAGAGCAAGATAATCCAATCGTAAGTGAGAAGCGTAAGCCGACGGCAATGCCAAGTCGTTGCAGACAAATTAAAGACGACAAGATTCGCTGCATGCTTTGGACATCAGGAAGACTTAAGGATGACGGCTTGTGTCGTGTTCATCTTCGTCATGTCAAGAAGAACCCAAGTGAAGACATCGAACGGGCCCGGAAGAAATTAGTTCAGGCTGCGCCATACGCGGTTGATGTTCTTGAAGATTTAATGTCATCGGCAGTATCAGAGCCAGTAAGATTAAAAGCATCTACGGAGATTCTAGACCGCGCGGGTGTCCGTGGTGGTGTAGAGTTAGACGGTAATATAACTGTGACGGACGCAAGGCCTGCAGCAGATATTATTAACGAACGGTTAAACCGATTAGCAAGTGGAGCTCTAGCAATAGCTGCGACACTAGCTGAAGCGGGCATTCAAATAGAAACTAGTGACGGGAGTATAAGTGACGCCAATGTTATCGAAGCTGAAGAGACCGGGGCAGAAGAAGAATGAACCAAATAGAGCTAGAAGAAATATCCTTTCTTTTGCGAGAGCACGCGGCTTGCTTAAACAGCGACGTGGAGCTAGCAGCGACACGGGAGGAACATGTCCGTTTATCGGCAAGGGCGAATGAAGCGGAAAACATTTCTGCAAGACTTAATACAGTCATCATCTCTATTCTCGCAGCACAGTAGCGAGGCCAGCCTGCCCGTCATTGAAGCGGCAGAAAGCTGGGTCGGCTACCTAGCGGGTCCTAACGGACGGACTCCTTTTGGAGAACGGTCTGGCTATGACGGTAACATCTGGTCGGGTGCGTTTATCGACTTCGTCTTCCATTCATGTGCGGTGACGATTCCAAGTTGTGTTTACACACCTTCAGGCCTGGCCGAGTTTAATAAAGCTCAACGGGTTCACTTAAAACCCCAGCCTGGAGACATCGTGTTCTTTACGTTTCCAACGGCAGCAGATTTTGGAGTAGGGCATGTCGGCCTGGTAACGGATATATCTAGGTGGACGGCAACGGGCTTGGTAGGAACGGTTGAAGGCCAGGTCAATAGCGGCCTGCCTAAAGGCGACACGGCAGCTCGCGGTGTGTACCGACGAGTACGGTCAGAGCACGAGATCATCGGGTTCGCTCGACCTGAGTTCAGGCCTGGGGATATAAAAGCTAAAACGGGTCAACGGGCGACAATTCTACTTTCGAGCATCAGGCCTGGTAAACGAAATAAAGACATCGGGCATGTGCAGCTTGCGCTTGAACAGGTGACCGGCCTGCGTAATATCACGACGGATATGTTCGACGGTAGCACAAAGCAAGCTTACGCACGTTGGCAACGGATAATCGGGTACGTTGGTGAAAGAGCTAACGGAGTACCGGATCAAGCTTCGCTTGAGCTACTCGGCTCGACTACGGGTCACTTCTTAGTAGAAGTCAAAAATCCCGCTTAAAACGGACATATCGGACAGACAAGAAGTGGGATGCCCTTCGAGCTATTCTTCTTAGTAAAAGTCAAGAGGCTTAGCTAATTAGCTGAGAAACTCCGGAGCAGTCTTGCATTTATTTTCATCTACCTCCTGATATAATTCAACTATGCCAAAACTAAAAGACATAGCTAGGTTTACCACACCGGTAGATATAAACGACGAAAGGACAACGCCAGTTACATCATCAATGGTAAAACCAGGACTTACATTCACAGAGACTGTTCGCTCTATATTAGGACGCCAGACTCAGCCGCTATCAGTACTTGAAATCACAGAGCTCGTCTCTCGTGAAACAAAACGTCCGTATGACGAAACATATATTAGGCTTGCACTTAAAGAACTTCAAGGCGCAGGTAAAGTCTCTTCTCGTAAAGAGACATCTCAAGAGAGAGCTATACGAGGAGGCGGAGAAAGTAACGCAGCGCGTTCTATGCGAGCATCTCTATTCTGGTCTCCTGCAGGAATCGTTCCACCGCGCACCGTTGCGGAAGCAGTCTCTGGCTTGACATTGTTTAAGCCCGAACAATTTACAGCTCGCAAGATCTATAAGTACTCTACTAAAAAGATCCAACGCGAACACTTAGACGCTCAGCTCAACAGTGTAGCTCCTGTACCACCGACAAACTCAAACGCGGTAGTAGATTACCTCATTGAGAAAATGGTTACCGAGCGTACTGCTGAGATCCAATCCCAGCTCGATGCGGCAAACGCCAAGCTGGCGAAGCTGCAGGAACTCTTTAAGTCAGCTCTCTAACATCCGTTTATTGTTCACCCCATGGTGAACATTCAATTGTATGTAGTAGAGACAGCCGAACAGGCAAAGCAAGCTGAGGCATTAGATCTTGTAGAATTCTCTGCGGATGACACAGTGTGTGAGAACTGCGACGTAGCTATCGGCTACATCAACAGTCGGTTCTCTCCCTGTGTTATCTGCGTCGAGGAAGATGACGACATCTGGCTTGTCTGTCTTGAATGTGCCAGTGGTGTTTTACTTATCGAGTAAACCTGATATAATTAAACCATCGCCGGAACCCCGGCGGTAAATGACAGAATGACGAAAGGGAAGTAACCACATGGTTAGCACCGTAATCACAGAGACTAAAGTCTCTACAGTAACAAAGGTCACCGGCAAGGTAGACCTAACAGCCCAAGCTGCCGCAACTGAAAAGGCACTAGCAGCATTTACATTCGCGAAGGATGCGATTAAGGCGTACGAAGAGAAGAAGGCGGAAGCAGAAGCTACCCTCCGCGAACTTCTAGGTGACGCGGATGTCGCAGTTATTGGTGGTGTAGAGCGTTTCAAGCTTGCACACTCAACCAATTCCAAAATCGACCGCAAGGTCCTGCAGGAGCTTTTCCCAGAAGCTTTCGAAGCAACTCTGGTAAAGACTCCATACACCTTCATAAAAACTATCTAATAGTTACCCAAGGAACCCCTGGTCAAACTGGCCAGGGGTTTCCTATTGTACTTTATAATAGTTCCATGTTATAATTAAACCATAACGATGAAGGGGCGGCCGGTGGCCAAACTAAAGACTCGACACCTGCAGGGGTCCGAAACAATACGGCGCCTTCATCGTTACTAACTTTACCTAAGACGGAAGGCAATGAAATGGAAAAGCTTACATACGGCGACTGCCCTAATTGGGTTGAGCCTAAAGACCCAAGCAACTCCTCTTGCATACAGTGCGGACGTAAGGTAGGCAAGAATTCCTACCTAGTTCATGTAGACATTGCAGGAGTCATCGCCCACCCCGCAGGCGAGGCTATCTCACAAGGTTACTGGCCAGTAGGCCGCGAGTGCGCAAAAGCTTTCGCGCATGATGTACTTTATCTCAAACCATGATATAATAGTTCTATACACAACGACGAAAGGAACAATATGAAAACCTATGAGCTAGATATTGTCACAGAGGATATCACTCTAGAAGAAGCAGTAGCGCAGATTAACGCCATTGAAGGCGCAACAGTTATTCTCACATCTGAGAATGGTTATGGTTCAGGCTGGCCTACAGCAATTGTTTCAGTCACAGACGAAGCGTTCCCTGTGCTTGAAGAGTGGTATGGCGGGGAGATAGTCGAATGATTGAGCTTGGTGACATCCAAACGCTAGAGCATCTGCGCGAGTACGTGCAAGAACGTCTCTTAGGTTCTACAGTAGTCCTTGATGGCGATGAGGTAATCATTCGCACCGGAATGGGCATCGACCTTGGAAATATTCTCTACCCTCTAAACGAGGAGGAGTAATGACGAGAGACATTAACTGGGAAGAAGTTTATGAAGCTATCCTAAAGGATATAGTTGACGTAGTTGAAGGGACACTCTTCAGAGACGAAAAGCTAGAGCGTATCACCGAGATACTCGTGGGTAACGACTTTATGGAAAAGCCTCAGTTGTACGGATAACAACAAACCTGATATAATAGTACTACGCAATCAGCGGACATGAAACCGTAGGCGAGAGCCTACCAGACTTTCTTCCGCTGATTGCCCACCCTACGACGGAAGGAACCTACCATGAGTACCAAAGCTGATATTCTTAAAAGACTTGAAGGAATGGCTGACGATGAAATTATCGCTGTCCCTACAATCAAGACAAAGCTTGACGCGGAAGACATCTACTCTTACATGGAGCATGAAGAGATTGAATTCACTGCTAAGCAGTGGAGTGACATTGTTGACGAGTACGAGAACGCTGAAAGCTACGATGACGAAGCGCTTATTGAAATCATCAATTATGTACTGAACAACTAAATATACCTGATATAATAGTACTATATTCACCCAAACGACGAAAGGATAACAATGGCTGACAAAGACAAGGTTGTAGGAAAGGCTCTATATCTAGAGCTCCGGAACTCCGGGTCTACATACCAAATGATCATAACTCCAGATGGAGTTTCATCTTCCGGTCGAGCAGTACCAGCAATGGTTTACCGCCGACAGATATCAGAGGCTAAGCCTCGCAAAGCTTGGAGAACACAGTCGTTCCCAGCTCTTCCGCTTAACGCATTCGGAACGTACGACCCACAGGATATGGACACTGCTAAGTCTGTATCAGGCACACGCATCAATGATGCGCTAGGAAGTACGTTCAATCGACTTCAAGCCTATGGCTACACGATGTATAAGACTCCGATATTCGTTGAAGTATCTGCAGAAGATATTGAAACAATTCGCTTATGCAAGACTCCCTACAAAGTTCTTGGTCGAATCACTCGAGTCCGAAAGACTCTCGGCTTCGGCGAAGCGCTATTCTCTAGCTAATACCCACACCCAAACGACGAAAGGAAAGTAAATGTCAACAGTATTAGAAGATGTAAGAACAGCAATTGACTCAGTTGCTGTCGGAACTACCGAATCTATCACGCATATTCTCGCTCAATCTACCAATGCAGAGATCTCGAGTGCACTTGACTCAATGCTTCTCGCTCAGGGTAAGGTTACTCATCGAGCAACCCCAACCAAGAAAGTAGCGCCAGTGTTATCTGCAGATGCCCTTGTAGGAGAAGATTCCTACGCTCGTCCTAATGGCGAGATGTACCACTCTCGTAAATGGGGAGAGCATGACGACGTCATGGTTCTTCGCAAGGCGCGTATGGACCAACAGTTTATTCTTCTGTACGGAGCTCCAGGTTGCGGTAAAACTGCACTCGTTGAAGCTGCGTTCGAAAAGATGTACACAATTATGGGTTCAGGCGACACTGAGCTTTCAGACTTAATTGGTGGATTCATTCAAACTCCTGCAGGTGGATTCCTGTGGGAAGATGGCCCACTACTAAAAGCTGCCGAAGAAGGCGTGCCACTGCTAATCGATGAGATTGGTCTTATTGATCCTAAGGTTCTTTCAGGAGCTTATGGACTTATGGACGGTCGCCGTGAGATTACAGTCACTGCTAATCCAGAGCGTGGAACTGTTAAAGCTAAAGACGGGTTCTACGTCATCGGAGCTACAAATCCAAATGCGCCTGGAGTTCGACTATCTGAAGCTCTTCTATCTCGCTTCGTGATTCAAGTTGAGATGACTACCGACTGGTCACTCGCTAAGAAGCTTGGAGCCTCAGCGCAGGTAGTTACAGTTGCGCAAAATATAAATCGTCGCCAGGCTTCTGGCGAATGCGGTTGGTGTCCACAGATGCGTGAGCTACTTGCGTTCCGTGACATCTCTAAATCGTTCGGCACGAAGTTCGCAGTAGCGAACCTAATCGCCTCCGCTCCGGAGTTGGACCGCCCCGTCGTTGCGGATGTTCTCACCAGAGTGTATGGCGAGGAGTGTCGACCAGCGAAGATATAATCCCCTTCGCGCGGTGAACCCTGGGTATGGGTGCCCAGGGTTCACGCACGGGGAGGTAGCTCAGTTGGTAGAGCTCCGGACTTATACTCCGGTCGTCGCGTGGGTTCGAGCCCCACTCTCCCCACTTACCTGATATAATAGTACCTAACAGACGGAAGGAACTAAAATGGAAATTACTCTCGAAGGAAGAACCGCTAAGTGCGTATCCTGCACAAGCGAAAGTGCATCAGCCACAAGCTTGCCATTCTTTCAATTCAATGGCGAAGGTAGCGACAGAGCTACAAGCAGTTGTCTCTCTTGTGGGTACAGCATAGTCACACACATGGAAATCAATCCAACCACCGGTCGCCCTGGGCATAACTACGGAGTCCATGACTTCGTTCCCCGTGGAGACGCACAGGACACTTTCTACTGCGGATGCCGTGGTTGGGATTAACCAATAAACCTGATATAATTAACCTATCAATGACGGAAGGATTACAATGGGACACATTAAGTTATCAATGACCCGAGCGGAACGTACGCAGCCAGAGTGGCTACGCGTAGGCGCCCAGCTGGGTGAGCTCGTGAATACTTGGGCAGGACGCAGCGACATTGTCGCATACGTTGGCCCCGGAGCTGGAGGACCAGCGCCTGCATGCTTTAATCCACCAATGGCTGAAGTTGAGGTCAACGTGGATGTAGCTTTCGGCACAGGAGTATCTCCTGAAACTATTGGCGATATTCGCAATAGAACAATTCAATTTAACTATCCACGAGGCGCAGGAGCTATCTTCCATGAAGCACTGCACGCTCGGTACTCACGCTACGATCTTCTAAAGATTAGCGAAGACAAAGAAGTAAGTCGCAATGTGTTCGACGCACTTACACTTCTTGAAGAGACTCGTATCGAAGCTCTCGGTGTAGAAAACTATCCAAACAACAGAGTGTTCCTTCGCGCTTGCGCAATGGATATCATTCTTGAAGACATTAAATCATCACTCGCTGAAACTACAACTACTCGTTCTATGGGACGAATGGCTGGACTAGTACTTGCTCGTGTTGATGCAGGTTCGCTAGACGCAGACGATGTGCTAGAAGTAAAAGAACTTCTACTTAACTTCTTCGGTACAGAGGTGCTCGCGCAGCTTCGCGACGTGTGGTTGCGCTTTCAAAAGCACGAGCTACATAGCGATCCAACAAATCTAATCGTTCTTGCAAAAGAATGGGACGACATCATCTCTAAGCTTGCTGAAGACAAAGGCGACGACGAAGCTCCCCTTGGTGAAAAGGGAATTCTTATTCTCATGGATGGACCACTTGGTGAAGTCATGGACGCTTTGGAAGAAGCATCTGAAGAGATTGCTATCTCTGTAAACGATGAAGCTCAAGATCAAGAGCAAGCTGAAGAGTGGAAAGACGTTGTTGACATGCGCAGCATAGCTGCTAAGCAGCAACGCGACCACGAGAAAACTGCTAGTGAAGTATTCGCAAAAGCTACCGGAGAGATGTCGTCATTCAAGACTCACTCTCGTATCAAAGAGACTCGTAATCCTACCGGTCCTGAGCGTGCGGCAGCAGTTAAGATTGCTCAGCTCTTAGAAAAAGCTAAGTACCGTGAGCGCGATGAGAAGGAGATCAAATCTATTCTTCCTCCCGGTCGCTTGCGTACTCGCGCAATGGTTCAGGAAGCAGCTTACAAAGTTGTGAATCCTATGATGCATGCAGAACCTTGGCGTAGAACTGTGCGTCGTCATACAGATGACCCAACGCTTAACGTTGGAGTTATGGTTGACATCTCCGGTTCAATGGCATCAGCCATGGAGCCTATGGCAGCAACTGCCTGGGCGATGTCAGAAGCTGTTCGACGTGTTCAAGGTAGATGCGCAATGGTTTACTACGGACAGGATGTGTTCCCTACGCTTAAGCCAGGACAGCACCTTGACCAAGTTACTGTGTACACTGCACCTGATGGAACTGAAAAGTTCGATAAGGCGTTCAAGGCACTTGATGGTTCTCTAAATCTTCTCAATGGAACTGGCGCTCGTCTACTCGTAATTGTTAGCGATGGTTGCTATACAGATGATGAGCGAACAAAAGCTAAAGCGTGGGTTCGCGCTTGCGAAAAAGCTGGAGTTGCAGTTCTATGGATTCCTTTCGAAGAGGGCAGATACGCTCGTGGAATTGCAGGTCCGGATACTGTGATTCTTTCAGATGTACGAGACCCAGCAGAAGCTGCGGTGCAGATTGGTTCTGCAGCAGCGAAGGCACTTACAAAGATTGGGCAGCGGGCTGCCTAACAAGCTCCGGTGTGGTCGGATCCTTCCGTCAGATCGTCCCCGGCCACACCGGTCCCACAACTATTATGAAACTACCAAAATCAAAAGAAGAACTCCGGAGATTACTTGAACTCCGGAGATCCAACGCAGCTCGTCCACTTACTAATAAAAAGAAGTATACACGTAAAACCAAACACAACGACATAATGAAAGAAGGAACCGATGAAAACTAAAGTGCTACTTATATGTGCAGCCTTAGGCTTAGCTCTACTCTCAACTCCGGCGAATGCGGCAAGCGATAAAACTCTTGTCATCATCGACTCCGGTATCAACACAAATCTCGACTGGGCAAAGAGTGCGGTCATCGAAGAAGCATGCTTCATCGAGTACGGCTTGTGTCCAAACGGCAAGTCAAGTATGGTTGGCCCAGGTGCGGCAACGCTAGACCCAAAGCTTGTAACAGACAAAGCTATGAGTCACGGCACGCAGATGGCGTCGGTTGCAGTAACGGTAAACCCAGACGTCAAGATTGTGTTTGTTCGTGTTGTCGGCATGTCTAAAGGACGTGCAACCACATACACAACTAAAGCTCTATCACTCGCTCTCGATTGGGTATCTGCCAATGCGGCACGGCTAAATGTTGGCGCGGTATCAGTCTCATTCGGACGGGCGTACAGAGAAGCGGCATGCCCTATCGAAACTAAATTACAAGATCAAATCATTGGGCTAGCCTCGGTTAACGTGCCGGTTGTTGTTTCAACGGGTAACGGCTCGGATCAAAAGAAAGTTTACTACCCAGCCTGTATACCACAGGCGATAGCGGTAGGGGCAACGGATACCCGATACACGGTCAAGAATATTCAAGGCTGGGTCTACCCCATCATGCTGATATCGAACTCCAGCCCGGACCTAGACCTGTATGCCATGGGACGATGGACGGTAACCGACGTAACGGGGACAAAGGCGGTCAGCCTGGGTACCTCAGGTGCAACGGTCTCAGTAGCTACCAGACTGGCTAGAGAGCTATCGGGTGGCTTGGCCATAGGAACGGTAATGGATAACGTTAAGGCGTCCCTACAAAACGCCTACCGTACGGTAACGGTATTCGAACGAAAGTACTGGTAACCTGATATAATAGTACTAAGCTCACCGGAACGGGTCTTCCAATTCCGGGACAGGATACGGAAAATCCTCCGGTGAGCTCTACCAACGACGAAAGGACAACCGTGATAACGAAACAACGCACTTACATTCGCAGAGGCGACTTTCAATTCTGTGCAACTCAAGAGCAACACGACTACATTCACAATTATGACCCACGCTCAATTCTAGGTGACTCATACCAATGTCGCTATTGCGATGATTTCCAGGTTGGATAATGGATAGCATTTATGTTGCCCATGAAGGCATGGATACATTTTTTGATTTAGCAGACACCGGATTCATCTTCTCTTCAGAAAAGCTGTTAAAGGACCCGGAGCTAATGGAAGACATTGACAATGGCTACTGCCGTTCTTCGTGTGAGCAGATTGGATACGAGATTACCCCTGGTCTTGCGAAAATGTTCTATGAGCTGGCTAAAAGCTACTGGGAGTACGAGAACAAAAAATAATTCCGGAGGGTATTGTACTTTATAATAGAACCATGTTACAATTGTACTATCACAACGACGGAAGGAAAGTACATGGACTCACAAGATTGGATGCGGGGAGCTCAAAGCTTCTCGCTAGCTACCGCGGTCAACCTCAATGAGGAATGGACGCATACAGAGATTAGCAGAATGCAATCTCTTCGAGCTGGCAAGATGTCTATTAAAGACATTGCGAAAGAGCTAGGTCGCAGTTACTATTCTGTGGCAACAAAACTTGTTAACATCGGTGCGGTAAACCACCACAAGCAATCTAACAAACCAAAGGTAATCCTTAACACTTGCGGTAACTGTTTCACAACACCATCAAAGTCCGGGGTCTGCCTCTGCTGAGGCAGCCCTGTACTTCTTCCTCATAACCTGATATAATTAAACTATTCAAGGGTGCTGGTCACCAGTTAAACTAGGCGGAACACGCGACGCCCGAGTCCACGTGCCGTGCATAATCTGCAGGCACCTCTGGCAAGATAGGCCGAAGCATCACCGCGGCCCTTGAATACTTAAACGACGAAAGGATTGGAAAGCAATGAGCACATACTGTAATAGTACAGAAGTAAGTTTCATTCCTTGCATTCACGCAGATGGAGCTAAATGTCTGCTTGCCTACTGCGGAGGATGCGGTGAAGACTTGTACCGTGAATGCGGAAGAGAGGTTATCTAAATGAGTAAGTACGATGCATACATTCAAAAGACCTGGGGTTCCCTCATTGGGCGAACAATCGTTAAGGTCCGTGAGCTAAATAATGAAGAGCTAGACTTGTTCGGTTGGGAACAAGACAGTTCAGGTTCGATACCTGTAGTTTACATTCTCGACAATGGGCATGGATTCGTACCGTCACAAGATCCTGAGGGTAATGGACCAGGCCACTTATTCGTAGAGGAGATGAGTTCATGACAGTTTCAGTTAACGATGGGAATGCTTTCTCATTCATTGGCGCCGGTAGGCGTGCTTTAATAAGTGCGGGTCGTGAAGACGAGCTTGCAACATTTACCGAAGAGATGACTTCAGGAGACTACAATCATCTCATTCAAGTATTCCTTAAGTGGTTTCCAGAAGCGGAGATAGCTACATCATGAAAACAGCACTACGAATTAACACGGACTTCACAACAGAGATCTTAGATCTTGAGGTAGACAGTCTCACACAACTCCAGGAAGCTGTCGGCGGCTTGGTTGAAGCAGCAGACCTGTATGACGACCTCACACTTTGGTGTAACGAAGAGGGTAAGCTTATCAATGGAATGCAACCAAACGTTATTGCTACTCACCTTTGGGAAAAGTCTTTCATCATGTCCGACATCATTATGGGCGACGTCGTATTCACCGGCGGCACGGACGATGAAGGTGACAACCTAGCTCTACCGCACCCTTGGCTAGTACAGCTCGAGGAACTTGCAAGAAAGCTTCGCAATTCGTACGAAGAAGAAGCTGGGTTCTTCCGGTGAGCAAAAATGCATCGGCTGGCATCTGGGAAATTCGTGATGTTCATACGGGTGAACGCATCTCTAAGTTTCGTGCCCGTAAACGTGCGGACGTTACCCGATACCTGGAGATGGCGCGGATTGGTCTAAAACGACCAATAGAAGATTTCGAGGCAGTATTTATTACCGAATGGGAATAAACCTGTTATAATAGGACTAACAACTTAATACGTAGGTTTGGACTTACTAAGTCTTGGAGCATAAGGGTATCTCATGGAGACACTACTCCCGATAAGCTGACACGGCACCGCGGGTATGGGTAGCTTGACTTAGGAAAGAGACAGAGCAATATTGTCTTAGGGAAGTTAGGATTAAAACCGCATAGCAGAATCGACATGCGGTACTGCGCAAAAAGTGAAGCGCGAATCAGGCCCTTTGTGAGCAAACTGTCTTGTCCAGTGAATTGAAGCTGGCTGCGCGTATTCCAATCCACGCGGCCAGCTTCTTTCATTTGGTATTGTACTTTGTAATAGAACCATGTTATAATTAACTTATTAACCACAAGGGTTAATAAAAAAGAAAGATTGGAAAACAAAATGACAACAGCACTAGTTCAGATTATCGCAGGCGCACTACTTCTAAACACACCTCTTATCATTATGTGGGTCTGGCTAGCCCGCAAGGAGAGCAAGCCGGCAGTCCAGGCTGAGAGCTACGCCTCAGAAAACTTCTGGAGCTAATTCTAATTATTGCGGGTACCCTACTCACCGGTAGGGTACCTTCAATTGTACTTTATAATAGAAGTATGATACAATTATCTTATTAACCACAAGGGTTAAAAAATAGATTGGAACCTAAATGAAGACTTCAACACTTACTCACTTCAACAACCACTTCAAAAATACTCCAGCAGTTGATTTCAATTCATACCTAAATGATGAAAACAATAAAGTTTCTTGGTATGATGAATTAGAAACCCCATACATCAATACTCTCCCAGAAGGAACCATTCTTCTATCTATAGGTTTAGGTGGACAAGATGCGGGCACCTTCTTAGTAAAGACTCCAGAAGGTATCTACTACATAGTAGATGAAGACCAGTCAGAACCTACTCTAGTTGAAGACACCGGTTCTAAATGTTATGAGCTAAGAATTCACAGTGAGTACTATACTCACACTCTCTTCTCCTTTGATGTAGATTATGAAGACATTATAGTTTACATTAACTCACACCTAACAAACCCAGATTTTGGTCAGATGACTCCGGTCACTCAGAAAGATGCGGACAAGTACCCAGTTAAGTAATAGTTGCGGGTAGCTCACCACTCCGGTGAGCTACCTTCCACGGAAGGAACACAAGATGTCTAAACCTAAGTGCGATAATTGTCTAAGCGGCGAACACGAGTACTGCGCCAAGAGATGCGGTTGTGACTGCTGGCATAAAGACTAAAGTGTACTTTAGATCTAAAACATGTTATAATTAACTTATACACAACGACGAAAGGAACCCTATGGACGAGAAAGAAGACATAGTAATCTTTGACTCATCTCTAACCACAGATCAGTTGAGACTGATGTGGGGTAATGGAGATGAAGAAGGTTTCGTGGAATACACGAAAGAAGAAATCGACCAACTTGCGGACGACATCAATGATGCGATTCAAAACACCATTGAAGACTTTCTAAACCATCGGAACAACTAATGAGTAGCAACTACCCACCGGGAGTCTCCGGTTCTGAATGGCAGATTGCTGGTGCTGATGAGAGCGATGGCGTTCAAGAGCTTGATTGCGGTAATGACGAGTGTACCGCATCTTATGAGGTACCGACCATTGAAGAGTACTCGCACGGCGATGTAACTTGGACTGCTGAGTGGATCTGTAACCAGTGCGGTGAGGAAAACTCACGCGAAGGCTGGTACGACCCAAACAACAATTTCTAAACCAAGTATGATTAACTCAACTAAAGGAGAGAACGTGGAGTCTACCATTACTGAAGAAGTAAAAGTACTTGAAGAAACGCCTAAAGATTCTTACGGTTGGGTTCCTTGTGATTCCTGCCAGACAGCTCAGGCAATCTGGAAAGTAAAAGGGAACTCCGGAGCTGAGCTATTCTTCTGCGGTCATCATAAAAACAAGATGGAAGCTGGGCTTACCGCCTGGGCAAATGAATTTGTGGAGATAGTTTACTTAGACAAGTAAACATGTTATAATAGTACTAACAACGACGAAAGGACAAAGAAATGAGCAACATCGCAAATGGAACATCCCTACAAGGGTATGTCACAACTACAATGAGAGATCTCATTAAGGCATTTGACGAACCAACGTTCTACTACCCAGGTGACAAAGTTACCGTTGAATGGACCCACATGTTTTCAGATGGGTCTGTTGCGACAGTTTATGATTGGAAGCGCTACGATTTAGGTGCGCCTGACATGGATGAAGTTATGGAGTACAACATCGGTGGATTTAACAAAGATGTAGTTGAACTCGTAAAGAACGCAGTTCTTGCAAAAGAAAGACTGGTGTAATAGTGAACATTGAACTTACCGATAAAGACGTAGAGCTAATTCTGCGTGCGCTTGGCAAAGAGAAAGCTTCCTGCCAAAATGCAGGATTCCATCACCTTGCCCACATGGTTTCAGATCTTCAATCTCGTATTAAGAGTCAAGCGCAGGTGGCCGCATGAGTAGTGGTGGAGGAGATCTATGTCACATGTGCGGATTCAATCAGTCTGAGCATGATGACATGTTTACAGATAATGCGGTTACCGTTGCGACTGTAAAGCTTATCGCAGCGCAGTTACCGGAAGATCTTGCCGAAGTACTAGACACAGTTATTACCGACTGGAGAACTCACACTCTCCCTACATGCGACCCACTAGCAATTAACTAAAGGAAACCAATGATAGTACAAAAAGAAGTTAGACAGCACTTAGTGTTGCCGTTCGAAGCTACCGTTAAACTCGGTATCATCAAAGACAAAGAGACTCGCGCAGCTTATGTGTATGCACTCCGCTGTAACAAGTGGACACTGCAGAGCCTTGCGAATGCAATGGGTCTTACCAGAGAACGTATTCGTCAAATTGAATCATCTGCCCAACCTTCTCTCGTTATTAGCATTCTTGCTAATCCCGGAGAATTCCCTATGCCGTCTGTTCCACTTGAAGACGTTGAGGTTAAGGATGTGCATGTACCGATCTTGCCAAGCAAGGAGACTCTAGCTCGTTTACTTGAGCTACAACCTCTTGCACAGAAAGTTCGCTACGACCACAAACAATACCGAGCTGAAGCTGAAGAGTACAGTGCGCTAATTTGGAAAGCTCACACGGTAGAAAAAGTTACTCTGTACCGTCTTGCTAAATCTCTTGGGGTTACCCATGGAGCTCTACGCTTTCGGTTAGCTCGTTACGGATACATACAACATAAGGGAAAGAGCACATGCTATACACCAGTCAAGTCAGCGAATAGAGTTTCTCAATGAGTACCCTATACGATCTTGTAAATGTATTTAATCCAGAGGGAAAATGGCTGGGTGAGTTCATAAATGAAACTGTAGCAAAGGATTGGCTGCACAAACATAAGATGGATTTAGCAACCCATGAGATTTCTAAGAGACGACCAGAACGGAAGAGAGAAGAATGAACGCCGATAAGCTAGAGATTGTTGACATGGACACTCACAGAAATGGAATCGGTGGGATGCCGTTCACTGTAGCTCTCGTTGATGACCCTGAGCAATCAGATACCAAATTGGTAATCATGTTCGAGGCTGAAGGGCACACTGCGGTCCTGTCCCTGAACAAGCTCATGGAGGAAGACATCTCCTTTGGTACAAACTCCTGGAGGGGTGACCAATACGAGTTTGCCCTCCGTCCGGAGATGTGGCCGGACGAGGAAGATGTTACCGACGAGTAAGGTGTACTTTTTACCAGTACCATGTTATAATTAACCTATCAGCCAAGGTGGCTGGTAGAAAAGGAAAGAAAATGTTTAACGGATTAGTCAAGGACAGCGTGGTTCTATACGCCGGTGTCAAGCTGGCTAAGCGCGGACGTCGTCGTGAAGAACGCGGCGAGGTTGAGGTTCAAACCCTCACAGAAAACCAAATTAAGTGGTTAGATGAAAAGTACGAAGCCTTATGCAAGGTGTTGTACAAGTAAAACTAAACCTGATATAATAGTATTACCAAACGACGGAAGGATATAAAATGACTCAAAGATGGTGTCTCTTAAAAGACAGCGATGGCGCTCGCGGTGCTATCGGTAAGAAGAAGATTTACGAGGTAATCCTCGACGGATCTACAGTTCGCACCACATGGGGAATGGCTGAGAAATCTCAACGCCAGAACCAATCACAACGTTTCATTACAGACCAAAGCGCTCGAGTTGCTGCGGTTGCAAAGGTTAACTCTAAAATTGCAAAAGGATATAGACTCGCGTTTGCGGTCTAAGGAGAGGACAACATGACAGCGTATGGAACAGCAGTAACCATTAAGGGAACTACTTACTACTACATCATTGACACGAAGGCACAGGTAAGAGAACTTCTACTAGGTGCTACCGCACCAATCGAGAAGGTAGTAGTTATGAAAGAAACTCGTGGAGAGCCTCACGAAGAAATGAGCGCAGAGGAGCTACTCGCTCTCGTGCTTAACCACCCAGAAGTTGTGCGCGAGGAAATTCAGTATCGCGAGCCTGGTGACATTAGCTATCTAAGTATTGCAGGATCTACCGGCGCGTAATGATAACTATAGTCGAGTGTTCTCGCTGCCAAGACCCACAGGTATTCAAACCCATGTCAATGGACTCGAATATACCTGTGGCTCTTGAGCTGTCACTTGATGGTGGGTATATGATGTTCGTAGATAACATCTACGCTATAGGTGCGGAGAACCCTCTGCAATTTATGCTCTGTCATAAATGTGCACATGAGTTTACTAAATTCATGTGTATACCTGAAAAAACAGTAACAAGGTGGCACCCTAAAACAGAGGATGCTTACTGCGATGGCTGGTCTATTAACTGGGAGGAAAACTAATGATACTAGAGTCTACGGATATACTTGCAATCATCATCGCACTATTAGGCGCAGGCCTTGTGATGATTCTTTCAATACGTGACAATCGAGCTTTACGGATCTACATCAAAGAGCTTGAAGAAAAGAACGCGAAGCTCAAGAAACTTCTTGAGCCACCAAAGACAAAGACGAAAGGCACTAAATGATAGTAGCAACATTACATAAGAGCAAGGCACCTAACGCTGCATGGTTAGTTACAGTTAAGGATCTTGGCTCAGGGCAAGCACGTTACGGTGCATTCAAATCTCTTGGACCTGCAAAGCGTGAGGCAGTCCTCTACGCTAGCTCATTCCTTGACACAGATCGAAAGCGTCTACCTTGGGTAGAAGATGAAGTTCAAGCAGCTGAAGGTATCGGGTACTTCCGTGCCGAGGTCGATGCTTAATTCTCAGATAGCCGAGCAGACAAGAGCCGTGGATGAACTGTCCACGTCTCCTTGTCAATGCTTGGTCTATCACCCTAAGGGTGCTTCCAAAGAGTGGAAGCGAGTTTATCAAGACTGGACCCGTACCGGAAAAACCAGTATGCAACTGACTGCCCAATTATTCGGGCATTGCCCTAGCCAGGTTGATGCTTAGTCCCGAAGGCATTATGTGGATTGTTTGCGGGTTGATACTGTTTCTCGGCTGGCTTGTCGTGAAATCTATCATCGATGACATGTGCCACTGTGTCTTTTGCAAACCCGAAGAGTAGGGCTAGTTTACTTTTATCAGTATACCTGATATAATAGTACTACACTGACGGAAAGGAACAAAAATGGACATAGATGTAATCATCGCCAGCGTTAACGCGGGTGTGTATGATTCTTCCTTAACAAAGCTAAAGGAAGCCATTGAGGATCGTCTTACTGCATCTCGCAGTGAACGCACCATCAATGACTACCACATAGGTGATACGGTAGTATTCAACAGTCTTACTGGGACTCGTTACATGGTAGGTCAAAAAGCTACCGTGGTAAGCAAGAAACAGAAGAAGGTTGTGGTTAAACTTGTAACACCTACAGGTAGATTCGCACGGGTTAATCCAATCACCCGTGACGTAGAATCCGCACTGGTCACAGTACCTGTTGCGATAATCGACCTAGTCTAAAGACAAAGGTTAAACGCTTGGGTTATATTTAACCCAGGCGTTTAGCCAGGTCTTTTGGAGAGGGAACCAGTGACTACACTTGCGGCAATACAAGGTGATGGCTGGTCTGTTCTCGGTTGCGATTCACGAGCATCTGATGAAGGTGGTCGATACATGGATCTTGCTACGCATAAAATCGTGCAAAACAATGGAGCGCTAATTGCTGTCTCCGGTGCATCACGCGGTGGCAACATTGCCCAATTTGGTTGGAAGGCGCCTAAGCCTACTCGAACTGAAAACTTAGACATCTTTATGACTAAGAAGTTCATACCTTCGCTTAGAAAAGCATTTCAAGATGCTGGCTACGAAGGTAAGGACGACGGAGCAGCTGCGGAGCATGACTCGAACTTAATTGTTTCGGTCCAGGGAGTTATCTATCCAATTTTTAATGACTACTCTTGGGATAGAGAAGCTAGGAACGTTTATTACTCCGGTAGCGGCGGAGACATCGCGCTTGGAGCTTTAGAAGCTCTAAGCTATCGAAAAGTTAAGACTCCCGAAGCTGCGGAGAAGATTTTGCGTCGAGCTATTGAAATAGCTATACAGCATGACATCTACTCCGGTGGAGAGATCCACACCTTCGTGCAAGAAGAGTAGTGGTACTCGCGAGTAACATAACCTGATATAATAGTACATATAATGACAAATGACACAAATGACAAAGGAGACGAACACATGGCAAGCATTATCGAAGAAGGGTATGCCCCGAAACACGAGCTAGATAGCTGGGACTTCCCTCTATGGAGTGAGATCCTGCCTGGTCTCTGGGTCGGTGGCACTGATGATAACGACACAATCGAAACATCTGCCGACACACGCTTGAGCCGTGAAATCACGAAGGACGATTTCGATACGGTAATTACACTCTATGCATGGGCAAAGCCAGCCGACTGGTTAGTTGATGAATTGCGTTTTGGTTTTTATGATTCAAACATCGAGCACATCGACTGGGAAAAGCTTTCGCGTGTAGTTGAATATGCGCATACCGCTTGGAAATCTGGTAACAAAACTTTAATTCGTTGCCAAGCTGGGTTAAACCGTTCTGGTCTGACTACAGCTCTCGTTCTTATGCGGGAAGGCTATGAAGCTGCAGATGCAATTTCTTTGATGCGCAGCAAGCGAACAGCGTATGTTCTTTGCAATGCGGACTTTGAAAGGCACCTACTCCAGCTAGGAGCACCAGATGCCGAGTAAACTACATGTAGCTTACGATGATGTTTACTTAAAGTGGAAGCTTGGATCTGAAGGCGATAACCATCCGACTAATCCTATGCGAGCTAAGCTTGCTACAAATCTTCTTGCAGAAGAATTTGATATTGAGCTTGTCACGCCTAATGCCACAGACATAGATCGAGATCGAGTACAGTTCGTACACGATTCACACTATGTTTCTAAGGTGTTGGATGATGGGCACTGCGGAGAATGGCGTCCAAACAGTCTTGAAAAGGGTCAGGTTGCCTTAGAGATGTTTGCGGGCACAGTTCGTCTTGTTGAAAAGATCTTAGCAGGTGAAGCAAAGGTTGCGTTTAATCCTCAGGGAGCTAAGCACCATGCGCAGTACGACCACTCATCTGGGTTCTGTGTATTCAACGATATGGCTTGGGCTGCTCGTCAGTTTGATCTCAAAGGCCTAAAGGTTATGTACATTGACTGGGATGCGCACCATGGCGATGGCGTAGAGAATCTTTTACGAGATCACTACGATATTGTTACTGCGAGTATCCATGATGGAACTATCTTTCCAGGTACTGGGCGAAGCGGGCATTCACCAGACGAAGGAGTTTACAACTGGGCGCTACCGGCGAACAGCGGTGATGAAGCTTTCAAGAAGGCAATGGATGAGATAGAAGCATTAGCGGATGAGATCAAGCCAGATGTTATTCTTCTAGCTACTGGAGCCGATGCGCACAAGACAGATCCTCTGTCTTCATTGCAGTTTGATTATCCAGGATACGAGTACGCGGCTAAGGCTGTAGCTCGTATAGCTAATAAGCATTCGCAAGGCAGAGTTCTTATTGGAGGAGCTGGTGGTTATCAACCACTTGAGCACACTCCGGTAATTTGGGCGAAAGTTGTTTCGCAGATTTATCGAGACGTTTCCTGATATAATTACCTTACTCGATTGGTTTAAGTCATTACTCCACATCGAGGGTCTCCCTGGTGGCGTACTCCAATCCACCATCAGGTGATGACATCCTTTCTCAGGTAGAGAAGAAGCTAGGCGGCTAAAACCGTCTAGCTTTTTCTTTTTTAATGTACTATAGTACACATGGGTAAAAGTATAATGGAGCATCTAGCTATGCTGCCAGAGGAAGAGCGTAACGAAATCCTTGCGGATTTTGACATGGACAATCTCATGTGGGATTGGACTGTCTGGTCTCGACCAGAGCAGCAACCTCCACAAGGCGATTGGTCTATATGGATGTACCTCGCAGGTCGCGGTGCTGGTAAGACTAGAGCTGCAGCCGAGTGGGTAAGAGAAGAAGCTAAGCATACCGACACTGGCCAACGCCGTTTTGCTCTAGTCGCTCGTACAGCTGCCGACGTGCGTGACGTTATCGTTGAAGGTGAATCGGGAATCATAAATGTTTCAGCTCCAAGTGAACGCCCTTTGTATGAGCCGTCAAAGCGAAGACTGACTTGGCCTAACGGAAATACCGCCACATGCTTCACAGCTGATGAGCCTGACTCTCTCCGTGGACCTCAGTTCACACACGCTTGGGGAGATGAGGTTGCCGCTTGGCGACAAACTCCTGACGCAGCTGGCATGACAGCCTTTGACAACTTACGCGTGGGTGTACGTCTTGGGCAAAATCCTAAGATGATGATTACTACCACACCGAAGCGCGTGCCACTTTTGTACTCACTTATTAAAGAAGCCGAGACTACTGGGCGCGTAGCTATCACCCGTGGCTCTACGCTAGATAACTCCGGAAACCTTTCTCAAGCTTACCTTGATGCTATTCTTGGAGTTTACCAAGGAACTCGTCTAGCTGCGCAAGAGCTTTACGGCGAGATGCTTTCAGATGTTGAAGGAGCTCTATGGACAATGGAGCTTATCGACAAAGGCCGTGAAATGGTTATGCCTCAAGGCGTCCCTCTTCGCGTAATTGGGGTTGACCCATCGGTAGCTGAAAACCCACGAGATGAATGCGGGATTATCGTCTGCGCCTCTACGGGAGATAGAGATCTTTACAAACGTCAGAGCTGGATACTTGAAGATGCTTCCATTCTAGGCTCACCCACCGTCTGGGCTCAAAAGGTTGTCGCTATGGCACGTAAATGGGGATGCCCAGTGGTCGCTGAGGTCAATCAAGGTGGCGCCTTGGTAAGAAACGCCATTAACACCATTGACCCAACGGTAAAGGTCCTTGAGGTTCACTCTAAGTATGGCAAAGCCCTGCGGGCTGAGCCTATCACCCTTGCCTATGAGCAAAATCGTGTGCACCACGTCGGATACATGGGTGATCTAGAGTCTCAGATGGCCTCCTGGATCCCAGGAGAAGGAAAGTCGCCGGATAGGGTGGACGCACTAGTTCATGCCCTCACAGCCCTGCTCATTAAGCCACCAGCAGGGTTCATGGGTGGAAGGATTACGGCTAAGTCGCCAGGGCAACGTAAATTGCCTGCGTTTCGTGGTGGTGGGACATTTAAGGTCAGGTAGTGTACATTATCCCTATCTTCCTGATACAATTATCCTATCACCAAATAACTGGTGGTAACGACGAAAGGAAAACAAAGTGAACCCATTCACAGCAGTAATCGATTGGATTGACGAGAACGCAGACTTTGGTGCACCTATCGGAGCATTCATTGGCGTAGGAATCGCAGTTGCACTATGCTTTATCTTTGGTGCTTAATCCTATCTTCCTGATACAATTATACTAGTACTTCCCCACTACAAATTACAAAAGGATGAAAAATGACACTAGAACAAAAGAAATATCGTGAACGTGGATTCCGTTATCGCCGAGTATCATTCGCGCTAAAGGTTATCTCAGGATTCTGGACACTTGCAATGCTCATCATGTTCTTTGAGAATATGCGTGTTCTTACATTTGCCACTGCCATTTGCGGTTCTATCGCTATGGTTCTTCCTTCACTCTTAATCGCATCTGTATATGACGATAGAGCTGAACGTGAATTCAACAAGGCAGCGGCCCATCAAGCACTCTTAGGCGTAGTTCGCCCACGCGACTAATCCGTTGTACAAGATAATCAAATAGTATTATAGTTCTACCAACGACAAATACGGAGGATCAATGACAAAAGGAACTGTTCAAAAAGAACAAGTGTATGTATACGGTACCTGTCCCTTGTGTAATGAAACAGACGTACTTGTCTATGAACATAACGAACAACTCGTATGTGCGTATGATTACAGAGACCTCGTGCGTAATGTTAAGCACAGTACCCCGTGTGATACTTGTGGATCTAGCAATGCCGTTAGAGATCCATCACATCGCCGTAATGAGTATCTATGCTGGCAATGCCACATGCAAAATGGATTCGTGGTAAACAACACTGTAATCAAGCGAGCTCTTGTATCAATGATCTCTAACTTCAAGAATGGAAGTAAAGTTCTATGCGAAGCTGCAGGATACGGCAGTGCTTGTGATAACAACATCAAGCCTCGTGGTTCATGGGGTGGGAAGATGTTATGCAACACTCATGGAAAAGAAGCTCCTAAGAAGGATAATAAAACAAAATCTTGAGCAGTACTAAACTGTTCAAATAAGCCTATGAGCTAATCGTGCGTTCATAGGCTTAAGCGCTACAGCACGACTACGAAGAATGAAGAGAGGAAAGACAATGTCAACAGACACTGCAACCCCAACAAAGGCAGCAGAGCTATACACATCCGGTAAGTCAGTAGTAGAAGTAGCATCAGAGCTTGGTGTTACATACGGCAAGGCTCGTAAGCTTATTGCCGAGGCTGGTGCTGATATCCGTAATACTTCAGATCGCCTAAAGGGAAAGACTCGTAAGGCTAAGTAATGTTAGCCAATCTACGTGTACTCGTGAGTAACTTAATCTGGCCTGCTGTAGCATCTGCGGTATTAGCAGCTTTAGCCATTGTTACCTCGCTATATACAGACAATGGAAGCTTAGTGCTAGCCTTAGGGCTTAGCGCTATCGCGTCAGCATGTCTAGCACAGACAGTGTAAACAGCCTTCCATCAGAGGCTCCTTCAAACGAGGGAGCTTCTGATAGGCGCACTTGTGGGTGTAGCAATTGCGGATGTAGCTCTTCACCTGTAAACGTCTACTTCAACGATGAGGAAGACGACGACTGGGCGAGAGATATAGCTCCACTTGGCTATCGTAGAGTACAGCGGCAGGAGCTCTTCGAATCTACCTTCTTGAATCTATTAGAAGTGCTAGAACAAAAGGCAAAGGCTTGGTCTGAAAGAGCTGAAGCTAAAAGAGATGCCAGGAAACAAAACAAAAAGTAGCCTTTAGGTTACTTGTTGTGTTATAGTTAACTACAGGCAAACAGCCTACTACGGAGAGACGAAAGGACTAACAATGTTATCCCTTCTTATCTCCGGCCCTATGCAAGCGGTAGAGGACAAGCGTAAGCTTGAGAAGCATAGCGGTAGCAAGAAGCTCATTGGAACTTCAATGGGTTGTCCCATCCCCGACCTAAGGAGGCGAACTAGCGTTGCAAAAACTCACACTACGTGGATTAGCAATGTCGACAGCGGCCTATATTTTGGCACTAACAATCGGCACATTCTCAATCATTATGGCTTCATCAAGCAAGGCTGATGATACCGTAACAAAGGCACAACCAGTAGTTGCGGTAATCACCGACCCATTGGTTAAGTACAAAGATGCAAAGGTGTTAACTGACGCAGAGTTAGTTGAACTTTTGCAAGCGGTAGGCTTCGAAGGTAAGGCACTTAAACTTGCCTGGGCTACTGTCATGAAAGAATCTCGTGGGCACCCTACGTCCCACAATAAAACAGCCAGTACTGGAGATAACTCATACGGGCTATTCCAAATCAATATGATTGGTTCATTAGGCTCTGATCGTCGTGCAAAGTTTGGCATCATCAGTGATGCCGCGTTGCTAGACCCAGTGACTAATGCTAAGGCAGCCTACTACATGACAGCCCAGGGAACTGATTGGGGTTCATGGGGTTTAGGTCCTAATGCTTACGATGGTGACCCTGCGGAGCCTTCCCTAACAAAGTGGCTCCCTAAGTTCCCATCGTCAAAGTCGTAGTTCTGTCTAAGGATTATAGTGTACCTATGAGCAAAGACATTACTAACATTGACCAACACGAAGATGATTCATTTGCGGGGCATGCTGAAGAGGCACCTGTACATGAGGAAATCATTATTGAAGCAGAGATAGAAACTCCTGTAGTCGATATCCCTGCGGTGGTTGTTGAAACGCCAATTCCTTCAGCTCCTAAGGCTGCGGTAAGTGGCGCTGACACTGACGAAGTTTACCTAGCTAACTGTGTGTATAAGAATACAGCAGCACGTAAATCTTTAACTGTACATCACCTACAACGTCGTCTAGCAGAGCTAGGCTACAACGAGGCCATGACAGACAAGGATGGTTGGTTAGGCGATGAGACTAAGACAGCCATTGAGAAGTTCCAAAAGCTTGAAGGACTAGAGCCTAATGGCACTGTTGATGAAGCCACGTTCCTTGCTATCTTTAAAGGCGACATGAATGTAGTTCCAATAGTTTAATTATTATCTAAACAAATAAGCCCTGTGCATTTACTTGCACAGGGTTTATTTTTTATATCTACTATATGTATATTTTATTTATTAGTAGTTTATAAGTATCTTATAGATAGCTCATAGGTATACTTATATCTATAATCATTGTAACTAATATACTAAACAATATTCTACCTGCCAAAAAATAAATTATTATTTTTTATAATAACTATTGCTAATATTTTTTTATTTCTAACAACCGATACCCGTAGACATTTTTTATTGTTGGAGACGTTTTTGGAAGCGCCGATTTCATAGCATACCCATTTCTCACGTCCAAGCCATTTAACCAAAAGGTACTGCTTCTGCTAGTTTTGTACATCATCTTATGACCGCAAAAGTGTACACGTCTTCGCAGAAAGATGATACTGTATTCACATGGCTAAGGCGCAAGAACTTCCGCAGGCGGAGAAAGAACTTCTCGCCACCCTGCACAAGGAGCAACTCTGGCGCCGTGTTCAGGAGTTAAACGAAGCAGGTTGGTCGTTACAATCCATAGCTAATGGATTCATCCCTGAGAAGCGGCGTAGTACCATTCGTTCCTGGGTTGTGAAAGAGTTACCCGAGCGCGAAGTTATCACCGCAGGTTTCCCTATCCCGAAGCCTCCCGTTAAAAAAGTAAAGTCACGACGCAAGCGTGTGCCATCACCTGGGATCCCGCTAGACGAGCAGTTGCGCATCGCGAGACTGTCACCGCTAGCGCGACGCTATCGCGCCCGCACAGCTCCTTCGTCCTCTTCTTTCACCGCGAATGTCGAGCTTACGAGTATCGCTGGTGTTCTGTACAGCAAGGGCGTTACCGTGTCTGAGCTTGCCCGTGCGTCCGGCGTAACCTACCGGGCGATGAAACGTCGCGTGGACAAGGCTTCCCAATGAAGATCACCCATGACATCTTCCCTGCTTCTATCCTAGTTGCATCCCCTGATGTATTTCAGGATTTTACCTTAGCTTCTACTTCTTCCTCTCTTACTAATCCAACTGGCGCTCGCAGTTTCACACGAGTACGCCTTGTAGTTATGGAAGATTCCCAAACCCCCGCTACCCAGGTAGTTCTTGTTGCCGCGGATCATCCTGAAGGACCACGCCTGGTCTTTAGGGAAGTTATAAGCACGCTGAACTGGTCTGGAAACAAAAGAAAAGATTCTCAGCTCATCACCGAGTCCGGAAAGGTTATCGCCTTTAAGTACGTCCGCGGTTGCGACTGCGGTTCACGGCTCCGCTCCTGGAGCCCCTACCAAACAATGAAAGAAGAGATAACATGACAACCATAAGCAACTTGCCAACGAGTATAATAAGCCTCAGCAGTATCTCAGCACTACACTTCATCGTTCTAGTATTCTTTGTTTTCCGCGTTACACGGGCGCTTGTTTACGACGAGATATTCTCGCCTGTACGTGAACTTATCTGGTCCAAGAAGTCTCCCGAGGATAGCTACCTGGGCTTCTTCTTTACATGTCACTGGTGCGTCTCGTTATGGGTTGCGCTCCCAGTTGTGATTTTTTATGCCGCTTTTCCAAGTATCACTTTCCTAGTAGGGTGTATATTTGCCCTGTCCGGTTTAGTTGGACTAATAACCGCGCGTATAGATCAAGAATGATCTGGCGTTCCGTTACGACAATGACGAGGAGTAATAAGTAGTGGCAGTCTTTAGTAGCAACGATAAAAAGCCATCGCGCGCTCAACGCCGCGCACAAACTAAACCTTCTCGTGTCGTTCCGCAGAGTTCTATCAACATTACGTCTAACCCTAACTACGCACAGTCCGCTCCTTACTCTGCTCCTCGTGCTCTTACAGCCGCGGCAATGCAGATGCCCCTTAACGATAAGGGCGAGGTTGAACGCTTCAAGCAACGCCGTGGCGGCAAGTCAAGTGACTGGCAGAGTGAAGCTTGGGAGTACTATGACGCTATCGGTGAAATTAAATACGCCTTTAACTTAGTCGCTTCAGTTGTTTCGCGTATTCGTTTATACGCTGCTGTAGTTGACAATCCTGCAGAGAGCCCTATCCCTGTTCGTAACTCTGATGTTATCGACGAACGACTTGCGGCAGCAGCAGAACGCATTTTAGGACGCCTAGACTCCGCGTACGGCGGGCAAGCTGGTCTATTAAAGGACGCGGCGTTAAACTTATCCGTTACAGGCGAGTGCTATCTTATTCAGTCTCCAGAGCGAGTAGGAAGCGGAATTGCAGAGTCCTGGGATATTCGCTCAACAGATGAATTGCAAGTTGACGCTAAAAACTCATACGTCATTGTGCCTCGCCGCGATATGGCGCGCGGAAGTAACTCCGGAAACGTTGGAGAGCTTAAGCTCCCTAACTCAGCTTTTGTTGGACGCATCTGGAGAGCTCACCCACGCTACTCTGAAGAAGCAGATTCAAGTATCCGCGGTCTATTAGATCTTTGCGCTGAACTACTTTTGCTCAACCGTACGTTCCGTGCAACTGCGCGCTCGCGCTTAAACGCAGGAGCCTTATACTTACCAGACGGTCTATCTGTTGCCGCGTCTCCAGATCCAGACTATCCATATGATGATGAGAACAATCTTAATCCAGGTATGACTGCCGAGGAGGCAGCAGACGAGTTTGAAGATCAACTCATGGATGCGATGACGACTCCGATTCGCGATGAAGACTCCGCAAGCGCTGTCGTACCACTTATTATTCGTGGACCAGCAGAGCTTGGCGACAAAATTAAGCAGTTTAAGTTTGAACGTTCGTTTGACCCTGCACTTGCAGAGCGGTCAGATCGCGTACTCGAGCGTATCCTCCAGGGACTTGACGTCCCTAAGGATATTGTTACCGGTCTAGCAAACGTTAAGTATTCCAATGCCCTTCAAATTGACGAAGCCTTATATAAGGCACACATCGAACCGTTGATGCTTTTGATTGCAGATGCACTCACTGTTGTATACCTACGACCAGCGCTCATCGCATCAGGCTACTCCGCAGAGGATGCTAAGCGCATCGTTGTTTGGTACGACCCTTCACAGGTTGCTACACGTAACGACCGTGCTAAGGATGCTGATGACGGCTTTGCAAATATGGCTGTTTCCTATGACACATGGAGACGCGCTCACGGTTTCTCGGCTTCTGACGCCCCTGACGCAAAAGAAATTGCAATTCGCTTGCTCGTTGAAAAGGGATCTATATCTCCAGAGCTTACACAGGCAATGCTTGGAGCTATCGCACCTGAGGTTATGGAGAGCGTTCGCCAAGCGCAGCAGGCAGACTCCGTTGCTCCGGTTCCACCAGAGATTGATCAGCTTCTCTCGCAGGCAAACCCTCCAACAGAAGAAGCACCAACAGAAGAAGCACCAACAGAAGAATTACCACCAGCTCTACGGGAAGGCATCTAAGTAAAATGGAGCAACCAAAGGTTGACAAGACAGATCTTGTTAACGCCCTTGCTAACGTCGCTAACGTCGCCGTCGGTCTTTACCTCGAGAAAGAGAAGCAGGCTGAGGCAGTTGTGGCAGCAGGGATTATAGTTGCTGAAGAGCAGGACCTTGCTGCAGCTCTCCTAGAGATCGCAAAGAAGCACGGAAAGTTTAACGAGGACAAAACAGGCATTTGGGCAGGATACACTCCTGCGGCTGAAAATGAGTATAAAGAAATTGGTGTTAAGTGCATCAACTGTGTACTCTACGAAGGTCCTGGTGTTTGCAAGATTATTAAACAAACAATTGAAGACGACGGCAAGTGTCGCTTTGCGGTTATCCCTGACGGAATAGTTAAGGTTGAAGACAGCCAGATCGTTGCTGCCGCGGAATCAAATGATGATTCATGCCCTGTTGCAACACAGGACATTGAACTTAACTTAAAGAATCGTCAAAACGCAATTGACAACGTTGGTTACGGCCCGTTGAATCCAAACGAGCCTAACGAAGAATTTTGGCAAGAAAAAGCTGACAAGTGGAAAACAACTGCCGAGGAAGCAAAGACCGCCGTTTGTGGTAACTGCGTATTTTTTATTCGTACTCCAAAGATGCTTGACTGCATTGCGTCTGGATTAGAGCAGGGTGACTCAAGCGCGGTAGATGCTGACGCAGCAATTGGCCAGGCAGAGCTTGGATACTGCGAAGCGCTAGACTTCAAGTGCGCTGCATCTCGTACATGTAACGCGTGGGCAACCGGCGGACCTATTACCGCAGCAAGTTCCCGCAAAGCTCCAAAGAAAGATCGCATCTACGGCTCAAAGAAAAACAAGCCAGGTAGCGCTGCTGGGTCTAAGAAAATTGTTTTCTCTGCAAAGACAGAAAAAGCACTTTCTAACAAGGTGACAGAGCACAACAAGAACGCAAGGCCTGGACGTAAGGCAACACTTGCAATGTTGAAGGCTGTCTACCGCAGAGGTTCAGGCGCGTTCTCATCTAGTCATCGACCAGGTAAGACTCGTGACCAATGGGCCATGGCTCGCGTTAACGCTTTCCTTAAGCTTCTTAAATCTGGCTCTCCTGCAAATCCAAATTACAAGCAGGACAATGATCTACTTCCTAAGGCTCACCCTAAGTCATCTCGCGGAGAAGCAGCCGTGATCCAGCATGAATTACTGCAGGTTGCACTTAAGAGCGCCCAGGAGTACGGCTCACCGGAGCATGCTATATACTCTATGGCAGAATACTCCGGTCTTAGCTACGACATCATTCCAGCACTTCGCGGTGCATGGTTGCGTGGCGTTCGTGACGGAGACGTACCGTTTGAAAGAGCTTACACACTTGCAACAAAGTTATACGATAGTAAAGACTCAGACCTGTTACCAAAGAAGCGTAGATCGGAAAAAGCATAGTGGAATCTCCGTTAAATAAGAAGATCCAGCGCGGTGAAAACCGTAAGGCCGCCTCTCCAAAGAAGGCAGCCGTGTACTCCTCGTTGCGTGAGAAAGTACTTGCGCTAGTACAAGAGTCTAATGCCAACGTTCGTGAAGAGCGTCGTGTTACACCACGCGCTGCGCTTACAGTAATGGACCGCGCGCTGGCATCGCTAAGCTCACTCAGCGTTGAATCTCGTGAGGCAGGAGCTCTACGCGAGGTAGCTATCTTTATCTCTACAGCAACAAAAACATTTAACGCTAATAACACAAAGCATAGAGATCTACTTGCCCAGGGTCACCCTCTTTCAGCGTTGAACGCTTCTCTTACTCCAGCGGAGTATCGTGAAAAATATGCAGCGTGGCTATCTGCAGATTCTGCAGTTAACGACGATGTTCGTTCACTGGTTGCAAGTGCCCACGCGGCTGAGCCTGGTTCGATTGAACGTGAACACGCGTTCTCTCGTCTATTAGTAACAAAAAAGTTTGTGCCTGGCTACTTTAAGATCGACATCGTTGAAGCGATTACCGCTGCGTTCGGTAGTGGCAACTCTTCTGCAGCGCGCAGAGCTCGTGTAGCTTTACAGTGGCGTGACCGTAAAGGTCGCTGGGTTGAAATGGGTCGCGGTGTAAACTTTAATTTCCGTATGCCTGACGGCTCTGTAGCTAGAGTTTCTGGTAACTACGTCGGTGTTAGACCGCCACAGAAATGGGATGCAGATGGAGATCCACGCCCTAAAGGTCTTATCCAAGTTTCAGGAGACAAGAATCTCCCAGATGGCATCTACGCAATTCGAGCTGGAAATGCGCAGACGTACTCTGCTCGCCTTACAACAGGGCAGCTTAAAAGAGCCGGTATCACTCAAACACGAGGCGCTGATCAAAACATAGTTAACATTCCTACAAAAGATGAACTCGTTCGTCAACGTGTTGACGCTCCTACAGGTTGGACAAAGGTAGACGATAATACATTTACATCAGACGATAACTACACAGTTAAGGTTACTGATGGCGAGTACACTCTCTTCCGTCAAAACGCAGATGGATCTCTTGCTGGTAAGGTTGGAGAAGGAGCTAACTGGGCAGAAATTAACGGTCTTGCAACCGGCGACGAAGAATCTTACGACGTAGTTAAAGGCCAGGACAGTGCAGGGGGACGGCAGACAGTTAAAGCTCGCCTTGACGCTAGAACAGCCCACAACGCTGAGTTTGATAGACTTGAAAAACTTGTTGATGACGGAATTGACCAAAATGGAAATAAAGTTCCTGCTGGTTGGAAAGGCGTTGTTAGACCAGGCCGTATGCCAGATGTCGAACGTAGAGCAATTGGCGCAGATAGAGTATTTGGTGAAGAAGGACTTCCTTACATCGAGTATGAAAAGGCAATCGCAGATGACTACGCCAGCCCTGTCGTAGTTACAGCTGGATACGATCTTGCTGGTACTCTTACTGCAAACGGCAAAGACTACCCATCGTGGAATGCAGTTGAAGCAGATATCCCTAATTGGATTAAAGAAGAAGAAAGAAAGCGCGGTCGTAAACTTGAGCCTATCGCGAATATTCCTTCAATGTCTTCTGAGCGTAAGCCAGGTAAAGCTACAGAAAACGAAACTCGTGATGAAAATGGAATTAAGGTTCCAGCAGACTCTGAAACAGTTGCAATGGAACAAAATGGTGATGCAATTGTTGTTCGGATGCCAGACGGTAGTCTTGTGCAGTATGACACAGAAGGTCCAGAAGGCATTCCTTATACTGAAAAACAAAAGCAAAAGTTTATCAGTGATATTAAAAATGATGAAACTATCTGGTTTGATGAAGAAGGCAGAAGAAACTGGAAAGCTCTTCTCGACAAAGAGCCTCAAGAAATGGTATCTGAGCGTAAGCCAGGTAAAGCCACAGAAGGCGAGTCACTAGGTAAAGAAATCTATGAACGTCGCATTGCAACAGGAGATTCCCTCGACAAGGTTGCAGAAGACCTCGGTCTTACTCGTATAGAAGTTCGACGCCTAGAGTCAGAGTACGCTCGTACTCTTGAAGGTAAAGAAGAAGAGATCAAGATAACAGATATCAAGCTACCTGGATTCGAAGATGGTCCGTCTGACTACGCGCGATTTGGTCCAGAGCCAGATGACGCAGACTACAGAGCTGGGTATTTTGACAAAGATGGAAATAGACTTCCAGGAGCTCCAGCAAGTAATGACCCACGGCCAGCTCTAACAAAAAAGCAAGAGAAAAAACTTGATGCTGAGATCAGAGATCTTATTGAAAACCCTCCAGCTCCAACAGAGCTAGACAAAAGAATTGAAAAGTTTCTTAAGGAAACAAGAGAAGAGTGGGACAACGCTCGGAAAGATTACGCTAGGATCCAAGGTGAAGTCGGTGACAGCATCATGGACCCACCAATGGATTTCGGTCCAGATAAAGATGACAAGTCTGTAGAAGAAATTATTATGGACCCACCTAAGAGTGGGCCAAAGGAGCTTAGCGGTAACGTAACTCAGCAAATCATTACGCTACAAGAAACTAAGAATACAGACACAAGAATTACAGGTACTTTAGATAACGGAATTAAGTACGATATCTACAGAAAAGATGCGGCAATTACATGGCGTGGCGAAAGAGAAGTACTTCCTGATGTTTTCCACTTAGAACTTAGTGGGAGAACTTTTGACTCTAGACAAGCTATAAAAGACGCGGGTTTAAAGTGGGACCCAGACGCAAAGGTATGGCGCAAAGCGTACTACAACCTTGGTTCTTTTGAGACTACAAGTCCTTGGAGTATTCAAAGTGTACTTGAAAAACTAAATGGTGGCGACAGGCTTCCAGGCAAAGAAGCAGTACTTCCGACTGCAGAAGTAATGCGTCAGCAAATGATAGATAACCCTAGGTGGACTCCAGAGATTCTTGCTCGACGAAATGGCGTATCTGTAGAAGAAATCAATGCAATTCTCGACAACGAGCCTCAGCAGATGACGTCTGAGCGTAAACCAGGTAAAGCAACTGAAGGCGAAGGTGGTGCTGGCGGCTCAGACGAGCCTCCTTCAGGTCCAGAAAACTCTATATCTAAAGAAGCATTTAATAGTCTTAAGAACAAGATCGCTGAAGAGAGCAAGGGCGGCTACTTTAAGTCTGGCCTGCTCTTCTACCATGAGCTTGTTGGAGCAAGCGATGGCGCTCGGTCAAAAGACGTCACGTTCATGATTGATGACGATGAAGAAATGGATCCTCTTGGAACTATCTCTCCTGATGGAACAATTACATGGAATGACCCAAGCAAGCAAGAAGACTGGGCTCCTGCTTTAAAGAGTGCTCTTAGACCTTTCGTCGGCGATGATAACAAGTCTAGTAGTTTCTCTTACGATACCGCAAAGGCAACTGCGCTAGACTCAAAGAAAAACCCACAGGAGCGCTACGCAGCAATATTTGACGGAGCAGCTGGAGAAAATCTATCCGAATACTTAAATAAGCAGAACATTGATGCGTCAGAACTGAATCCTTCAGTTCCTAAGAATGCGGAAGTTGTCTTCACAGATGGTGATGGACAGAATCTAACTGTTCGTTATCCAGATGGCACATACCACTACCTTGATACTGGTGCAACAACACCAGATGGATTTATCTCTGTAGATAACGTTAACAATTTTGATTCTTCTGTTCATGACAAGTTCCTCGGTGGACTTTTTGAAGGAGACGGACTTCCCTACTATCGCGGTGCGTTTATTGATGATAATCGTCAGAAAGACATTACATCTCGCG